GTCCCACATAAAGTCAATTACCATTTGTGATTGTTCTTCTGTGAAATCGTAATCACTAAACAAACCACCTTCAGCATCACGATGGACCTGCTTGATACGCAACATTTTGTCACGATCACCGTCAATAGTCAGGTCCAGAAAGTGACAACGTGACTGCAATGCCTCTAAGTGATCCTGCAATTTCTTAGACTTCAAGTTGCCGAATTTCAAGTTAGTGATAAAGATAGCACTACCATTGAAGTTGAAAGTATTCGGGATACCTTCTTCACGCAACAAACGACTATCACTATTCCAGCAAATTCTACGAGTCTTACCTGAATCTAATGCGGCCTTAAGAATGTTCAATGCCAAGTCATCAGTAAAAACACTATCGCAATCATCGAAAATCAATACGTTTTTAGTGTCAGAATATTTGTACAACTGAGCATACAAACCCAATGCAGTCATCGCACCTTTAACAATGTTAAAGCGAACACGTTTACCTGCAAGTTTGTCAAACATACTTGCCTTTTCCATTTGTGTCTCAACACCATATGACTTACCGACACCGGGCGGGCCTGATACAATCATAGCACGAATGTCACCATTGATTGCCGCACGTGACATTTCATCGAGGACCTCGAAACGAGCCGCAATACGGTCCATTGCTTCTGTTTCTGTTTCTTTAGCTTGTTCAGCTTTTGCAAATTTTACTGTATTTTCTGTCATAGATTCTCCATTCAAAAATTCAATTTCATTGATACTATCAACAAGCACCTTGACTTCAGGTATGTTGATTGCGAATTGACCGTCATTTTTAACAGTCACATAACCACCTTTAGCACCGGTCTGAAAACCTTTAACTAATGTAAACTCTGTATTGACTACAGATTGTTTACGATAAGAGCCAGAGAGAATGCGAATAGTAGACATTTGTTTCCTTTATTTCAGTGTCAATACAAGTATTGTATCACGTTATCCATTTATTGTCAAATTTTGTGCCTTAAGCGGCCTTACGAAAATACCCATAGGGTAAGCTAAGTGTCCAAGCCAAATACTCATCATCACCGTTAGTGTCCTCAGCTTCGTGGATCCAACGCATAGCGGTAGCACGGTCCTTAGCACCAAGTTGAATCAACGATTGAATCCGTTGCTCAAAAACAACAGTTGCCTCTGTTTCGGCCTCTTTACGGGCCTTATCTTCGGCTTCAATAGCCACACCTAGTCCTTCAAACTCAGCTTCAAACTGCTCCAAAGTCCAAGTTGAAGTGTCAACACCACGAGGGCGAACACCATAAGCGTCCTTGTACATATCCCAATATATAGATTGGGCTTGTTCCAATTGTGTCAACTCTTCCCAAGATTTGAATTCTGTAGTCATTTCCAAGTCCTTTTCTTTACTGTCTAAGATTCTATTATAGCAGAAAGCCCATTTATTGTCAAATTTTGGCTACTAAATTAGCGTAGCTTTTGTTCGAACCCATGTGCACCTTTCAACTGAATAAGACTCTATTGTATACCCAAACCGATTTATTGTCAACCTTTTGCACAAACATAAATAAAATTTATGAATAGAATACTAGTAGCATTTGATTATTGGGGCCCGAATTATCCACTAAGGAATAATCAAAACTTTAATAAATCATTTTCAGAGTTAATAGTTGACGATACCAGTTGTGAGTTTTTTAATAAGATACCAAGATATGAATGTGTACCATCATCCATTTTAAAAGATAAAGATTTATTTATTTACCCTATAATAATAGGATTCGGTCAATATGAATGGCCGTATAATACTGATATTGATATATTATCATCAACCTCAATGTCAATTAATGTAGCTAATAGCATACGTAGTAGAAATGGATTTTTATTTTTAGATTTAGGTAACGAGTCGGCAATGACAGATTCTTTATTAGATAAGGTGCATTCATATATTTTAAGTAAGGATATTCCATTAAGAAAGGTTATATTTCAAATCGGAAATTGTAATGGAATAGAAATATATAAAAATTATTGTTTCAGAAAAGGAATTATTTTTGAAAAAGCAATGAATATATCTTGTATTGAATACTTTGAATGGCATACAAGTAAACACTACCATGTAGGTATCAATAATCAAGGATTTATACCTTTACCAAAAAATGTAGATTATAGTAAAATTGAAAAAACATTCTTATGTTTAAATAACAGACAGCGGCAACATAGAAAAAATCTGTTTATACTATGGAATTTAAATGATTTAATTAAAGATAGTTTTTATACAATGCCTAATAAATCCGGATATACGCTTGACACTAAAACATATAGTCTTAATGATTATATAGATACTAATTTAATGTGCAGGGTTGGGGCAACACCTGAATACATTGATGAAATAGGAAAAACGTTGCCACTTACACTTGATGACCCTAGACCAGTAAATTTATTATCTTTGTTTGTATCGATTGGTGCGTATTATCAAAGTAGTTTAATAAGTGTGGTCACTGAAACTAATTTTGAGGGATCTGAGGTGTCTGATATTTTTAATACAGAAAAGATATTTAAACCAATGATTCATAGACACCCATTTATTTTAGTAGGCCCATATAAAACATTAGAACATTTAAAAAATATGGGATATAAAACATTTAGTGAGTTTTGGGATGAGAGTTATGATGATATTGAAGATCCTACTGAACGATTATTAAAAATAGTTGAATTATGTAAATCCATATATGAATGGAGTGACACAGAAAAAAAGAAGTTTTTTTATAAATCAATGATTGTTACTAATCATAATCATAAACTCTTAACAGAATGTTATCCCAATAACATGCGTAAAAACTTTTGGCATGAATTTAAGAATATAAACCATGAATAGAATATTAGTAGCCTTCGATTATTTCGCCCCCACTTATCCATTGCTTAATAATCAAAATTTTAATCAACCATTAGATAAATTAGAAATAGATAATGGAGTATACGAGTTTTTTAAATCATTGGATGGGTTTGAATGCGTACCGTCATTATCATTAAAAGAACTTGATTATTTCGTATATCCAATTCGTTTAGGATTAGAGCCTGATGATTGGATAAATCGTCCAGAAATAGATTTATTAGCTACTACTAATATATCGATTCATACATTTAATGGAATAAGAGGTAGAAATGGATTTTTACTTCTTGATTTGGGACATGAATCTATATTAAATGATAAAATTATAGATACTATCCATGAGTATTTAAAACTAAAAGATATTCCTTTAAGAAAGGTAATATTACAAACCGGTAGTGCAAATGGTGAAAAATACTATAAAGAATATTGTTTTAAAAAACAAATTAGTAGAGGAATCAATATATGTTGTATAGAATATTTTGAATGGCTGAGTAGTAGATTAGTAACGGAAAATAAAAAAATTAATAATAAAATTCTTCCAAAAAACGTAGACTATAGTAAAATTGAAAAAACATTTCTATGCCTAAATAGAGTTCATCGATGGCATCGTGTTAATTTATTTGTGTTATGGAATATCAATAATCTAATGGAAGATTCTTATTATACAATGAATAATAAATCCAATTTTCCTGTAGGTGAGGATTATGATAATGATATTTGGAGAAGAACTATTGATACTAGATTAGTTAATAAATTAGGATTAACTGAAGAAGATATAGATAAAATACAAGTCACATTGCCTTTAAAAATAGATGAGTTTGTGGAACCAGATGTTATGGCTAAATTATTTGGTACAGTAGATCCGTATTACCAACGTAGTTTAATTAGTATAGTTACTGAAACCAATTTTCAAAACAACGATATTTTTAATACAGAAAAGATATTTAAACCAATGGTTCATAGGCACCCATTTATTCTAGTAGGTTCATATAAAACATTAGAATATCTAAAAGAACTGGGATATAAAACATTCAGTGATTTTTGGGATGAAACATATGATGATATTGAAGATCCATTTGAAAGATTATTAAAGATAGTAGAAATTTGTAAAGATATACAAAGTTGGAATGATGCTAAAAAGAAAAAGTTTTTCTATAAGTCAATGGTTATTACTAACCATAATTATGATTTATTAACTTCTCAATACCCTGACAATATGCGTAAAAGCTTTTGGCATAGATTAAGAGATTATGCTGTATTTCAACGGGATAAAGACAAACCTTTTTAAATAAACCCTTTAATGACCTGACTATAATCATTCATAGCAGATTGTATTTTATTATTGGTTGAGTTAGGTCTGCAAGGTTTACAGAAACTTGTTATAAAATTATTATAGATTTCTTTGTGTTTATCACTACACCATATATCTCTAAAATCATCATCTATCCAAGAACCTAATTTAGTATCTTCTCGGCCTTTATATTCACAGCAAAGATATATATTTCCGTCAGCACAAAAACTAGGGAACAAAAACATCTGATGGCAACGTTTATATTCTCTTGCATCATATCTACCTAATGATACGTCTGCCTTAATGCCATAAAATTCACTTGCAGTTTTAATCCTACTAGCAACTTCATCATTCATAATAAAGCTATGACCATTCAATACCATAGGTCGTAGATGCACTGCACGTGCGTTAACATCTCTTGCGTATTCAAATATACTGTTGATTTCTAATTGGCTTGTGTTCTCTGGCATTAATAATGCTTTTATATCTAATGGAACACCTTTACTACCTAACTCTTTTGCAGTCTCTTTGACTCTACCAAAAGGGCTATCTGTCATTTTGCTTTTACGTATTAACTCATAAGTGTCAGGATTACCACTGTCAATATCAAGACCTACATAAGCCATACGCTTTAACTTATCAGTATCAATAGTTAATATCTTGTGTAGTTTTGTGCCGTTTGTATTCATAGCGGCAACATAACCTTTATCAATCACATCTTCCAATAAATCTTCATAGCCTGGAAGTAGTGTAGGTTCACCTCCACCACTGAAGATAACATTACTTAATGTTCCAATTACATTACTATCGTGTTGACGCCAAGTATGTAATCTGTCAATTAACTTGATATATTGGTCCACAGTTTGATACACCGGCAACTCTGTTCTGAATTGTTCGGTGTTACAGTAATAGCAGGCTTGATTGCAGATATTTGTAGTGTCTAAATCTATCTGCCATGGTAGTATTTTACCTGGTATATTACCTTGTATCCAACGTGAGATTAATTGATACTGATCCATCAGTCACTTTTATCCTATTGTAATATCTTCCATGCCGGCTGTACGCAATCTTACAATGTGACCCATCTGCCATTGTTTAGCTTCAAGACCTTTCATAATTCCCAACCACTTATTTCTTAGTAATGCCACTTCATTGATAAGTGTTTCAAAATCTACAACTTCATCTTCACCATCAACATACTTTTCAGCATCACGACTTGTCAATACTCTATTGTATGCTTCTAAGTATTTTTGAAAGTGTTTACGGCGAATTTGACGTAGTTTAATATTAAGATAGTTTAATACTGCTTCTATCTCTTGTAGTTGATTAAAACGATGTTCGGTATGTCCCGGAATAGCGGCAATGTTCTTTTCAACATTACCGTATACCTTTACCTCACTTTTTGCAGATAATAATTCATTCTCAAAATGAATGATAAAATCGGGTATCACACTTAAATTTTGTGATACCCTTGTGTACCAATTTGACATTTAATCCCATTCTTCGTGGTCTTCGTCTTCATCATATTCTTCATACTCTTCGGCATCGTGTTGATCGGTATAACCTTTTAACGCCTTAAGTACCTCTTTGTCATTCTTAAAGGCATCTTTAATTTCGTCTGCTTCATAATTGTTATCAATTAATAAATTGATTAATGTGTCGGCAGCATCACCGCGTTCGTTGAAATCAATATGAGTTCGCAATGCGTCCCATACTTCAGTAACAAAATTTAAACTCATTCTGTACCCTCCTCCTCAGGTGTTACAGTACTTATCTTTGTTGTTGATTTTTGACCATACTCAGTCATAACTTTGTCTAAGCATCCGTCACTATTTGCTTCCCATGCTTTACGAAACTTTTTAATGATTTCACCATCAAGTGTTGTATAGACTAAACTGTTACCTTCTTTCTTAACAAGTTCAGCCTTCTCAATCATATCTAATAATCCTGAGTAAGGGCTCATACCTGTTTCGTAAGGAATCTTAACTTGTACAGATTCAAATGGTTTCGCATAACGAGTTTTCATAATTTTACATGCCGCACGAATTCCTCGCACATCACTAATCTTATTACCATCTTCATCTTCTTTAAGTTTTAGTTTCTTCATAGCAACAACGATACTTGATGCGTAAACGAAACCTTGGCCGCCTGAGATTTTATCATCTGGATCAAACATATCTTGACTAGCATATGTGTGATTAGTAGCAACTAAGCCAATACCCAATGAACCAAACATATTAACACAGTTACGAACAAGTGCTGTTAGTGCTTTAGGCTTACGACCCATGTCACCTTTCATATCACCTGCTTCAAACTGATTAACATCAGTCGGAGTCAATAACATGCCCAAAGAGTCAATTACAAACAATACCTTAGGACGATCTGTTTCTGGTAGTGTTTTGTAATCTTTAACGAACATAGAAATAGTTTTTCCTACTTCGTCAATCATAGCCATGTTTAATTTTAATAGTTTATTATCAGCAGTATCCACACCAAGTGCGTGTAGCCATGCTTCGTCAAGGGCATTCTCTGAGTCAACTAAGACTACAAAAATTCCTTGTTCTTGTGCGTGTCGGACGAGGTTTCCTGAGCAGATGAACGATTTCCCGGCGCCTGACTCTCCGGCAAAGACAGTAACTTTACCAAGAGGTACGCCTTTATTAAAATCACCGCTAATGAGGTAGTTGAGAGCATAATTTCCTGTCGAGATCCAATCAGTAGGATCGTTAAATCCTATTGACAGACCTTCAATACTTTTTGTAATATCCTTACGGAACTTACTTACGTCAAAAGGTTTTGCCATTTAACTATCCACTTCCATTGACAATGCTTCTTTGATTACAGCGAATAATTCATCTTCTGTAGTGCAAAGAATCTTGCAGTTTGTCCAATCATTTTCATTATTACGACCGCCGACTTCAATCATAAAGCCATTGTCATATCGGTTAACAGTAAATGATTCATTTACTTTGTTTAATTTTTCTAAGTATTTCATATTATTCCTTATTTGTGTAGTCCATTGCTATATAGTTTATCACTATATGATACTTTATCAAAGAGTTCCGGGCACTTATCTGCTAAATTATCAATCTCATAATCTTGTGGAAAATGCCGTAATGCAGTCCTTGCTTTATCTCTTATTAAACTAGGCACTCTGGGTGTTTTACCCGGATCGCATAATTCTTCCAACAACCTTTTGCTTTGTTTTAGGGCACGGTATCGTTCATCTGGTAGTGTCATCTAGTTCTCCTTTGGAAGGGGCCGTAGCCCCTAGCACCTATTAAGACTTGTTTTGTCTAGCACGAATCATTGCTAGAATATCTTGTGCTTTGTCACTTGATGTGCCAGATGCCGGTACACTAACTGGTGCAGTTGTTGTTGCGGGTTCATCTTCCCATGGTGCTGAAGTTTCTGCTACGGGTGCTGTTGCGGTTGCTCTAGTTTCAGTAGTAGCTGTTTGTTTATCCGCTGTCGCTCCTGCAGGTGCTTCTAGTCCCCAAGGACGATAGTAACTACCCCAACGCTCATTGTCAAACGGTTGACCATCTACTGATGCTTCAAACATTTCTTTAATGATGCGTAACTCTGCTTCATTAGGCTTCTTAGGTAAGAAGTCTGTTAAGTTGAACAAACCATGTGCTTCAATAGCGGCTTGTTCTGACTCATTCAATGGTGATTCTTTACGTGCCCAATTACTAGTAGAGTAATCTGCGTAGCCACCTTTACTTGTTTTCTTAATGTTGAAGTCAACACCACGCAAGTAATCTGTTGGCAATTCTTCCATTTCAGGATCCATCAAACTAGATTTAATCACATTAAAAATTTGTGAGCTGATAACAAATCTGCGGATTGGATTTGCTGGTAATTTGTCGTCGCCTAGTGGATTCTGACGAACAAAACCTTGGAAGATGTAACTACGTTTCTTCCAATACTTGTTAGCCATTTCTTTCAATGTTTCGTCTTTGTACCAAGGACGAACTTCTGCCAAGATTGGGCAAGTCTCACCTGTACCATACATTTCAATACAAGGTACTTGAACAACTATTTGTTTAATGTTTGAATCACCCTTGACACCATTGAACGGCAACTTAATCAGTTGACGCTCTACCCAGAAAAATGTATTACTACTATTTGCATCGGGCAAGAAACGAACTGTGGCTGTTGTGCCTTCGTCAATATTCCAATGGGGATAGATAGAGTTATCTGATTGAGTATTAGAACTCTTGTTGTTTGTTTTGTTGTCTTGTGCCGCGATACGAGCACGAATGTCTGCTAATGATGCCATGATAATATTTCCTTATAAAATTGAGATGGTCTCGTTTTTTAATATTCGCTACTTCCCTATGAAGTAGCTAACATTAGAGATAGTATAGCAGTACTATCTCTCAATGTCAATAGTATTTATCCCGTTTGTGGGTAAACACATTTTTTTCTACGGTTTTTTTACCCTTTTATATAGGGTAGTTCGATTAATTTGTCCAACATACGTGAATATGTTTCAGATAAATTTTTACCTCTCAACACATCATATTGAACTACTTCTTGTTCTAAATTAGGTTTAACGTCATTTTCCATCCAGTTAGCGACTTCTTTTGGTGATACTGGTGTAGAATCATCACCCAAGTTATATAACTTAGGTAAATATTTTATTAACATATCCTGAATCTGTTTATCCGAATATCCATTTTGTTGAATAAATGAAACATATTTACTCTTAAACATGGTAAATAATCCATATATATGGTCGTCTCTCCATTCATTGTAATCACTATTGTCCTGAGTTGTTAGAACACCTTGTTTATTAAGAATTTTGGTATCTTCTAGTTGCAGTTCGGGTTGAATAGCTGTAGTCGGGGAACCGCCGGATGGACGTTTACCTGCTATCCAAGGGATACTTGCTTTTCGTTTTGTGCGGGCAATTAAATCATTTACATTAAGTACTTCTTGCTCAATCTGTTTTCGCATACCTATAATAGCATTTTTTTCTTGTTCTATTTCGCTATCAAAATTGTCAATTTGTTTTTGATAACCTTGAACTATATCAGAATACTTTTTAATTTCTTCAGCAGAATTTTTAGCTATTTGTTGTAGTTCTACATTAGTAGTCTTTTTATAGTTATCTGTTTTATCAATGTAATTTTGAAATCGCATTTCTTTACTATCCAAATCTTGCTTTGTTTTTTCAAGTTGTGCGGCAACCGCATCATAATTAACATTTGCTTTACTTTGAATATTGTTTACTAGACTTTGTAACTTCTTAACATCAGCATCTTCTGCACCATTACTATTAGCCAAACTAGTAATCTGTTGCTCTATCTCTTTGTATTTCTCAGCATCCATACCAGGCTTAGATTTTAAATCTTCTAAATCTTTTTGTAGCTTCTCTAACTCATCAGCACTTACTTTAGCCTTCTGTTGTCTATCAGCACTACCAGTAGTTAATGCACCACTTAGTTGTTTCAATCTTTCAACTTCACGGTCAGTTTCTTGTGCTTGGTCTTCATAATCTTGTAACTCTTGCCCAATAGACTTAATAGCCTTCTGTTGGGTATTGATTAAGTTATTTTGTGCATCATCAGTTTTTTGTTGTTTGGCAGCTTTATCAGCTATGTATAAGGACAATGCTTGTTGGCTATCATAGCCAGGAAACCTCAACATGGCTCTCTGCATCAAATCTTTATCTAAAGATAATGTAGGACCTTTTTGTGCTTCTCTTAACAATGACGATATTTTCATATTACTTTTTTAACAAACGTCTAATAGTATCTAGGTCTTCTTGACCTTCTGATACAGGTTTTTCTTTATCGCTGTATTCAGCACGAATGTTTTGCATTGTTTTTTCACTAGCATGTTTTTGACCAGCGGCACGCAGTTTATCCATACCTTTTTTACCGTACTTCTTAATACCAAAAGACGCTTGCAGTGCGCTTTCTTCAATATCATCTTCAACAATATCTGAATCATCATTTGGTTTAGCCATACTAGGTTTACCGTGTTGTGATCCTGCCGGGGCACCTACATCTTTTTGTATCTTCTTCAATAGTTCTTCGTCACTACCATGACCTAATTTATCTAATACTTTACCACCAACTTTTTTAACTGCATCTTTAACTTTGTCAAACATTCCTTCATCCGTACTCATTAAATCTGATTCTTGTAAACCATTACTTTGTAATATGTTAGTAATCTTAAAATATATATTTTTTACTTGGCTTCGTATCTCTGGGCTCATGTCATCTGGAGTAGCATACATCATTACTTTTTGTAACATACCTAATTGATTTTTAAGTTCTTGTGCATCATCATATGATACTTTTAAATCAGGTACTCGTTTGATATCATAACCAAATACTCTAGCCTCATCCATATCTTCTTCTTTAAAGATACCCAAATCTTTTCCACCCTTCATAAAGTTGCCACCTGGGTCACTAGGATTATTTCTTGCTAATTCTTTTGCTTTAACATCAAAATCAGGCTTCTTACCTGTCGGTGTTATACCTGCATCTTTTTGTAATTTTGTAATTAGGTCTTCTTCATTGCCGCCACCCAATTTATCAAATACTTTACTTCCAACCTTTTTAACATTGTCCAATATACCTTCATCCATATTACTCAATGAACGTTCTACTTGTTTTACCCAACCACTTACATCGCTTGACCCAATTTCTTCAACGTCACCTACAAAATCTGCAACGTCGGCAATAGCAGCCAATACTTTATCAGGACCATGCTTTAATAATTCAGGGTGTTGACGTATGATGCGGCGAGTTATTGCACTTACTACTGGATCATCAATATCATCAAAACCTTCATCTATCTCTTTGTCTAATTTGTCAGCAAAGTGTGCAAGTGCTGGACTCTTGCCTGCCATATATGCATCCACGGCTGCACCTTCATCCATGTCACCCTCTTCCAAATCAAATGCTTTTAAATTCTTAGCGTCTGTTCTAACATTGTGTCCAAGTGTTTCAGCACCAGGTGCCTCTGTTAAACTATCAGCCCACTCACTTAACTCATTGACTTCTTTCATCTCTGCTACTTTCTTTTGTAGTTTGTTCAATATTGGCATTACACTTTCAATACGTGGGTCTAATGTCTCTTGTACAAACAACTCATTTAAGTTGTTTTCTTCAGTTTCATCTTCCATCAATGATGGTGTCCAACTTTCAAAATAACTATTGTAACCACGATGACCAGTCATTCTACTTAATGTTTCACGTAGACCTTGATAGTGATTGATACCTTCATTAACTAATCGTTGTGCTGATTCATTGAACTGACCATTACGTGTAGCACGAACGAATGCGCCCATTTTTTGATATTCTTCTACCAAGCTAGTAACGTGATTCCAACGTTCACCGTGTGGCTTATCACCTTCAGCAATCAATCGACCATATACACGTGCAATACCTGGCTTGATAGTTGGAGCTAAGAATCTTTCACCTTCACCATTCTCTAGGAAGATTTTAGCGATATTACGATAACGTTGTTCACCTTCTTCAATTTGACGAGTGTGTTGTAATACAATTTTTACATTTGGCACAGCATCATTGTAACTTGCCTTTTTACCCATTGGGTAGTAACCTTCAGATATTCTTTCTTGCTTTTTCATATATTCCCTTTTTGCCATATCGTGTTTCAAATGGTCAATATTCTTTAACTCAAAACTCAATTGATATTTTTGTGCGAAACGCTTCAACTGATTTAATACTTTATACCAAGATTCATCTTCTCCGTGACTTTCTTCTTTTTCACTATTAGCTACTTCATCACTAAAGTATATGCATAATTTATGCAATCCATCAATAGATATAGTTACTTTACCGTAATCTTCTCCGTCTTTGATGAAGTTGAATTGGAATACTTCTGCTTCTTCTGGGGTAGGAATTTCTTTACCTGAGGTATCTAGCATAGTAGGATCGAACCCTTTACTGTGTAAAAGGTCAAATAATGAGCGGTTTAAGGATTCTGAATTTTTTGGCATAATGTATTTATCAAATATTGTTTAACCCATGACCGCATAAAACGGTAAAGGCATTATAACTTCGTTGTGGTCTCTGATTTGATTCTCTAAATCATAATGATAGTCACTTAACTGCTGTAACATACGTGTTACTAATAAACTAGCCATAATCAAGTCATCAGTATCACCAGTTTTAGCGGCATAACTACCACCGTGTGCTACAAACGCTTTTAATTCACTGATAAGACTACGACTATTTACAGTCATCTTCTTGCTTTCAACTAATGTTTTAAACTTAGCACAACTAGCTAATTTACTCTTATTAGTTGTATTAAACCCTCTACGTCCTTTACCTACCTCACTGATAAAAATACCCGGAATATTACCTTCCCCGTATTCGTTTAATGATATAATTGCGGCTTCACCAATTCCATTACATTCGATGCTGTAATAGATATTATTGGGTTCATTGGTACATTCAGCAATATGTTTGTTAATCTGTGCTAATAGTTTAATCTGACTAGGAATATCAGTTTTGTTATGTTTCCATTCACCTACTTGAGTAGTAGTGTTTGCTTCAAAGATTTGAATAGCTGATGGATCGCCACCTGTGCCAAGACTTGGATCTAATCCCACACAATATATATTACCCTTACTTGGTTTCTTATACCAACGAACTTGACCTATACGACTTACTGGTTCTATGCCTTCCATTGCAATCAATGTGTTTGGATTGATTAATGTTTCATCGGCAATAATAAACTCGCAACCAATTTCACGATTGAAACGATCCTCACCAAGCTGTGATTTCATCTCTGCCGCCCATTTGTCATCTCGACCGGGCTGTTCACTCCAATGTGCCCTATACGCTCTAAATCCATTAACTCCTACTTCAGTGGTGTTACCAAATTCATCTTCTGTCTTATTAGCACCCTTCCAAATAAATGCAAACTGATCCTCGTCACTGTTTGGTGTACTTGTAATAATAGCCTTACCACCAGTTGACAATGTAGGAGTAATAGATGTCCAGAATTCTTTAGCAATGCTTGGTCTAACGAATGCGAACTCGTCTAGGTATAGTAATGTAATAGACATACCACGACCAGTATTTTCAGTAGTTGTTGCACTTACAATACGACTTCCATTCTCAAAGTCTAATGAGCCTTTGTTGTATGTTGTTACACCTGCTTTAATATGATCCGGGCAGTTTTCATATGCGTAACGTATACGTTGCATAATCTCCTGAGCACCTGTATATTTGTGTGCCGCAACTAAGATAGTAGAGTCGGGAACAAACATTGCGTACCAAAGTAGATAACCAGCCGCTGAAGTTGATTTACCTGATTGTCGTGGCATCAAGCTAATTGAATAACGATAATTGTGATATGTTTCAATCAATCGTTTTTGATAAGCCCAGGGATGATAGACCATACTACCTTTAGTAGGGTGTTGTATAATAAAGAAGTTATCCATAAAATATAGATAACCTGTATCCGGGTCACAGCATTTTATAAAATCCTGTAGTTCTTTGTCAGTTTTAAAAACTGTTTTAGTATAAGGATTTTTTACTAGTGATGGTGTATTACTCATAACAAGTATTTAGTTTGGAACAATATCTATAGTAACTAAATTAATTGTTGTATTAAATTACTTATTGCCAAATGTTCTTCATGTATGTTATGGTGTCTTAATAAAATTTCTTTAAAATACGGATAGTTGACAGATTCACTTAATCTATTTTGAATAGCTAAGTTAGCTTTGATTCTAGGAATATACGATAATGGAATAGGTTTTTTGTTAACTTGTTCATAGATATAATTCAAATAATCCATTTTAAACAAATCATCAAAATTAACTATATAATTATATTTATCCTCGTATCCACGATCTTCATTTTGTATTTTGGGTGTGCTGTATAATGCAGTATTAACTAAATAACTTGTATTTTTTCTTATTTCTTCTGTATGATTTTCTATATCTCTTTTATCAACAGTTATATGTGGTCTAGTTCTATCAATGCCATAATACAAACTTTTTAACCACCCAAAATATGCTACATCTAATCTTTCTTCCTCAGTAGTGGCAATTATTTTTATTTTGATTAGATTATGCTCATCTGCTAATCTAAACATATCATCATAATTTGTTATTGCTTCTGGAAAAGAGTCAATTGTTGAAACGGCTCCATCTTTCATACTATGAACTTTTACTGTTCTACCATTTACCGGTGGTAAAGAATAGAAAGTTCCATTAATATTACTTTTTCTATCACATAATAAATTACATAAAAAATCTCCACGGGCGCCAATGCAATATCGCATTAGAAATCTTTTTGGTTCTATCATTTGATGTCTAAAGGTCTTGCTTTTGTAGCAAGGATACAATAATATTTTTCTTTAGATGTTACTAGTTCACCGTTTTCACCTGGTGCTTGAATATCAAATTCTAAATTGTTAAAGTAATCAATATTGAATCCACAACGTGTTAATAGTGCTGCCAATTGCTGTTCACCTAAAATACTATAATGATTTAAATTCCATTCATGTCTGCGGTCACAGTTTGGCGAGGGGACTTCGATGTAAATCTTACCACCTTGTTTTAAGACACGATTGTATTCCATTATACTAAAGATAGGATATGGACTATGTTCTAATGCATGACGTAAGAAAATAAAGTCTACACTTTCATCAAAGTATCCGTCTTTTTGTGGTAAGAAACTTAAATCATATTTTGCAATAGTATGACCCTTATCTTCACAAATTTTAATATCGCCGGGGCTTAATGTAATTCCGGTAACATCTGTATAGTTACGAGTTTTCATTTCATCCAAAAAATAGCCCGGGCCACATCCCAAATCTAATATTTTACTATTTTTTGATAAGTTGATCGGGTCTATGTATTTTAGAACTACTTCTTTGGTAAGATTTTCGTGCATTGGGCTGTTACCCTCGTCATAGATATGCGCTGTGTACAGCCATTCGTTGTAAAATTTTAACTTGATTAAGTCTAGTGTGTTGTTGATATCAATCATTGAGAATCCTATAAATTATACATTTACTTATTCTCAAAACTGATGGTGAAATTATTTTTTATAGCCCTTGAAGGGTTTTGCAATACTTTGGGTATTTGTATCGGGTAATTCTTCACTATCTAAATCACCATTATTTAAATCTTTGTATTCTAAACCGGCAGCTTTATATGCTAATTTAAGCATAGCCTGTTCTTCTTTAGTGTAGGGGTGTGTTGTGTTGTGTTTACCTACCCAACTTTCAGCATCCATTACAATTGGGTTTACCCCGTCGCTACTTGCTACAGCCATCATTAAGCGATTTAAATCGTATAGTCTATCGTAACTATCTATTTTCTTTGAAAAAATATTTAAACCGCGGGTAGCGTGTTGTTGTTGTTTAGATATTTTACCAACCTTAGCTTCGGATATAAATTCATTTGCTCTCATCTTCTCTTATAACCCTTAAATCCCTTTATTGGGCTATCTATACCAGTATCAGATGTTTCTTCGCTATCTTTACTTGTAACTAATACTTTACTACCCTTAAGACCCATTTCACCCAAAGCAAAATCAATATCATCTGCTACATCTGGATTCATATATCCGGAAACTAGTTGATTTTCTCCCCAAACAGACTCTCTATCCATTTTAGGTATATCACCATTACGTGCAGCCTTTGCACCTGCCAGTGCTACAGCAAATCTATATTGCAAATATGCATTTTGATTCTGTAATTCTGGTATTACCCAAGTCGCAGGTAATGGTTTAGTAATCCTATCAGGCAAATTATTTTCCTCGGTTATAAATTCTTTTGCTCTCATCTTAATTCTCAGTTGTTAAGATATCATTATTCTCTGTGCCTAACACTGAATCAACATATCCATTAAGAGCAATATCAACACCCGGGGTGATTTCACCAATGAACGTAACTTGAGATGCTATAAAGTGTAGTATGAATGTGTTTGCAATAGGATTAGCAAGAATTCTAACATTACCACCACTTACATCCATATCGTATCTAGTCAATGCATTACCTGCAAAGGTCATAGCATAACCAGTGAATTTCACTGCGTTATTGTTATTTGTAAGTTGTGCTGAAATTGTGATATCTTGGCTATCAGGAGTTCCCGGATCACTTGAACGAATTTGAAACATACCCTGGGTGAATGCATTTGCCGGGTATTCATATATAACTTGCCCTGCAGTTAATCCACTTGTGTAAACATTACTTGTATTAACAGTAGTAAAGAATAAATTACTAAAGTTATTGTTAATTTTACCAAACGCAACTCGTAAGGGATCACCTAAACCATCATTGGGTGTTACACCAATGTTAATATATTCTTGTGCTCCGTAAGGTCCTTCACTGGTAGTGAATGATAGTAACTGTGGTTCAGTATAAGTAGATTCAACAATTTGTGTCGTGTTGAATATAACCTGACCAATATTTAAAATATTCTGTGTGCCACTATTGTTGGACACATTGCCTTCAGGAAATTGTGAGGAATCAATTAACTCTACATTGGCACCTATTGTGGTGAATAAGTTAGCAAAATTGTTGTTAATTTTATCAAATGCTAAACGAAGTGGATCACCAGAACCGTCGTTGGGTAACTCACCTGTTTCAATAACTTCTTGTGTCATTATAATTCCTAGACTATAATGTATTTATCAGTTTCCAAACATACCTTTGGGTTGTTGGATGATAACTTGACGCTTACTACGTTGGATTTCTTGTAGTGCTTTGATAGCTTGTATCTTTACTTCGTTGTCTGAACTTTTAACCATTTCAGTTAAGGCTGCTATACGTGCGGCTTCTGCTACGGTAGCATCTCTGCTCAATGACTTTTGTGCTTCTACATATACTGGATAGTTATCTACTGTTGCACAACCCGTCATTAAACACAATGCTAATAATATGCTACTATTTTGCAATGTTATCATAGATTTTCTTCTGTGCGTTGTACCAATCTTGCCAACCATCTACTTTTGCACTACATTCCCAATACAATGAATAGTTGTGTACGATAACTTTCATCATTTCAGTAATAGCTACTTTGTCACCCTCAATCTTTTTAAGGTCTTCGCATTTCTTCATAAGTTCAGGGGTAGCATTAGGGAATTTCTGAGTTACAGGAACTGTAGTTGAACATCCTGCAAGCAATAGAGCAACTAATAGATATTTCATTTTGATGCTCCTTTATTCAACTCAGCGGCTTGATTATGCAAGTCTATGAATTCTTTAGGAACAGGGCAGTTTTCAATGTACTTGATAACTTCCTCTTTTTTAATGACTTCTTTATCAATGTATTTGATAATGTCACGGCCCTTTTCACGGATAACTTTAGTCTTTTCTACAACTTTTTCCTGTATTTCAGCATTCTTGTTTGCAGATTGTGCCTCAGCTTTTGCTACTTTAGCTTCCATCTCTTTAACTCTAAGTTCCCATTCTTTATAGTCGGCTAGGCCGCCCTCTAGATATACACCCAATACTAATACAATCAAGCTAATGACTTGTATTGCTAGTTTATAGGTTTTAACAAAAGGAATAAATCCTAGGACGAATCCTGCTATTGTGCCCAAAATACCCAATCCAAAGATTGTATGTATTGCGGCTTCGGGTAGTATTGATAGTATCCACATAAAGTTATTTATCAAAAAATAATTTTAATTTATCCGAAATATAGCTTACTTCTTCGTCTGTTAATTCAGGGTACATGGGCAGACTTATTACTCCCCTAGAAAGCATTACACTAGTGCTTAATAAATCCGGCTTTGTTAATCTTTGGCCAGTGGGTAAATCACCTAGTACATATTCATAATGAACTTTGCTATCTATTCCGTGTTCTTTTAAATATGATTGTAATCTATTTCTATCATCCATGTACATTACAAACTTTTGATGTGCGTGAGGATCTTTGGTATCTGATAGGCAACGTAAAGGTAGTTCTTTAAACTTCTCGCACCAGTACTTTGCTATCTCACCTCTACGGTTTTGCCACTCATCAATGTACTTTGCACGAACCATAATCTGAGCACAATCTTGTTCACTCATCTTGCTATTAGTTCCTACATCGTGGAATGCAGGTTTGTTATTATCTCTATGTGTTGCGGCATATAGGTATAGTTGTTCATCATTCGTGACAATCGCACCACCATTACCTGAGCTAGGTAAGTTCTTTGTGGGGTCAAAACTGATAGACATACCACTACCAACATCACCGTCACAAACTAACCAATGCTGTGCCCCATCTACAATCACTGCATTTGCACTAGCATATCCTGCAATAGGCCAGGGCTTGCGACCTGCATAACCCATTACACAAGTATATCCCTTAAGACTATTCTCTACATCAATAACACCATTCTTATCTGTGTCAACTAACTCTACATCCCATCCTGCAGTCAGTAATGAGTTTAGTGTTGCCGGGTATGTTAAATTAGGAATACGAATCTTAGGAGTATTTTTAAATGTTTCTAAGTGTTTCTTTTTCTTATATCTTGCGATAATTTCAAGTGCTTGTGTGCCGCTATGAACTGTTACTACATACTTTGTTTTAGTACGATGTTTCAGCCATTCTTCAAACGATCGGGTATAATGACCACCTACAAGTTGACCATCTTTGAGGGCACGGTGAGTTGCATCAAGCAACTCTTCACCTATATTCTTATATTGTCTTGCTAGACCAAAGTGAGGGATTTGCATTTTTTGCCCAAGCTATATATCCACCATTAGTAACAGACCATGGGCAATACTGTTCCCACAATGCCTTTGATTGGTCAGGATGTTCTTTCATCAACTTGTCTATATTGATTCTAGATTTATATCCAGCTAGAGTCCAATCATGTGTTTTTAGTGCAGTTTCTAATTCATTCATTTTATTTTATCTTGCCAAAAACTTGATGTACTAAGCCAATCATAATATTTTTGAAAGCCTTCTTCTACATCTACTTTAGGATCATATCCAAAGTCTCTACGGGCGGCATCAATGTTTAATGCACCACGACTAGGGAAGTCAGCGTCTTTATCTCTAACATTGATGGTACCTTTACCTGCACACTTTACTGCTAAGTTTGCGGCATCAAGTAATGTTCTGCTATGTGACTTAGTGATGTTATACGTTTTGTTCATTGTATTCTCGCTTAGTGCGGCTCCAACAATGCCATCTGCGGCATCTTCAACATAAGTAAAGTCTAATGTTTCATTCGCACCATTAACATTCAATACTCCATCACGCATCGCAGTCAACATAAACTTTGCAATAACACGATCCTCAACATCTAGTTCACCATACACAGCACTAGGACGAATGATAGTGTGACTGAAACAATTACGACGGCTATAGTCTTTAACAATATGCTCACCTGATAGTTTCATAATGCCATACTGTCCCTGTGGCTTACAGTTATAATCTTCTGTTACATCATCTTTAAAGTCACCATATACCATTGAACTACTGATATAAACAAATTTCTTTATTTTATGTTTCTTGCTTACTTCACACAAATTCAATAGACCTTCCATCATTGTTTTTGCTCCCATAGTTGGATTAGCATTAACAACTTTTTGTCTCGGAAAGCTAGCCATATGAATTACAATATCAAAGTTATATTTACCAAATAACCAATCAATACTTTCACTAGAAATGTCAATCGCATGGATACTACCGGGTTGAATTTTCTTCAACCTTTCTGTCATTAGATAGTCAATTTCATCTTGCGGGATGATACCATAGTTAGTTCGTATATCAGTAATAGCAACACGGTGCCCCATACGTTGTAATCTATCTACTACGTTATGTCCTATAAGTCCTAGACCTCCTGTGACCAAAATGCGTGTCATAATTTCTTCCATCCTTTTATAGAGTTTGCTTTACCGGTAATAACTTTTGATAAGTGTGCTCTGTTTAAATTATATCTATCAACTAATTCTTTTCTCGTTGATTTAATTTTTTCACCAGTTTTAATATTTTCAAAAGTGTATATAGTTTGGTCTGTCATTCTATCAATTCTAGTTTTTCTAATATTCTCATCACCCCAGTTTTTGATGGCCGCCGCCCTTTTCTTTTCCTTGACTGATTCTCTATTTTGAACTTCGGATTGAATTACGCTATGTTTTTCTCGCAATACGGGGTCACTCCAAGTTTTTTTACTTGATGCTTTTAATTTTGCTTTAGTCACTGGATCAGCAAGTGTTCTTTTACTTGTTTCACCAATTTTAGCTTTAACTTCAGGTTTATTAAGTGATTCTTTTATAGACAATATTCGTTTTTCTCTTGATTGGTCATTAGCCCATGCTATCTTTGATTTATCACTAATTTTTTTCCTATCTTCTTCCGAGAAAATATACCCAGCACCACCGTCACCTTCTTCAATTCTTAAATTTGCCCATATCTTATTTCCTGCCTCATCTTTGGCATTAACAACATCCCATAAATTACTATAATACCTTCCCATACTTTTTATTTCTTCTTTGTTGGTTGTCTGTAAAAGTATCTCAGTCTTGTGGGTTGACCCGTGAATTTTTAGGTGTCTTAACCAATATTTTCCGGATCCGCTATACTTTGTTATATCATTTTTAGTATAGCCTAGATATTTTAATCCTGTTATAGTATGTTCTTTCAAATACAATGTGTAAATAATCATAACAATTTCCTTGTTACTTTATTTATCTTACCAATCCGCCTGTAACTAATATATTACTCATATTTTAATTTCCAAAATGTTAATTGTTTGTGTGTTAGATATGCTCTAATCTGATATACATAACTATAATCGTATAGGTCATTGTTACGATGCCAACTGGGTGCGGGATTAGAGTTTTCCATTATCCACTTACCTTCTTCTGTTTGTTGCCACTCGTATATAGGGTGTGCTACAAACAAATCAGGATCTTCAACATCACCCATTCTAATAGTATGTACTACTTGAGTAATAGATACTGATTCTCCCCTGATATCAGATACTTGTACCTGATATTTGGGTCTAGTGAATTCTTCTTTAGATTGCCATTGTTGCTTTGATAGGGCCATGACTTTGATAGTTCTCTAAATGTATGTCTTCCATTGAGATTTCAAAGATATTAGTCTTTGACGCATTTAACATCAATGTAGGTAATGGATAAGATTCACGTGTTAATTGTTCTTTAACTTGTTCAATGTGATCCTTGTAGATATGTGTATCACCTGTACTAATTACAAGTTCACCTACTTTTAGATTACAGTGATGTGCCAATAGATGTGTAAGTAATGCATAACTAGCAATGTTAAAAGGTAAACCCAAGAAAACATCAACACTACGCTGATACATATGGCAAGAAAGTTCACGATTTTTGTTAACATAGAATTGACTCATAACGTGACAAGGGGGCAAAGCCATTTCGTCTAACTCGCTCACGTTCCAGGCACTTAGTATATGCCTGCGCCCATTAGGATCTTCAGTTAACCCTTTAATGAGATTTGCCAATTGGTCGACTTCAATCTTGTCAACTGCGAGGCGTGTACCACCTTTGTGTGCTTTGCCCATGTCTTTCTCTGTGCGATACTTGTTCCAGTGACGCCATTGTACCCCGTAGACACGACCGAGATCACCTTCGAATTTTGCTTTGTGTTTCCAATACGGTGCAAGCGCATTTGGTGTCCAGATAGTAACTTTTCCTTCACTACTACCGTGGGTAAGTTCTGCCAATCTACGTTCATCACTAGATCCCTCAATAAACCAGAGAAGCTCACCGACGCAAGCTTTCCAAGCAAGTTTTTTAGTAGTGACTGCGGGAAAGCCCCTACGCAAATCAAAGCGAATATGACGTCCAAAAACACTATAGGTGCCAACACCAGTTCTGTCATCTTTAATCTCTCCGTCATCTAGTATATCTTGTAATAATTCTTTGTATTGTTTCATATTAATGTCAATTCTACATCCATTAAATGGTTAGTTCGTGTATAATTTAATTCAGTAAATTGTGTAAATAATTTTTCTATTTTTATTGTATCCGAGTTGTTATTGTTCTCAACAAACAATGATTGTACTTTCATGCCATTTTTTATTTTTTGAATCACTGATGGAAGTATCTGACATTCGTATCCTTCTGTATCAATCTGTAATCTACCTATAGAGGTTATATCAAATTCATTGCATAAAGTATCGAATGTTATTTTTTTAATTTCTTGTTGATGAATAACACTCGGGTCTATTGATAACTGTTGTAATTCTGATAATACCAGTTGATGCGGCTCATCTAATTTATTACATCCTTTTAACCAAAATTTATCTGGCATGGGGAACGTTTTTTCAATATATTCTTCAGGTAAAAAATATATAATTGATGTTCCTTCAATATCACTTATTGCACAATTACACAATTTAACATTATTTCCTTTAAGAGAATTTAAATAAAAGTCTAATGGTTCAACAAGTAATACATTAATTGAAGGATCAGATTTAGCAAACTCCGCGCTTGTATCAAAATTACTGGTACCTATATCAACATAGTGGTAGTGCATAGTTAAAGCTTACCTAATAGTCTGTCTGTCTCTGGTTGTACGGTGTCAGCAATACTTTGAACATTGAGAACAAATTCTACACTCACTATTAGTTCATCAAGTTCATCAAGTTTGCGACTGACTGCTTCTTCTATTTGGTCTGGATTCAATCCTTGTTGTAGAAACTTTTGAATATTGATAGTCTGTTGTTTTTTACCTTGAAGCTTAATAACTAACTTCTTAATAAACTCTACAGGTATCTTATTTTTTTCTACATCTTCAAGGATATGTTCCCATTTTGAAATGAATTCTGGTGACATTAGACACTAACTTTTGCTCTTGGTTTTTTAACTTTAACTGGTTTTGTTTCTATAACTGCAGGTTCTGCAATAGTAGGATCTAAACTTTTTGCCTCATCGGTCAAACGCTTTGCTTCTGCTAGTAAGCCTTTTGCTTCACGTTCCATTTTTTGTGCTTGTTCAAGTCTTTGTTTTGCAAGTGACGCATCTCCTAATAAATCACCTGTCGGTGTTACTGGGTTTTGATTACCACGCATTCTACGAACTACATCAGCTGGATCTTGTAATCCACGACTGTCATCTAATTCTTGCAAACGCTTAACTGCACTTTCACCCTGTTGCATTTCATCTAGTATCTTATTCAATTCATCTAAGCGAATTGTTTGATTTGGTGAAGGTGTCATAACAATTGCCGATGTTTGAACCTTCTTTAATTGACCTTCCAAATGCAATACCTGTAGAATTGGTCTACCATCTTTAGCATATGTTCTGTTTAGTGCATCTGCTAAATGTTCGCTATTTTGTCCAATATCACTTTCAATGCATTTGATTAGTGGGTCGTGAACGTGCTGATTTAATGTCTCTGTATATGTGACTAAGCACATATGAACTTCATTAGGCACTTCCCGAAATACTATTGCAACTTTTCTATCACCGTGTTTACCAACGTGTCGTGTAAAACTCATAGTTGTGTTCTCCTCTTATATAAGCTTAAGATATTTAACTGATATTCATCAATCAAATATTTTTATTGGTTAGTATGATGGCCCCATTGTTTGCTAAAATATGAATTAATAGTTTTTTGGGCATCTGTGTTATTAGTTAAATCAACTCCACAACAATAGTAATGATATATTCCGGTACCTTGTTTACTAAAATTCACATGCTGTAACCAGGGATTAAATCCTCCAAAACCTACACCATCGGTAACATCTATTAAATGTTTGTTTACTGCTTCCATAAATGCAGTAATTTTTAATAATTGCATTCGTTTATCAGTATGGGGTGTAAATACATTTGACCAAACATTATTAATTACATTTTCCCAAAAAGTAGAAGGTACATAACCCACACCCATGTCCGTAATAACTGGGTGCGTTATTAGAATAAATTTCTTACCATACACCATGTGAAAATTCTTAATCAATTGAATTTGATTTTTATTGGATGCATCATTAAAATATAAATTTACAATTGTTTTTAAATCATAAATCGGAGTTTTAGATAAAGTTTCATTTAAATTAACACTAGCATAGTCAACATGATTCCAAATTGATGTTGGCATCATTAAGTAGGTAGTATATGATAATTTACCCGAATACACTTTCCTAATTTCAGAAATTAACTGTTGCCAATAAAATAAATGTTCATATGATTCTAAGTTATAGTTACCTTCACTGATAAAAATACCTTGTACTTTGTATTGTTCGGCAGTTATTGCAAGTTTTCGTTGATATTCAATGATGTTGTTAAACATTGATTGTTCGGTATATTTATTAAAATCCGGCGTCAATAATGAATCGGTATCACTATCTACAATTTGTAGTGACAACCATACTTGTAATCCTTGAGATTTTATATACTCAACTAATTTCCAAGTATCTTTTGGAATTGTTTTATCAGTGTTTGCTGTATCATAAAGACTAATACGTCCGGTATGTTTGTTAATGGGTGTTTGCAATTGCACAATAATCCCATTAAATCCTATTTGTTTAATTTTATCAATTGCTGGTTTTACTGATTCAAATGAAGTAGTATGATATCCATTAATATCAAATTGAGTTTTTGGTGTATCATATCTATAATCAAGCTGTGCCAATCTAAATTTATCCACTGATATAGCAGTAGGAGTTTCAAATTGAGAAATAGATTTTATTACTGGTGTAGAGACATTATTTACCGATATATTAGCAGGAGTTTCAATCTGCGAACTGGATGTTATTACTGGTGTAGTGTCTAATTCTGTTTGGCTAGATCCACCTCCACCGCAACCAGACAGAATAACACTTAACGTTAATAAACTTACAATAATTTTTATCATGACCATTTCAATTCATAAAATGTAGCATCTTTGGAATCCTCAAATGCTATGTTACCTAAATAATATTCTACCAAAAACAATTGACTGGTTTGAATAATGCAAAATCTACCTTTGAGATTATCTAATACCCATTGTTTAGAATCAATTGTCAATGGTGTAGCGGTTAATATAAAATGTTTTGGACAAAAGTCTACCTGTCTTTTACCAAACCAAATATAAGGATCAATTTTATATTCAGTCATTTTGTTAAATTATCTAACATCTTATATTTTTCCCAAGCTTCAACTACTGAAGGTGTTGAGTTATCGTTAGTTGGTACCACTTGCATCCACAATCCATGACCTAGCTTTGCTGGATGATTATAATCAGAATAATGTCCGGCGGTTCTACCTTCACTGTCAAATACTCTAGGTTGGTGTATCCTACCTGAGAAATATAATCTAGTAGCCAATTCTTTTACTTTGGTTAAATCATACTCACTAAGTGCATATGAGTAGGTAGAACGTGTAATTGAAGTACCTTCTACATAATATTGTTCTACTACCTGCATAAAGGTTTCATAGTTAGGGCACATTGTTCGGGTTACAATAAACATAACATTATCCTCGGACACTTCGTTTGCCATCAAACTATTCAAGCATCCACCAAGGCTAGTACCGATATACATCATACAATCATCTTTCTATTTTGTTTAACATAATCACTATAAACCTTTTTGCCGTTCTCTCTAATCCATTCAACAACAGGTTGCGGATCAACTTCAAATGCTGTTTTAAGTTCATCATAAGCCATTGTGCTATTAAACTCATAAATCTCATACGCACGTTGACTGTTTACTCTTGCACGGAGTAACATCATTTGTAATGGGATGCCTGATGGCTGGTCGGGGGTTCGTTGTTCTTTAAGAATAGCAACAACTTTTTGTTTTTCCCATTCGTTGTACTTACTCATATGTAAGTCAACATCATATAAACATTCAAGACCTAACATATCCCACATTGCAAGATAGTGTTTAGTTTTCTTCTTTCTTAAGGATGACATATAACATTTCTGCTTTGTTAATTGCGTTTGCTAATGAAGGTTCTGTTTCTGCTAGTTTAAGAATTTCTTTCCACTCATACCATTTTGTAATGTAACGTTGGGAAGTATCTTCTTTAACCATTGTTCGGTCCGACGATCCACTCTTACGTGAATAGACCGTCTTGCCGCCATCTGGGCTTTCGTAAATAATTATTTCCTCACTAGACTTAATCATCGACATCTTTTATCATTCCCAAGAATCTAACTAAGGCAATAACAAAAAGCCAACATAAGCCCAATATAAGTATTGAAATTATAATATAGTCAAGCCAACTCATTATTTTTCATCATAGATAGCATACGTACCGAATGGGGGATTCGGATTCTTATCACCATGAATGATCCAAGTTGTATCACAATAGTCTGGGTCACCCCAACTACCACAAGGGTATCCATCAGTGAATACAATCAATCGTTTTGGATCAATAGCATTCTCTTTCAAGTATGTAAAGATACAATCAAAGTCAGTTCCACCACCGCCCATTGGCTGATATTCTTCAATGCTTTCCATATTCTCACTAGAGAAATCTTGTGGGTTATATGTATCAGTATCAAAGCAGAATACGTGGACCTTGTAACCATCAAACGCATCCATCATACCACCAATTTCACCTAAGAATTGTTGTGCTTGTTTGTTGCTGATACTACCTGACATATCGATTGATACGACAACATCAATTTCTTCTCCCGGTGTCATGCCGGGCATGATAGCATCCATGTGCCAACCTCTGCGTGAGGGACGCATCCAACTGTAATCTGTACGAATAGCACTTGTCAAGTTAGTTTGAATCAGTTCACGCCAGGGCATAACTGGGTTAGTATGCTGACGGATCAATCGTTCGACACCTAAGGGCAACTGACCTGCTTCTGCACTACTTGCGGCATTGATAATAGCTTGTTTAACTTCCTGACGTACACGTTCACGTTCTTCGGGACTCATTGAGGGACGTTTACCTTTACCCTCTTTATCCCCATCACCTTCGCCATCTCCGTCACCATCCATATGGTCATCAATCATTTGATCCAGCAAATCTTCAATAGAAATTTTCTGAACATTTTTTATCAAATCATCATAGATAGCTTCTGCGGCTTTACCATCATATTTTGATTCATATAAGCAAGGCACTGATGTAATAAACTGGCCAACTTTGTGACGTTTCAAATCTGCATTGACAGCATAGTCATCAGCAATATTCCAGATTTCAGGATCACGATTATCACGGCGACCCATATGATCGTACACCACGTGCAATACTTCGTGACCAACTAAAAATTCAACTTCTTTCGGCTTCAACATCATAATGAAGCGACTATTGTAATAAAACTTCTGACCATCAGTTGCCGCAGTACTACACCATAGATCGGCATTGATAAGTTGCATACGTGTAGCAAGATTGCCAAAGAATGAATGACGTAATAGTAAACCAATACGTGCGGTGACTAACCTTTCACGTGCTAATGCATCAATTTTGCTATCTGTAGGTCCTACTAGATTTTCAAATTTCTTACTACGACTACGTTTTTTAGTGGGATTAAGTACTTCGCTCATATTGGTCCTTTACTGTTTATGTGTCTATTATAGCAGAATTTCTATTTATTGTCAAATAGACAAGCCTCGATATCCTGCATCAAATGCAATACGTGCGTAATCCTGTGCGGACTCAATAGCATACAAGGCCATTCCTTGGTCCTTTGTCATTCCTTTTGACCGGGCACTTTGCCCCAATGCGTAAAAATATTTCTTACCTGACATTATATTTCTTTAAAAAAGGGTGAGCATTACACTCACCCATTAAATCACTCACCAGCTTGCACAATGTACTTGCCGTATTTCTTATGAAACTCATCAAAGTTTTTCAATTGACTTGGCTCAATCGGCAACTTGTATGTTTTCAATGCAATCTTCGCACCCATTACAACCAACTCAGTCTCAAAGTTTGCCATAATGTAGTTAAAGAAGTTATCAGCCATTTCGTGGAACTTCTTACTGTCCACTTTCTTATTCTCAAGTGCATCACGCAATTCATAGCACATTGAAATAGTCAATGAATACATTGCCGAGATTTCTTTAACTGCAAGGTCCTTCACTTTGCCTGACAAAATATCTGAGGGCTCGGGCATACGACCTGCAACTTTGCGGTGTGCCGCAAACTTAACAGCAAGACCTTCACCAACAGCTCCACTAATCAAATTGAACAATGTATCGGCATCAGTGTCATCCTCATCATTCAACAAGTCACTAACGAAACACCAGCTACGTGGAGTAGCGAATGCACGGCTTGATGATTTACTATCAAACTCATACAGGTCCTGTTTAGCGAATGATAGATAACCTACAACGTCTTTGTGAATAGCTTTATTCACAGCCCAAGTCTGCCAAGCAGTAAAATCGGCTCGCATTTCTAAGTGTAAGAAACGATTAGCAAGGGGCATCGGCATACGATATGTAACACCTTTGTCAGAGTCACGATTACCTGCCGCAACAATAACAACGTTATCGGGCAAGACATACTTACCTACACGACGGTTAAGAATCAACTGATAGCCTGCAGCCTGTACTGCGGGACTTGCTGAATTCATTTCATCTAAGAATAGAACAACAATCGGGTATTGACTTGCTAATTCATCATCGGGCAAATCAACTGGTGCCGCCCAATCCATCTTATTGATATCACGATTGAAGTATGGAATACCACGAATATCTGTAGGCTCCATTTGTGCCATACGCAAGTCAATCATATGACCGCCTAGTTCTGCCGTAACTTCTGCTACAACTTCACTCTTGCCAATACCGGGCGGACCCCATAAGAATAAGGGACGTTTTGCCTTGAAAGCTTTAAGAATAGCTTTGCGGGCTTGAACTGACGTAATCGTCAGATTATCTGATACTGATGCCATTAGATGCTCCTGTTGAAAATTTGATATATGAAGTATAGTCTAAAACTGATTTATTGTCAAATTTTGAGTTGTTGTTTATTTACAACATCTGCCCACTTGATTAACTAGTCAGTTTCTAGCTTCAATACAAGTATTGTATCACCGATTCGATTTATTGTCAAATTACGGCAGTTTTGTGTATGCTCTACTCAGCATAGTTTGCAATAGAGTACTGGCCCTACTTACGTTAAAGTTTTCTTGACGATAGTGCCATTTTTTCTTACGTTCTGCAATTTCTAGTAGGTCCATTAGTTGATATTTGTCTTTTAAATCACTTGTGCCCATAAGCATTTTCTGCATATCTACAATATCTAAACTGTACTCTACCCATTTCATCGTGCTATCAATCTTTTTCTTAGGGATCATTAGTGGCCCATCGATTGATTTTGTGTACTTCAATACATAATTTGCTATCTTCATAATAGGTCCTTAGTTAAGTGAAAGACTATTATAGACCCAAAATGATTTATTGTCAACTTTTAGGCAATGTGAAATACCAAATTGAGGTTGAAGGAATAATTGTAACCTTTTGTTTAAGCAAATCTTCCATATATTCTACATTTAAATTTACATCAGGGAAACCTTTATTATGGTGATCACCTTCATACCAATCATGACCCAAAAACATACCGCCTGGCTTAATTTTAGGTAACCAAAAATCAATGTTGTCTCTATCATTTGGATTTTTATGTGATGCATCTAAAAATATAAAATCTATGGGTCTTGTCCAATCCTTTACTACTTCGGGACTAGAACCTTGTATGGCAACAATATTTTTTCGATTCTCTGTATTTTTTAAGAAAGTCTCTTTTGTGTTATAACTTCCTTTAGATGGCAAATTATTTTTGGCAATTACCTCATCACTAAATTGAGGATCATACGAATCTCTACCATTCCAAAGATCAATACAATATAATGTGCCCTTATTGATTGCTATAGATATTGCATAACTACTTTTACCATGCAGGCACCCTACTTCTACACCAACACAGTCTGGTTGATTGTATTTCCATAATAATTTAATTGTTTCTGTTTGATGTGAGCCAGAAAACCAACCCAAGATATTGTTCATTTTCATTTCATTAAATTCGCCATTAGTACTAGTTTTTCTAAGTGATTGATTGCTGTATTGATTTCTTTTACTTTATCATCAAGCATAGAGTATTTGCCTGTTCTACGTAGATTGACTTCTAGTTTGCTTAATTCACTTACCATTTTGTCAATGTTTTTGTGCATACGATGTAAGTCTGGATTGTAGCCAATGCCATTCATTTGACTACTTAAGTCAATGCTAACTTGATTCCAATCAATTGCATGTTGAATTTTCATATCGTTAATGTAACACAGTATGCTATTTATGTCAATAAAAAAGGCTCCTAAGAGCCTTTCTAGAGTTTCTGTTACGAGGTCTTATCTAGCAAAGTCATTAATTTCAGATGGTTTGAGTTTTGCAAATGACGCTAATATTCTGGCTGCTTGTGTAGGATCTACTCCCGCACAAGTTAATGCATTTTTTAAGTCAATTGTCGTTGTAGCCCAAGCAAGAGTAACGGATTTATTATATGCCCTCACATCCGTATTATATTGTTTTACAGAATAGTCTTTACTAAACGTAGGTTTCTTTGGTTTTTTTCTAATACCACTTGTTGACGCTGTATATGAACTGAACAATGCCATATTAAGTTTATATACACTTTCTACATCAGGTAATGTTGTTCGTAGCCAAGTATTAAAATAATTGGGAATAATAACTAAATCTGCTATAAAAGTGCCATAACAGTTGGCGAATTCTTGTGGGGTAGTTGGTCTCATAGTATTATTTATCTTTAACCAATAAAGAAAGTAATAAAATAGGCTACTAATGCGTGATTTTTTCACGCATTGATAAATAATAGAAAGGAGAAGTATATGGGTTTTATTTATATTTGGAGAGACAAAATACGCAAAATGTATTACGTGGGTTCGCACGACGGGTCTCCTAATGACGGATACATTTCATCCTCACATTGGTTAACAAGTGAAGTTAGATATAGACCACACGATTTTAAAAGACGCATTATAAAAATGATTGAAGTAACTGATATGAAAACTGAAGAATATCGCCTATTGAATATGATTAAAGAAGATGAGTTTGGTAAAAAATATTATAACTTAAAGCACGGCAAACCACGTGGCTCAGCACCGTGGAACAAAGGTAAAGTTAATATATACTCTGATGCAACTCTATCTAAAATGTCAGCCGCAAGAGTAGGAAAACCAACAACTAAAGGTAAGGCAAATCCACAGGCTATTATTAATGGCAAAAAAGGAGCAAGTAAGTTATCATCTACTGTTACTGGTAGGAGAAAGAAAGTATTACCTGACGGATCATGGACTTGGGAATATCCAAACAAATAGGAGCCGAAGCTCCTATTGTGGTTTTTTATTTAATACAGTAAGTCCTACTGCACCTTAACCTCACGCGGCTAAAGAATAAACGCTATCGTTTGCATTTATGGTTTTTGCTTCTTCGACCGGGTCACCCCAATCCTAACGGCTTCTGCTTTGCCGAGCTGTCCACTCTGTTACTCTTTGCCCAATCGATCCTGTGTCATCCCCACCTAAATACACAACATACACTTAGGTGGAGATGGCCGGCACTGCCCCGGCGTCTTGAACTTATTTTACATCGTTTCATACAGCAATAACTTCAATTGTATTTAGTATTAAAATACTCTTGTAACCAAGGCCAATCATAACTTAAACGTAATTTGTCTAACTCACCGTTGACTGATTCATAGTATTCTACAGCATGTTGAGCACCTTCGCAACTATATTGGGCAAAGTCTCCTTCACCGATATTTAACCATGCTTCAAGTCTATCTTTACTTGCTTGGCTATCATCGGCTCTTAACTTCAATGCTTCTCTAAAACTAGTACGCCATGTACTCCAAGCATCAGTATTATATATTGCTACACCACTATTTAACTCTACAACTTCGTGTTCATTGTCAAGTGTGAAGTCAAGCCCCGTTCCACTGTTAGCAAGTGTAATCTTCTTATTATAAGCAATCATAGCTTGGTGACCATACTCTAATCCATTAACAGGGTTTGTAGCGTGAAAGATATAATGCTTAGGTACTTGTAGCCTATCAGGTTGCCATGAGAAATCAAATTTATTGTTGACTTTTAATTTAGCAAATACAGTAAACATCCACGGTGTTTCACTTGCTTTCGCTGCCGCATGATACGCCTGTACACGACCGTTAACACCATCAACTCTAACAACTCTATTATTTAATCCCTTAGTCACTTTTAGTAAGTGTTCGTAGTTCTCGTCAGCACCGGTTTCACCGTTACTTAGGAAGACTATATCCAGCGGTTGAGATTTAGCTAGAGACTTACTACGACTGATGTATGGATAATCATACAACTCATTCTCTATATAATCTTTTGCTTCTTTAGGAACAATTATTCGTGTTGCACCTGTACTCGTAATCAGTATGTTCTTAGTGTCCGGTGTCCACAAACTAATAGGTTCACTATCAAGTACATCTAATCCTTTGTTATCTTCCGTGACAAACGTAGCATAAGGCCAATCAAAATCAGTATGAATATTAGTGACATGTGTATCTTCTTTCGTAATAATAATAGGGGCGGGTAAGCGTTTTACTCTTTGATGTTGATTGTAGTTGACCTTTTCATAGTCTTCCATCATAATCATGTCATCAATCAATGACTTAAATTTGTTTACATCAATTAAAAATGTGTCTCCAAATTTCTGTTTATCGCTAGGAAACACATGTAATTGCTCCCTAGCATATGGATCGCATATATAACTAAAATCAAAATTTTCATAGTCACATATACTTGAACATATCCAAAGATAGTGTTCTTTTCTAGTGTCTAATTTCTTTAATATCTCTTTGAATGTTTTTAGGTAGCTATGCTTATAGTCAACCGTAATTGTAGATTTATTACCAATCTTAGATTTGATAACTTCATTTACATTTGACTTGTTTCCATGATTAATTAATATCACATCATACAATGAGCCTTCTGCTTTGGCTCTCTTATCTTTAACAAAATTAAGCATACTTAAATGTTCTATGATTTTAACATATTTGGTATCTTCGTTAAATGTGTTCTTGTTTACAAGGTATGTATTACCCCAATGAGTCCACTGACTACCAAACACATGAATCATTCGTTTTTGCCACGGGTTAGGGTTATAGTCAAAGTTAAACTCAGTATAGTCTAATTCACTAGACAATACCCAAAATAGTTCAGTTGTGCTTTTTGACGTACAGCGTGAAATAGTTTCCACCCATGAATTTAAATATCTAGTTTTCTGAATAGATGGAAATTGTAATTTTAATTTTTCAAATCTATAACTGCTTTCACTGTTGCCCTTATCAACAAAGAACATATCACGGTGAATTATCTTTTGAATAACTTCATCGGTTATTTCTACAACAACGTTTTCTCTTATAGATTCATCATAATCTAATGTGATTGTTGACTTAAAGTCTGGTACAATATAAACAGGTCCGTCTGTTCCCCATTCATATCGTGCAGGATCTTTGTTAGGATTAGGTCTCCATGAAAAATCAAATGCTTTCAAGTCTAATTCATTACGAACTAACCAGTTAGTCATATTCACTTTGGGAGTAGCAATGATAGAGTCTAAGAATTTGTATTCAGTTGCACCTTCAACACGATACATCACAGTAGGTTCTGTCTCAGCATCATTCCACTTGTTACCAAACACATAAATGAAGGGTGGCTCTAATGGGTCGGGTCTCCAACTAAAATCAAACTTAGAAATAGACAACAGTATTTCCCACTGAGGTTCTTTCTCAGTAGATTTTACCATAGCAACATTATCTTCTATATACTTGTATTCAGTTGCCCCTGGCACAATATAAGATACTGTGGGTTCGATGAAGCAGTTGTTCCATTGATTGCCCCATACGTATATGTACGGTGGGCTATCAGGGTGTGGTCTCCAGCTATAGTCAAAACTATCTACTGGTATTAATGTTTCCCAGTTTTCTACAGTAGGTGCAACATTAGCAGACACATCATTAATATATTTCTTTTGTGTTGCGCCAGGTACAGTATAGATAACAGTAGGTTCAGTAACAGCATCGAACCATTGATTACCAAACACATAAATGAATGGTTCTTCTGTAGTATCAGGGTGCCAACTATAATCAAAATCTTTTACAGGAATTAATGTTTCCCAGTTATCTTTGTTTGATAATGCTTTTGCCTTTGTCACATTAACATATTGTATGTCGCTATCTTCTGTACATCCTACTGCATAGAATCTAGGTCCACCTGTTCGTTGCCATTGAGTACCAAATTGATATATCAACGGTGCATGGTCTATATCAGGATGCCAACTAAAATCAAAATCAGTTGTATCAATTCCTTCAGGTATTGTCCAATGCATCTTATCTTGTTTAGCTGTTGCTATCTGTGCATCGATATATTTTATCTCTGTTGCGCCCGGGGCAACATACCTAGGTCCTCCGGTGCGTGTCCATTGGTCGGGAAATTGATAGATGAATGGTTCTTCCGTCGAATCAGGATGCCAACTAAAATCAAATTTAGATTGGTCTATATTTTTAGGTACTTGCCAATTTTCAAATTCTGTACAAACAACTTCTGCTTTTAATGTATCAATATATTTTATATCCGTTGCGCCTGGCACTACATATCTTGGTCCACCTGTTTTTTGCCATTGTGTTCCAAATTGATATATGAATGGAGGATCATATTTTGATAAGTCTGGTTCCCAACTAAAATCAAATTTATTCTGGAACATGTTAGTAGGTATGATCCAGTTATCCATGCATGGATTACGCTTGACACGTTCTTCCATGTACTTGTATTCTGTGGCACCTTCTACTTTACGTATGACACTAATTTTGAATTCAGGTTTATTCCATTGATTACCCCAAGCATAGATGTATGGTGGCGCAGTTGGATCAGGTACCCATGTCATATCAAATGAAGTTGGATCTATATCTTCAAGTGCTTCAAAGTCTGCGGGTCTAGCTGCCAACTTAGGCGCAATATTCTCAATAAACTTACGTTCAGTTGCACCTTCTACATGGTACTCTATAGTTGGCATCACACTTGCTGGGTATTGACTGTTACCAAATACATAAATGTAGGGAGGTGCAGTTGGATCCGGTCTCCACGTATAATCAAAATTTGCCGGCTCGTATATAATATTAAACAAACGAGGCATTGATAATAATGTAGCTAAGGTATCTGTTATGTATTTTTTATCCGTAGCACCCGGTACATGGTATTCAACCGTTGGCATGATAGTACCGGGATACCATTTATTGCCCCATACATAAATATAGGGAGGGTCACTTGGATCTGGGTGCCATTTGAAATCAAATTTATCTTTTTCAATATATTCAATTATTTTCCAATTAGTTGTTACTTCTTCTTTGAGTGGGATAGGATCAACATCAGCACGATATATTGTTACCGCATCTGTGTTAGTTGAACAAAGCCAAGTTCCGCTGTCTTTCTGGTAAGGGCTTGGCCATACATTATTGTGTTCTTCAGCCCATACATCTTCGTCAGGAAGGAAATCAAAGTCCCAATCCCAATCAAAATCTTTATAATTGCAGTGTTCGTTGATTACCCAAAAGTGTTCAGTAGTGCATTGATGTTTGGCATCAGATAAATCTGTTGCAAATCTTTCTCTGGGGTGAACGTTGGGTTTTTCTCCGAAATAAAATACATCTCTTAGCATAGATACTTACTTATGATATAACTTTTACATTATATAGTTTTTCAAATCTATCTGCGTCTTCCCTATTATTAACCATTGGTTCGCCTCTGATGTTCAATGATGTGTTTAATAACATAGGGCAACCTGTTAATATATACCATTTCTCTAACAGTTCTCTTATTCCAGTGCCATCCTTTGGCACAGTTTGTACACGACTAGTCCCGTCATGATGAACGATAGCAGGAAATAACTGAGGATGCCTGCAACGAGCGATGACTTGCATATACCTACTGTTACTGAAGCCACGAGGCATATCAAAGTACATATCAGCATACTCCTCCAGAATGACTGGAGCAAAGGGTCTAAACTTCTGTCTGCGTTTAATTTCATTTACTTTGTCCTTGATTTCATTTCCTCTTGGGTCTGCAAGTAAGCTTCTATTTCCCAAGGCCCTTGGCCCAAACTCTGCTCGTCCACTAGCGACTCCCACAATTTTGTCAGTAAGTAAACTATCAAGAATGCGATTAGTAGGATAAGGCCCACTAATATCATAACCGAGAAAAGCGTTAGTCCAGTTAACACGTTTACCATAACCAAGACAGGCCGCTCCAAGACTAGAACCAGCATCGCCAGGATTAGGAATAATCCAAATGTTGTCATAATATTCTCCTAATAATCTATTTGCCGAACAGTTTAATGCTACACCGCCACCATATACTAAGTTTTTACTACCACCTAACATTTTTGCTTTTGATATGACTGATTTAATTAATATTTCTACTACATTTTGTGTTGAACTAGCAATATCCATTTCATTTTTATCAATTAAAAATTTATCAGGTATTCCTATGTGTAAATTTTCAGCGAAACGAATATCCTCTATGTCTGTAATTAATCCTGACATTATATCTGTGTGTTTAGGATTACCGTATGCAGCCATACCCATAAGAATATATTCTTCATCTAATGGACGTAAGCCTACGTGCTGTGTCATTGCTGAATAGAATAACCCAATACTATGTGGATACTTTTGTCCCCATAGTTTTTTGTATTGTGCTACACCGTTCTTATCATACCGTGCATTGTAAATACTAATAGTATCAAACTCACCGATAGCGTCAATGACAACTACAGTAGCATCATCGTAGGGACTTGTTTGAAAACCTGCGGCTGCATGACTTAAGTGATGGTTATGCGTATATACTTTACCGCCTTGCAATTTATCAATCAATTCTTGACCAATAATATTTTTAACAAACAAATTAGATAATGCAGGCTTTTCACCTGAACGAACTTGCCTTAGAAACTTCATCCAAGGACGTTCATAATAATGAATCTCAATATCACTTGATGTTGTATAAGATAGTGCATCTTTAACTATGTCATAGCATAAATCTTTTGTGTGCTTTTCTTTATTATAACGTTCGCTATGTCCGGCAAACAGTATGTTGCCATTATCATCTATAACAGTTAGTGCGGCATCATGAAAGCCACTAGATATACCTACATAGTTCATTTTATAATATCTTTAATATTATTAAACCAATATTCCTGATGTTTTGGACCAGGGTGCATTTGATCCCTTGCTAAATCACCCACACATTCTGCTGGAGTGTGCCATTGTGGCAATTTAGTTCCATATTTTAAATTCATAATTTCTAAAAAATTAGCAGATTCTTCTTCCCAAGCACCAAAATATGTTTCTATGCCCCTGTTATTGGCAACATATTCTGCTAAATATATTTCATTTTTTACAATTTTGTATAGTTCTTCATTGGGTAATGCTTTAAATAGAACATGCGTATCAATTCCATATGACACACATAATTGTGATTCATGCCCTGGGATTGCTGATAAATTTTGAACTCTGTTGGATATTTCATTATGTTTTGCTATCTGCATTCTTGTAAATGTTGGTAATAAAAATATTGCCTTTTTAATTTTAATATGTTTAGAAACAATTAAAAATATGTCAATAATTGTTTTAGCAGATGCCCCCGCAACTCCAAAATTTGCACAAGACATATTTAACTCTTTAGCTAGTAAATTATGCCATAACATTTCAGTAGGTAGACCCAATCCAAAGGTAAAACTGCAACCAAATACTGCTATATCAACTTCGTTGGGAACTTCTTCCATTCTAAAACCCAAATAATTCATTTTGTAATCAAATGGTTGATGTTGCCACTTATCAGCATAATTTAGGTCATCCATACTAAAGAAGTCAAATATAGTCACTCCATCTTTTTTGATAGACTGTACTCTTATTTCATTGGCAGTAAAATACCTAACATCTAAAATGTCAGTGGAATCTAATAAATTAAGTTGAGCAAAACTATCGAGAATCATTTGTAAATAAACGGATCTCTTTTGCGTAATTCTTTAATACGCTTGCGATAGCGTATTTCTGCTCTAATAGTATGATATAAATTTTTAATCCACTTGAACATAATCTGGCTCCTCTTTGTTAATAGTATTTATTATGTCCACAATCTGTGGAAATATTGCTTTCCAGTCTCTATTCCTACGTTTGTCTATGTCAGCTAAGAAGTTAGCAAAATCATTAACTTCCTTCTTGTTTGCAGGAGTAGTTAATAGTTGTTGCTGTATACCCATTAAATGAGTTTGTAATTTTTCTCTTTCAATAGGATCGCTATAATTTTCTAATGCTTTAATTGGTGCATCAATAGAGTGTGCTAGATATTTTCCAAAGTTGTATGGATTAAATGTTGAGGGTCTAACTACAGTATTCCAATTAATACCAACAGTAGGTTTAATTTTGCGCCATTCATTTGTTTTCTCTATCAATTGATGCAATGTAGGTAATGTTAATGCAGTAAGCGTTGCATGTATTAATACACCTACACCCGGAGCATTTAACAACGTATTCATATTTTGTTCCCACTCTGTTAATATCAATCCATCACGTACATATTCAATTTCAGGACCCCAGCAATCAATACTACATACAAACTCCATGCTCTTTAATTTACCCTGGTCTATTAAGTTTTGCACACGTTGAATCTTTGCTTTAAACTTTTCAGGATCATGTTTTAAATTACTAAATGAGCGATATACTAAATTTGGTCTAGGATGCTTGTCAAAGAAATCTAAACATTGTTCAAATTCTTTTTGATACAGCGGTTCTCCACCTAATACTTGTAGGATTTGTACATGCTCACTGTTCTTTTCCATCCATTCCCAAAACTTTTCTTTGTATAATTCATACTTACTATCGGGACGCCATGTACTATAATCTTCGTTAAACTCGCTAGGTCCAAATTTACGAACCTCTTGTTCAATCTGACTACTAAAACCCGGGGTACAGTACACACATGATTGATTACAAACGTTGTTGAAATAAACTTCAAGTAGTGTGGGGCTAACTTTTAATGGAATATTTTCAAACTCATATGCACGTTGCACATATCCTTCAAACTCGGGCGGTAATAATTCGATAGATTCGTTAACAAATCCTGTTCTATCACTCTTACCACCAGTCTTTTCAATATCCCTGCAGTATTCACATCCGTTACCTGGCCATTCCCCGCTAGCCATTTTTTCTCTATCAGCAAGTTTACCATGATGGTTGTGAAAATCCATAAAGTTATCTTCAGTTAATCTCCAATGACGGCCTCGGTGACAGCTTGATGTAGTACCTCTACTTAAAAATAATGTACTCCACGACCATTTGTATAAGCAAGCGGCATCATTTTGTATAGGGAATGTTTTTTTTATCATACAGCTATTTATAGAAGGCGTTGCATCAGGGGGATTATTTCTTTTTCAAAATAAATTAAATGGCCCTTATCATTTACATGATGATCGGGTGCGTAACAAGTTTTATTAATATCATAATCTTCACATCCAGAAAAATCATATTTAGAAATATGTGGTATTTGTAATTTACTAATACATACAAGTTTTTGTAAAAATGTATTCGGGTAGGCTTGAATTGGAAGATTCCATATAAATTTTAAATTATGTATTGTTGCAAATCCATATGTTGCTAATAATGAAGTTAATGAAAGATTATACCCAATATCATCGTTAAACAAATGTGTTATATACATTTTTTTAGCCATATTATATGGTATTTTATTTTCCATTTGAGAATGATGGTCCCATCCCATTGCCCACGGTGTTGCAACCTCAGGCCTAGATCCTGAGGCAATTTCTATTCTATCAAAGAAAGTGCCATTATATATAATAATATCATTTTCACTTAGTGGATGTTCATTATGGTATTCTATTAAATTACGAAATAGTCCTTGACTACAATTTGCAGGTTTTCCTAAATTTGTTACTTCTATATCACTAAATTGATGTTGTAACAAAGATGCCCAGCAATGTGAGCTAGGAATATTTTTTTTAAAAGGAGTCTCGTTACCTATAAAAGTTTTAGTAGAATTGTCATATTGAAATTCTCGGTCTGAACAACCGTGACCAAAAGTATAACTATCTCCTAAAACAATCACTCTATTAATTGTATTCATTCATATCTCTCAGTAATTTCTTTGTTATACTGAAATTCAGTGTGTTTATACAAATCAATAATATTTTTATCTTTACTAAGTAATGATTTAAATATAACCCCGGACAATATTGAATTGTTTTCTTTGGAAAGATGGCACCATCTATTATCTACATCACCCATTGTTGGTAATTCTTTTTTACTTACATTGAACAAATTATACAAACAATCTCCCTGTCTTGACTCTAACGATATGGTAGTATTTTTATCTTTTCTATCATCAAATGTAAGTAAATTGACAAGTTTGATATTATTACCGTAACACATCATGTTTACGTCATTGAATATTTGTTGTTTTACCCAAACATCAAAAGGTATTGAAATATTGGGTATATGTCCGGTTAATATTCTAACCATTTCTAATTCTTGTTGCCTAGATAAATTTTTATTCCTTCTTAATGCATACAATTCATCCGGTGTTGTTAAAAAACTCAAATCCTCAAGTCCCTCAGGCAAATGATGTATTCTATGCAATGATGAGTAGCAAAATATAATATGGTCAAACTGTTCTCGGTGAGCTAAAAATTGCTGAAAAGAGTACCAGGTAGAGGATCCTGTTTTTCCATACGTAACTACTTTATGTCCAGCGTTTTCCATATCTGCAATCCAAGATTCATCTTCCTTAAAGGGACTTTCTGGATTGTAGGGATTTCTATCTGCAAAACTATCTCCGAATATACCTATTTTCATTTGTTTACCTCTATCATTTTTGTGCTGTATAGTTTATCCATAGCAGACTTGTGTCCACATGTTTCTAAACAATATAATAATTTACCATTCTCAATCGTATCTGCTTTCCATCCATCTAAGAAAAACTTACTAAAGTCAGGACCTTGAATAATATCAAGCATTGATTGATTCTTTAAATTGAATACTTCTAATCCATAATCATTAATCATTTTGTTAAATTGATAACGTGAGTATGAACTATGAAATTGACCAAACACACCACCCAAGAAACAACACGGGAGCATATATCCATTTGCTGAAATGTATATTTCTTTTGACTCAGAGTGTTCGATAGATTTACAAACTATCTTAGAATTCTTTTCTAACTCTTTACTGAATTCAGGTAAGATAGGAATAGTTAGTCTGTTCATATAACTAAAATCAACTTTTTTACCAAACAAAGGTTCTTTTCTGTGTCCGGTATACTTAGTAGGCCAAATTGTGTATTCATAGTCACCGTCTTTACCATAGACGTTCATACCACTTAGTGAATCTTCATACTCTCCGAATCCTAACGGGTTCTTAACAATGAATTCAAATCCTAACTCTTTTGCAATTGTTCTTGCTTCTTCAACTTGATGCTCATTGTGTTCAAATAATAACCATTCCCATACAGCAAATGCACCGGTCGCACTGTATGCCCTCATATTTCTGATTAGTTTATCCCATATAACACCTCTTCGGTATATGTGATTAGTATCTTCTAATCCATCTACACTAAACACAACTCCGGCTTTACTAAACAAATGATTGTCCCTAGGCGGAGGTTGTTTCACAAAGAATTCACCTAATGTTGTCCAAAACTTTTCATTACGCATACCACTATTAGTTCTAAGTTGCTGTACTATCTTAGGTGAATGTTCTCTAAAATATTCTAATATAGGAATTAAGTCTGGTGCCATGCCTGGATCACCGACGTTTCCACAAAAGTTAATGCCTATTAAATTCTTTGCTATTTCCACTGGAACCATACGTTTAATATCACTCAATGACAAGTCAGTTAGTTCCAAACCATCTGCAATAGGACCGCCTGAATAGTTTCTACTACATGCAGGACAACTAGCATTGCATCTACTAGACAATTCTATGTGCAATCTTTTAACGTTTTTAACTTCGTACATTCGTTCCATTATCTTAATCCTATATATTTTGCTAAATTGTCTGGTTTGTTTCTACGCTGTGTATATTGTTCAAAGAATATATCACTGTCTTTACGTAGTTGCGGTTGGGTTTCTTTAATGAAGCCCTCGTCTAAAAACTTAAGTAATCTAGCACAATGTTCATGTTCTACTGGTAACAACTCATCTTTAATTGACTCGTAAAACTTTGTATACTTCTTAATGTAAAAGTCACGTTCTTCACGTGTTAGACAAGCAAAGCCTTGGAAGTCTGGCTTATCAACCATGTTGATTGAGATGTAAGGTTTTACTTTAGAACGATTGCGTATAGCAATGATGTCCAAATACATTTGGTCAAGTGATTGTAACGCAATTGCACTTACTGTTGTACTTACACTAAACTCTCTGACCGTACTGTTTGCTAATCGTTCGATATTCTCTAACCACTCAGTGTATAGCATACCCTCACGAATGAATTCTGCTGTCTCACCGGCACTTTCATTACTGATGTTCATCCGCAAGTTAGTTAATCCACTAATCTTGTCAAAGAATCTATCCATGATTACTGGCTTCTGGCAGAGGTTGCTGTGTATCACGCATTCAATGTTCGGGTTTATCTCTGTCATCATTTCAAATACACGAAAGACTTCTTCGTGCATCAGTGGTTCTCCACCAGAGACACGGATAGATTCTAAACTAGTAGCAACACTCTCAAACCATTCCCAGAACAATGTCATGTCAGGTGGGTCTATCATCTCATTGAGTTCGTTGATATCTTTTTGATAATGTCTGCGGTCATCAGTAATGATGCCTTTATAAACACCATTTACTCTGATATCATTAGTCCAGCTTGTACTAAACTGTGGACTACAATAGCTACATGCCAAGTTGCATGTATTCTGAAAAGCTAACTCTAATGCTTTGGGCTTGAATACATAGTTAGGGTTCTTATAATCTTCTGCTGATAAGTGATCCTTAAAGCTTAGACTCTTACGTGTTCTGTCGCTACGTAATCCTAGATTCTCATAACGCCAGCAACTATCACATGCAGGTGGTTGTTCTCCTGCTAACATTTTCTTTTGTTGTTCACGTTTTTCCGCAGGATTATAGAATGTATCTACTGTATTGCCTACTTGAATAAAAGGAGTGTAATGGCAACTGGCAATCTTACCGGAGTAAACCCAGATACTTGCCTCATGAAATTTTGCAAGACAAAACGTATCGCTTGTCTCATCTCTTATCTTAAATAGTTTCTTCTCGTCCATTATTTTTTGGATTTGCTATAATCAAATTCAACATTCAATTCATTGTGTATCAAATAATTCTTTATGTTTATGTGTTCTGGATACACCTTAAAGAAATTTTGGTCACGAATTTCATCTAGCTTAGTAGTAATTTTACTAAATTCTTTCAAACTCTCATCAATTCCATTATAATATTGACCATTTTCATCCCACATGAATTTAATTGCAGTTTCATACATACTTATGATTCCGAACGTCGGGTCTAAAGATTTTAACCAGTCAATGTTTTTTTGCAATGCTACTTCAATCTCAGTTTTCTTCCAGTTTGGGATATTTTTTAAACAATAGTATGGTGGAGTATCTAATGGATTGACCATCATATGTTCAGGTTTTAGATAACCTAAGTCTGACCATTCTCTATGAAACTCTACCAAGTTAAAAGCATTAGGCCAACTTAGTGTGTATGAAATCATAAAATGTACGTGCGGACATTCTTCCATCATTTGTTTACGGTTCTCTACAACTTGTTTCCAATCTATACCATTACGCCAGTACTCACCCTTTTCGTGGCTACCATCTAAGCTAGCATATACGTGTACGTTGCTGAACTTTTTCCAATACTCTAATACATTGTCGTATTTTTTTAGTTTAAAATTACTGAAGTTTGTATTGTAGCGAATCTCTAAATCGGTGTTTCCAAATTCAATTAATTTTTCAAGAACTTCATAATGTTCTTTTTGCATCAATGGCTCACCACCTGCAAAGTAAATCATCTTTGCTGTTGCAAGGTGAGGAATAATTTCTTCTAATGCTTGACCTTCAGTTTTACCCGGGAACTGATAACCGTCATCTTTATCTCGTCTTTCAGCTAAGTTGTATAACTTACGATGATCCATTACCCAACTTGTACTAAAATGAGGGGCACAACTGCGGCAACTTAAATTACATAGATTATTATACCTAACATCAATATAGTATAGTTTGTGTTCGTCTAGTGATCCGTCTATATTAGTGCTTGCTACAATTTTTTGAATTTCTTCATCAGTGTCAAAGAACATTCTATTATATTCATTCTTATGTGCATGTCCTAATTCTGCACGACGGTTACATATACTACAACTTGGTTCTTCTATTCCATTTAAGAAATTTAGTCGCATTTGCTTTGTTTTATCGTTATTCCAAATCTCTGCTAATGTGTTTTCTTTAAGACTACCAATTTCGTCTTTGTTATCATAAACACAGCAAGGTTTAACGTCACCGGGAGGGCCTACGTATTGTTGTATCCACGGAAAGATGCAAAACGTTTTACTACTCTTTGCCATTTCAACTGGGTTAAAGTTATTACTCATTTGTTAAATATTCTTTAAATTTTGAATCTAAGTAAGGAAATACCTCACCAAATTGTTCTTTTCTTATATCATCAAGTAAGTTTGTCTCTACATAAAATTTTGATAGGTGGTTACTCTCATCTTCGCTGTTCATAAACAGTATTGCATCTTTCCAATGTGCGATAGTAACATCATAATTAAAATCATGTTCTTGCGTTTCTGCTAACCATTCCATGTGTTTATTAATCTTTTCAGTAACTTCTAATTTTACGTTTGGTGGCAAAATTTTAGTTCGTAATTGAGGTGGGGAATGCAACGTGTTTAAATAAAATCCAAAAGTTTTACCATCTGGTCTTTTAAATACATCACTTTCACACATGTATCTATGTAAATCAACTGATCCGTAACAATTTAACAAACTGAATACTGCACTAATACCATAGTCAGCCTTGGGTAAATATTTTTTAGCAGTTTCTATCCATTTTTTAGCAAGTTCCCAGTCAAAGCCTTTACGTATATATTCTCCTTCAGTACCCATAGCATCAATACTACCCACAATAAACACATTATCAAAATGCTGTAGCATTTCAAACGCATTATAGTCTTTTAAAGTGTACACTGTAAGATTAGTGTTATATCGTATTTTTGTCTGTGTTTTGCCACGTTCAACCAATAATTTTAAAAACAAATAATGTTCTTCTTGCATCATTGGTTCACCACCACTGAAATGTATTTCTGTGTAGGGATCAATCATATCAATAAGATAGTCTAAATCATCCTGCATGTGTAATACACCATCATTGGTTATCAATGATGTTGGATTAATCTGATATCTACCTAACTTAATTTGATCCGGTATCCAGCCCGTGCTCAATCCGGGACCACATGACCTGCATTTCAAATTACATAGATTATTAAAAATCAAGTCAATAGTAGCTAGTTTAATATTGTCAACTGACCCATCATCGTTAGTATAGGTAATAATATCTTTTAGCTTATTATAGCCATTTTGATTTGTATAGTCAGGGAAGTCAGAGTATCGCTCGTTAAATCTTTGTCGCATACTAGTCGATCCTGAATCTTCTTCTTTCCAACAACGGGTACAAGCCTCTGGCTTTTTACCATCTAAAAAATCTTTTCTAAGTTGATTCCATTTTTTACTATTAAATATGTCAACCAGTTTTTCTTTATTCCAATTGCCTAAATCATGCTTTGCATCAAAGCTGTAATAACAGCAAGGAAACACTTTACCATTTGGCTCAGTGTGAATTTGTAACCAGGGTACACTACAAAAATGTTCCGATAAATCTTCAATTTTTTTATCTAACATTATTATCCCATTAAACCGGTTTAGTATCCGTCACATAATTAAACCAAATATTTTTCTTAGATAGTGATAGAAAATTTACAAAGTTTTTTATTATTTTTCTATGGTCTGCATTACGTCTATAATCAATTACGTTCAATGTGGACATTCCATGCTGTAATAATTTTTCATTATATTCATCGTATGCAGTAGATAGCATATGTTCTTTATACAAAAATAATGCCTTTTCATAATGTTTATTAATCGGAGTTGCTATCTTCTTCATTGTTTCATCAAATATTTTTTCTCTCATTTCTAATGATAATAGTTCAATAGAATAATGATCGGGACTTTGTAATTTGCTAACATATATTTCTAACTCAGGGTAATTAGATTGTGACCAATTAAAATATTCGGCAAATGTCAAACAATTCATCCAAGAAAGTGTGTAATGTGCCCCTATTCCAAAATTAGAATATTTAGTTTTTAATGCATAAAAACTATTAGACACCTGTTCTAAATTTTCAAATGATGATCCGTAGCGTAAATATTCGAACTCTTCACCAATACCATCTATACTAAGCTGAACGCCTACTCTAAGAAACTTGTCTAAATATTTTGTTAGCTTATCTGTATAAGTCGTGCCGTTTGTAGTGAGAGCTACCGTAGTTTGTTTAGCATACGGTTGTTCAGATAACCAATCCATAAATTCAAAAATTGCCGGATTAATTAGTGGTTCTCCACCTAATATATCAAAACGTAATCTATTAAATGTAGCATTAGCTAAAGTAGTTTTTATAAAATCTATTTTTTTTGGAGCTTGTTTAGCTACTACTTCCGTAATATATTTTCTAGTATATTCAGCATCAACCTTCTCATCAAATTTAAATCTCTCTGCAAGAATTTGAGTGCTATTATTAGGCGTACAAGTAACACATTTTAAATTACAAATATTGTCGAATGATGCGGTTATAACCATTTCATTTGGATCTTTAAACATTTGTCTATAACTATAACTTCCGCCTTGGTCTTGTTTAATACAATAATCACAATTGTATTCTAAATCCATTTCAGAAAGTTGTTGTTTATAATCATTAATGTCTGTGGCATCTATGTATGTTTTGAACCAACAACAGGGTCTATATGGTTTTTCTTCGTTAGCAATAAAAATACTATTTTTTAATGCTAAACAATTTTTATAGGGAGTTAAATCCATTATTATTTCTCTTGTATAAATTCTATCATATCTGTATGCTCAGTAAACACTTTTAAAAAATCTTCATTACGAACTCGATCATATTTATTGTTTACTTCTTTAAAAGTGTCTTTGTATATAAAATCATCGCCGGAATCAAAACTATTCATAAAACTAATGGCATCAGTAAATTGTTTTATGGTACTATCATATACTTTAAAAAATTTATTATTATCACTTGATTTTATACTACGTAACCAGTCAATATGTTCTAAAAACTTTTGTTCAATTTGTTTCTTTTTCCATGTAGGTATGCCTTTTAATGAGTACCTATCAGGATCATCTAAACAACCGACATTAATTTTATTTGGATTTATGTAACCCAACATTACCCATTCTTTATGCAAGTCAGGTAAATTAAATGCATTAACCCAAGACAATGTGTAATTAATAGAAATCCGAGCACGAGGATTGTCATTTATTACTGTTTTTAAATTATCAACTATATCATTCCACTTTGTTCCCTTGCGCCAATATTCAGCTCGTTCGTAACTACCGTCAAGGCTTAAATTTAAAACAACCTTTGGAAATTGTCTCCATAAATCAATAGCAAAACGATTACCTAATTTCAATGAACTAAAATTAGTACTATAGACAATCATGGGAAGTTTATTAATTACACCTGTATTTTTTAAATTAATTAAATTTTCTAATATCAAATAATGTTCTACTTGCATCATAGGCTCGCCACCTGCAAAATAAATACGTTCTACATATGGCAACTGCTCTATAATTTCTTCTAAAAGATGTTCTTTTGTATTACCAGGATACAACAGTGTTTTGGGGAATTCATTGTATGCGTTTTCATCCCTTGTATTTTGATAATCATCGTACCAACTTGTACTAAATCTAGGACCACATGTTCTACATTTAAAATTGCATAAATTGTTAAATCTTGCGTCTATGTATTTTAATTCATGTGTTGGCAACGAACCATCAACATTAGTCTGCTCAACCAAATTTTGTATTTGGTTATTCCAAATTATATTGACCTCATCTCGGTGAGTAGTACTTATACCTTCTCTACCATTGCATTTTGAACAACCCTGTATGGTAACACCATTAAGCATATCTAAACGCATTTGTTTGGTAAGGTCATTGTTCCAAAGTTCTTTAAGACTATTATCTTTAAGATTTCCTATACCTTCTTTGTTAGGATTATATATACAGCAGGGTTTTACGTCTCCGGTCGTATCTACATATTGGTGTATCCATGGATATATGCAAAATGTTTTACTGGTTGCCGCTTTTTCTATAGAGTTCATATAATGTTGTTTGTTTTTAGTAAATCTATCATTGGTTTAAAAGTTTTATTGAAATCTGAATTTCTATTTATAAGTTTGTCATTTCTATTTAAAGTATTAATACCGGTTTGTATAGTATATCTTAATCTTGTATTATCAGGGGTATTAAGCATATGTTGTTTGTAATATTTAAGTCCAGATTGTACACCTCTACTGTTAGAATCAGTGGTAAGTTTTGATACTTCTTCAACTATTTGTTTACGTAATTCTATTGGTAAAATGTTAATAGCGTATTCAAATGGCCACTCAAGTTTTGTAACCAATATATGATTTATTTTAGGATAATTAATATTGACCCAATTAAAAAATTCTTTAATGTGTAATGAGTTCATCCAAGTCAACGTGTAGTTCATTGATATTGCAAATTTTTCAGGGTATAATGTGAGTAACTCATAAAATTTACTGGTTACCTGTTCAAGGGTAGAAAACTTTGCGCCAAAACGTACATATTCAAATGTATTTTCTATACCATCAATGCTAAGTTGCAATAAAAATTTTCGAAAATATTTTATGTATTTTAAAATTCTATCATCAAATGTAGTACCATTAGTAGTAAGATTTACCTGTGCCATTGGAGCATACGGTTGTTCTATTAACCAATCTAAAAAATCATACACTACGGGATTTATTAACGGTTCACCTCCTAATATTTCTAGGTTTATTGTTCGATGAGTAACGCTATTAGCGTCGGATAGCATTTTTTTTAAAAATTCAGCTTTTATCGGTCGCTTTTTGTGAATTGAAGTATATATTTTTTTCTGTGTAGAATTTTTAATTTCAGTAGCCAATTGAGAACTATTTGTAGGTGAGCAAGTAATACATTTTAAATTACATAAATTATCAAAAGAAATAGATACTGTAATAAAGTTTTCATTTTCGAGATCCATGTAATTCATTCGGTGACTCCATGTGCCACCATTAGACTCTGTTTCAATACAATATCTACAATTTTCTTCAACGTCTAATTGTGATAATTTCTGTTGATATTCTTCATATGAATTAGCATCAATAGGATTTTTAAACCAACAACAAGGTCTAAACGGTGGTTCTTCATTACCTATGAAGATTGCATTTTTATGTGCCCTACATTCTTTAAATGGAGTTAGATCCATGCAGATAACTCCGGAAAGTTTTCTTCAAAGTTCTTATCGCGGCGTTTGTCATATTCACTAATGAATTTTGCAAACTGTTGCCTACGCCATTCACGGTCATCAGTTGTCATTGTGTCATGTCTTGCTTTCCAAAAATCATAGACCATCTGCCATGTTTCACGTTCTACATTTGCAATCTGACCATTATCAACTATAAACGTATTCATTTTGGTAAAATACTTGTCACAATAATCTGGAAGTATTCTTAAATCAAACTGTTTAGGGTCAACTAATCTTGCACAGTTAAACATAATATCAACACCTTCACTACGCATTTGAATGATTTTCTCAGCAAACGTTTGAAAGTTGAAGATACTCATTAGTCCAAATGTAACCATTACACGAATAGGTACACGGAATGTTGTGCTGACTTTGCGTACAGTTTGTTCCCAACGTGCAATATCTAAACCATCACGTATGTACTCAGCCTGAGGCCCCCATGTATCCATACTAGTGTAAACTTCTAAACCTTTGATAGTTTTAGCGTTTAATAGTGTTGTTGCTTTTTCAAAGAACATATTTAAATTTTTATCAGGCACACATAGGTTTGTATTAACGACTAATGTTAAGTTTGGATTATGATTTTGTGATACAAAGTCTAACAACTTCATAAAGTTTCGTGTTGCCAATGGTTCACCACCTGTGATACGCAAATACTTCAAGTCTTTGTATGCGTCAGGCAACCATTTCCAGAATGCGTCAATATATGGATTGTTATCTTCTGGGAGCATGTCATGTAATTTATCAGCATGAACAGTGGGATCCTCTACTGGATAGCTTCCATACTTGCGTACCTCGTTCTCCCACTTACTTGATTGCCCCGGACTGCAATAACTACAACCAAAGTTACATACATTACTAAAACTTAATTCCAAGTAGCTTGGGTTCACGTGTCTATCAAACGGTGCATCAATCAGTTCTTGTCTACGTTCAATAGCATATGCTTCATTAGTGAAACGTTTGCGGTCACTGATAACATCAGGATTGATTGATTCCATGTCAAAGCAATAATAACATTCTTTTGGCTTCTCGCCATTCATCATCTGTCTACGCTGTTCAATCTTGTGTGCGGTGTTATGTAACATACTAGGATCACGCTGTACATCTTCTAAGTTCCAACGATGAATAGGTGGGTGATAGCATGAGTGATTCTCACCCATACCAAAATGCATAGTGGCCATCAACCATTTAGCTGAACAGAATGAATCTTTAATTTTATCGGGTATAATTGGTATCATAGTATATCTTTTAATTCTGGTATATAGTTATTATAATCTAAACCACGTGCGTTGTCAACTGCTATTATAAATTCTTTTGCTTTCTTTAACAAGTCGGGCTGGTACGGTTCATGTAATTTATTTAATAAATCTTTGCGTTGCCATTCATGTAATCTGTTTGCATAATGACTACGCAATTCTTCTTTATAAAAATCGGGTAATGCCGCAATACTTAGATAGTCCGGGTATAATACATAGTTGTGATGCGGTGTTTTGTTATAGTTTGTTTCCAACCAATTACCAAACTCTGCTAGATGGTAGATATTTAAAATGCTAACAGTCTGTGTTACATGCCAATTTAAGTTTGGCAACTTAGTTAGTTTCTCAATACTCGCTATTGTTTCTTCCCACTGAGTAGGATAACGTATGTAATAGTTACGATTACCCAAATCGTCAATGCTTGCATTGACTGTGACTTGCTTAAATTCTTTCCATAACTCAATTAGTCTGTCAGGTATATCCATCATGTTCAAACTATAAACTAGATGAACGTTTTGTGCTGTACCCAATGTAATCAAGTGCTTTAAGTATTCAAAGTGAGCCTTAATCAATGTAGGTTCACCACCATTGATATAGATTTCTTCTACATTTTGACTTTTGTTTGCTAAATCCCAATAGAAATCTTCATTCTCAAACCATTTGAAATTCTCCATTGCACGTAGTTTAAACCAAGGTAATACGTTAGCAATCTTCTTCTCATCAGGGTACCACTTAGTACTGCTATAACTATTACATGTTAAGCAGGCATTGTTGCACACATTACCCAAACGTAGCTCTACATATATTAAATTAATGTCTTTTAGTTTTGCTGATTTTTCAAGTTTAGGGATAATGTGTGCCCAACGCTCATTCTCATACTGGCGTTTACTTTTAATGCCAGCATCTTCATCTTTCCAGCAACCTTCACATTCAATAGGTCGTTTGCCGTCAATCATTGCTTGTCTAACTTCAACAAACTTTTCACTGTTCATTATATCTTCCACGCTATCATCGTCTAGCATGACAAGATTTTGTGTATTAGATTTCTTTGCCCAACTTACCGCATCAGTATGATTGCTACGGCAACAGAGGCTTGCGCCTCCGTTTGGATGTGTGGCTAAATGCATCCAAGGTAATACGCATAGAGTGTTACTCATTGTATATATTCTCTCATATTTTCGTGTTCAGGGAAGTATTCAAAAAAATCTTTATTTCTTATACTATCTAGTATGAAGTGTTTTTCAAATTTTTCTTTGTTTATTGGTATTGATTCAGAAAACATAAACATTTTAATATTTTCTATATTTGTTTTTATTGCAGATCCACCTAAAAATCTGCCAAATTTACCCCCATCTAAATCTATGATAAACGTATCTAACATAGTTGCTATTTCTTGTTTTTTAAAGTCAGGTAATTCTTGTAGATTAAATTCATGGCTTTCGTCTAAGCACCATATGGTAAAATTATACCTTAATGATAATTTTTCTTGTAATAACGTTTTAATTAATTCCACGTAACTATAAACATTAACCCAAGAAATTACACTGTGTATAGACCATTGAACGTTACTTTCTTTAATAAGTTTTATATTAGCAAGTATGTCTCCCCAAACAGTTCCGTCTCTCCAATATTCTGCTCTTTTACCTTCGGCATCAATGCTTGTTTGTACATGTACACTTTTAAAATGTTTCCAATAATCAAACACTGAATTATTTTTATATGTCAATCTACTAGTATTTGTAGAATATACTAACTCGACATTTTTAGCAGTATCATTATCAACATAATATTTTAAAATGTTCCAATGTTCTTCTTGCATCATTGGTTCACCACCTGCAAAATATATCCTAGTAACATTAGGATATTGATTTTCTATTTCCGATATTATATTTTTATTTTGAGTAATACCACGTTCCGGTGTTTTGTGAAATCTGTTCAATGAAGTATTTTGTATGTGCTCGACTGCAATAGAACTACTAAACAATGGATTACATGTCCTACATTTAAAATTACAAAGATTGTTAAATCGTAAATCTAAATAATACAATTTAAATTCATCAATTGATCCATCACTATTCGTTGTTGTCCTAACTATGTCCGCAACATCTTTCATTGTGCGATTAGAATTTTGTCTCATTGACTTAAATCCCATATCTTCTTTTTTATAACATGATGAACATATATCATTTTTTATGCCATTTGTCATGTCTACACGTAATTGTTTCATGGCATCACTGTTCCATGCTTCTGCTAACTTTGCATCCCCGTACTGATTTAATGGTTTTCCTACACAACAAGGTGCAATTTTACCATCAGGACCTACATATAAATGTGACCATGGCAATACGCACCATACGTCATCATTGTTTTGCATAAACTACTTTACCCGGTACGTATGGATTTTCAAATCCATTAAATTGATTTACTATCTTTCCGTTAAAACTATCATCGTGTGTTAAAATATAACTGTAAGTTTGGTCAAAAATGTGTGAGTACAATTCTGGTTTATCATATAAGAAATAAGGACACATACAACTAAAGGTAATTTCCTTTGTTCTACATCTTGCCATGGTTGATATTAAATGCATAGCAAATGATTTGGCGCTAGGATATCCCACTCCTTCTGGATAATTTTCACGTTCATATTGAAATGACATTGTGGAACCCATATATACTACTTTACTGCCGACAATTAAATTGTCATACAATGATGCAATAATTTGATGAGGAATAGTTACTGCTCTGTTTATTGTTTGAACATACTCAATAGGATTTGGTTCTTTAAATAGTTGATTTGCTAATCCTGGATAACCTGATCCATTTTGATTAAACAATATAATATCAATTACGGATAGTTCACTGGACAATTCTAAACATTTACTTTTAACTTGTTTAGTATCACTATAGTTGATATATCTATCATCTATGTGATTAGTATTGTGATCCTTATATGAAAAATTTATTACACGATTACCATCATCTCTGGCTTTTTTCACAAATTGATTTCCAAATTTATCAGGTGTTCCTCCACCCACTACTAAAATATTTTTACTCATTGTATGCTATCCCACCATGTTAATAATTTAGGGTTTCGACTATATATGTTACGCATTGTGACTTTCTCATCACCTCGTATCTTTTCTAAGTGTTCAACCCAACGTTTGCCATTCAATCTTGCAGTTTTATACTTATCAGGCCATTCTTCTTCATGCGTTTTGCGGCTGTCTTTTAATGCCTGTAAATTGCCAATAAAACTACGTTGTTTCCAAGTAGCACGTGATTCGCAATATAAAAGTATGTCATCTACCATTTCATTTAATATTTCACGTGGCCAACTAGTTGGACTCCACATAATATCTGGATGAAATGCAAATGTAATCTTTGTAATAATTTCAACATCTAATTCAATGCTTAAATCAAACAACTCTTTTAACGAGAACATTCCGGGTGCGGTAATAGTCAAATCTAACTTCATCTTGTCTTTACCACCGGGCAATGCTAAACCTTGTTTAAAATTTTCTAACCATTTGTCCCATTTGATTCCAGTACGGATGTATTCTACAATATCACCTGTACCATCAATGCTAGCACACATCATCCAATCCTTGTAATGTGGTAGGTAGTCATATAAGTTTTTCTGACCAAATTGAACACGACTTAAATTACTATTATAGCGCATATAGCAATTCTTGGCAGAGCCATTTTTTAACATTTCTTCTAATGTCCACCAATGAACATCATACATCAATGGTTCGCCACCAACCCAATACATTTCTTCTACGATACCACGACTTACTGCATCACGAAATTCAGGTTCAACCACATTTTGTTGAAAGTCTTGCATTGCTGATTTAATTTCAGGAACCATAAAGGGTTGATTTTTAGGAGTCCACATATTATGAATCTTCTTTTCAGTTTCCCATGTTGAACTTAATTGTTCACCACACATGCGACACTTAAAATTACATAGATTACTAAAACGATAATCAAAACTTATTGGCTCCATTGAAGTGAATCCAGTATCGTCTGTAGTATCAAATGCTTGTTGAATTTTATCTTTAAACAATACGCCAGTGAACCATCCACGATAGCTTTCACCCTCCATCAATAAGTTTTTATTGCACACATCACATTGAGGTATCTCTTCACCTCGCATTAGTTTTACACGAATATCTTTCATGTAGTCACTATTCCAGTGTTCTTTTAAACTTACTGGTTGGTAATCATCCAATGCAGTTTTACTTTCAGTTACAGCGCCATACTTTGAATCGTTACTACTATCAATATATTGCTTTTGAAATGAATGTTCTTCTCTGCTAGCACAACACATCCTACGTTCGCTTTGTGGACTGATATAGGTATGTGTCCAGGGTGCCATACAAAATACTTTATTGGGGCTATCTGGATGCGGTTTAGCATCTGTTCCCCATATTGGCATTATTTTATTTGTCATTGTAAATCTGGATTAACAAACACATCTTTACTTGGATCTTCAGGCGGATGATCCGGTATTAAATCAACACCTTGACGATAATTTTGTGTGTTAATTTCCTCTGCAGTGGGCAACTCTGTTTGAATACTATCATAGAAAGCAACAAACTCTGGCGGGAATGTTGCACGGAAGTTCTTACCACGACGGACATCATACTGAGCATAGAACTGTTTAAAGTCTCTACGATTCTGTTCAATGTCTTTAACATTCTTATGAGGAGTCTTAATAACGTCAAGGTAATCAATCAATCGTTGAGTCTGTTCACGTTCAATGCTCATAAGCATTTGTTTACCATCACTTGTACGGAAATCCATAGCAATCTGATTATCTAACCATACTTGCAATTGGTCTTTATACTTCTGACGAATCTCTGTTGGCAACATAGCACAAGATTGGAAGCTAGGGAAGCGCAAGATGTTCAAGCTCATCGTAGGATAAACTGTGTTATGAATCTTTTTGAATTCCATCATCTGATCCATGAACTGAACAATACTAGACAAACATAAGCTATTGATAGTCATCATCATGTGTGTCTTTTTGATGTTACCTTCAGTGTGCAATCTACCTAAGTTATGAATCCATTTGTTCCAATCAAAGCCATCACGTATATATTCAGCGTGAGAACCAAATGCTTCACAGCTTGTATAGACTTCCATGTAGGGGACAAAGTGACTATACTCAATTAACTTGTCCATAATATCATCTTTGGGAACTAAGTTACTATTGATAGCATAACGTAATACTTTACCATCTGGACGATTTGTGGCACGTTCTTGATTATTACGGAACCATTCAAAAAGCTTCCATACACCAGGAGCCATAAGTGGTTCACCACCTGTAATTCGAATTTCTTCTAAGTTGTCAGCAAGTCCTTCTTCCCACCAACGCCAGAACGCTTGAATGTATGGGTTAATGTCATCTGGTAATGGCTTAGCATGGTCAGCTTCATTAATAAAGTGACTACGTGCATCACCGTCGATATTACGATAAGGACCAAACTTGTGAATATCTTTAACCCATGTTGTGCTGAAACTTGGATTGCAATAACTACAGGCAAAGTTACATGTACGGTCAAAAGAAATCTCTAATGTTTTCAACATTGTATTCTCTTGCCAATCAGCTTTAGCAGTTTTAAGAATGTCTGATTCTTCAAATACAGCAGTTTTGTAAACACGGTCACTCATGTTATCACGACCAATATCTTCAATCTTCCAACAGTATTCACACTCTTGTGGGCGTTTACCTTCTTGCATCAACTTACGCATATACTTCTTATGTGGAGTATTGTGAATTGCTGATGGATTAGTGAGTAACTCTGCCGCATCAATTTGATGCCCCAATGGGTGGTGACAACTAGTTGTTTGTCCGTTACCCAACCATATTGTAGCGTTTAGCCACTTAGCGGCACAATAGCTATCGCTAATAGGGTCAATAAGTCTTGCTTTGTATTGTGCGAATGATTCTTCGTGTTTCTTGCCTGCCATTTTATTCCTTAATGTTTAGTGTGCGCTTTGATACATTCTCTCCAGTAACTCTTTAGTTCTGGAAATGTTTCTATAAAATTCGTTTGCCTGCGTCTATCATATTCTGTGATGAACAGGTAGAAGTTCTTTTTATTTAGTAGTAATTGATCCTGGGGTAGAGATTCTTTCATTATAGCAAGGTCTCGCTTGATTTTCAATAGCTCATATGGTTTAAAGCCTTCGAATGTTTCCAAATAGTCGTCACCTTGTACATTATCTTCCATGTACTTTAAGCAACGTTCTACTTCATCGATACCATATTGTCCTGCATTTTGAATACTGAACCAGGGAGGGTATCTTAGTATTGGAATATCAAAGAATACACGTTGATATTTCTTCTGGGTATAAACTTTGTGTACAATGTCGTTCTCTTTTTCTACCTCAGTTTGTTCGGGTGCAATTTCAAATTCAACTTGACTTCTTCCACCAAACTCTGCTCTTAACTCTAGTACCATCTCCAAGAACTTATGTAAGCTAGGAATGGACATGATATTAAATGTATTGATAAAGCTAACAGTACTGTACTTTGTCTCACGCAAGAAGGTTCTAACGTTATCCAACATGCGTTCAAACTCTAACCCAGTACGCATATATTCTGCTTGCTCGCCAAACCCATCAAGTGATACAAACAACCAAAAGTGTTTAAATCCTTTATCTACGTACCAGTTATTACCACTATGTACGTTGAAGTTTTCTTTATCCTCGTATGTGCGTAGTTCTTCTAATGCTTTAACTTTCTCGACAAACTTGTCAAATAACTTTTGATCCGGAGGACACATGTTACTTGTTATAGATAACTCAAGTTGACCATGTGGATTCTCATTCACATAGTCTAAGACTTTGAAAGTGTTCTTATCCATAAGTGGCTCACCACCTGTCATTCTGAACACACGTAGTTTACGATAGATTTCAGGGAACCATTGCCAAAATGCTTCAACATAAGGATTGTCTTTATTAGACACTTTGAGTGGCATCATTCCTTTTTGTTCTAATGCTTCTAAGTTATTATGTGTCATTCCGGTTAATTGATAACCACCGTGCTTCTTAACTTCTTCTTCCCAACTACTGGAAAGATGTGGACTACAATACATACATTTAAAGTTACATGCTTGATTGAAATTGACTTCTATATATCGAGGGACAACATCATAGTCAAACTTGTTTTCAGTGACTTCTTCAAATGTAGGTGCATTCCACCATTCACTACTGCGATAATGTCTGTCACTCATATGACCTTTGGGATCATCACTTTTAGCATCTTCTACTTTCCAACAATAGCTACAACCTTCAGGACGTTTACCCTCAAGCATTTGTTTACGTTCGTGTATTTTGGTAGGAGTATTGTGTAGTACACTGGGCTTATCTTTCAATAACTCCAATGGTATCTTGTGGGTGGGTGGGTGATAACAACTTTGAGTCAATCCACTAGGCAAGTGAATAGATACTTGTTGCCATTTAGCAAGACATAGTGATGGACTGACCGCATTTAAGCGGTCACGCATGTCTCTAGCAAACTGGTCGTACTCACCGCTCATTACCAGCCCTGAATCTGACGAATAACTTCCATCTCTGTTACCAGTGGGCCACGATTGTATTTGTCTGCCCCATAATGACGTTTAAAGAATTTACTTTGTAAGCCATCTAATGTAGCCATAGGTAGTCCTAGTTTATCATGTAGTGCGGCTCCTAACAATGCTGATTCACGCACAGGATCTCTATTCACATGTTCTTCCCACAATGTGATATAGTTGTCAAACCATTGAACATTAGTGTGATCCCATTCTGTAAGCATAGTCATATATGTACCAAGACGAGCACCATATATAGCCCATTCACCATTCTCAACATCCATACCAACATTATGCCATATGGTCAGATTGTCTAAGTTACGACTTGCCACCGTTTCTTTAAATTGGTCTACAGTAGGGCGTGCACCTCTATCCAAACTCATCTTAACACCTTCACGGAAACCTGCACGCCAAGCTTGGAATGGTGTCATGTTTGGATATGTAGTTGAATAACAATCCCACATAGCCCAATACAAGTTGTCATCACCTCCCATACAGAAGTCAGCAATACGTGAAACATCTCCGTCTTTCTGATGTTCATGGGTTTTCATGTTAGCCACATATTCTTTAGTCCATGAACTCATGCCACCATTACCATAACGCAATCCGTTGATGTTATTGATAGCTTTCCAACGAAACTGCGCTTGTCTAAACTTTTCGTCTTTGCCTGTAAAGTCTAATTGAATGTTGAAAAAACTTTCTTCTGGCATGTTGTCGCCATCAATTAGAATGAAGCGTTCTGTATCACTTGCCTCACCTGCGGCTTTGTGTGCGGCATCACTACCTTTAACATTGTCAACACGTTTTGCCCAAGGCACCATGTGTTTGACTTTAAGCCAAAATTCTTCTTTTTGTGGTTCATCATAGCTAAGATAAATGCAATCTAAGTCTGCTACATCAATAATATCATTCGAGTTCATAAGTTGTTAATTTCCAATTAATAGTTTTACCTTTGTAGTTTTTATCTACTACAATACTAATATCTTCTTCGGCACAAATAATACCATCTTCCTTATTGGGCATAAGCTTTGATACAACTGCACTTGTAACTACAGTAGATATTTTCCCGTCAATAATCCTAACGTCCGGTCTACCTATTGCATATGTTGTTGCATCGATAACAATGTAATTACCTTCTGGTTTTTCACAGGTATAAAATAATACATTACCTTTATCATCATAATATAACCTGAATTCAGGTTTAGTGATAGTTGGTGCTTCCCAAAGTATTACGTGTTCCATTTGTATTTCTCTATAATTTTATCACTAAAAGACTTTATATGATAGTGAAATGGATATTCTTGTACATAAGTATTCACCTTAATTGCGTCAGGTGTACATTCATATACCAAAGTATCAGTCCAATTTTCAGTAAATGTTCCGGTGACAAACTGTTTCATATGTATCATACAAAATTCGTTAAAATTGGGTAGTGTGGTTTTTTCTACTCCAATTATATGACTTGCAATTGCATAAACCCAATCAGTTGTTGCTTCTTCTGTGGGATTACATTTTAGTATTGCTTTGTATTCTTCCCAATTTTCAAACACATCTCTAACTATTCTGTAAAACTTTTCTGCTGTATCTGATTTTTTAAAATATGTAATAGCATTATAGATATCAGGTAAATTGTTATCATCAATAAACTTTCTATAAACTCTTATATCAGAAATTTCACCTTTGTAGTTACGTATCTTTGTACATAATGTCACATCATTGATTGATAAGATATCAAACCAATGTTCAATACTACGGGGTAAAAATATGTCAGCTTCTAATTTAATTGTTTCATCATATGGGCTTGCTTCATATACTTGCCAATCATTTATAAGTTTCCAATCACTGTCTGGTGCTTGATCGCCGTACGGTAACATATCAGTTGTAATGATGGTTACATTGGCATCAGGCATAACTCGCTTGATACTTATTTCTAATGCTTTGGCACACTTAACATAGTCAGTTTTTTCTGTGTTCTGCGCCATGATTACAAAACCTCTAGTCATTCTATTAATTCCATAAAGTTAAGTTTATTCATCACATGAAAATCCATGTCTTTGATTGTTGTATATTCTTTTTTGACTTTACCTCGTTGCCAATTATCATATATTATAGTATATTGATTATTAAATTCATTGTCATTATTTCTATAGATATGTACATTCTTTTGACCTAAATGAACTAAATTCCACGGGATAAAATCTTGGTCAACTGAGGTATGTCCATTAACTATTCTAAGTGCAAGAGTTAATGCATAATCATTTCTAAATGTTCCAGCAACGAATCCATGTAAATTACTGTAATGTTCAAAGTTTTTCTGAACCATTTCTAAACATTCAAATATTTGTTTAGTACGATTTGATTTTTTAAATGCAACAACAGTAGCCCATAATGTTTCAAAACTATAAACACTAAGAACTTCTTGTACTAAGCCAGGTTGCATCAAATAACTTGTTTTATTGTGACAACAGAAATCATCATAATAATTAAATATGTCTAGTATCTTATTTGAGTTGACCATATAGTCAGTATCAAGCAACAATGTTTCATCGTATGGACTTAGTTCATACGCCTGATAGCGACCTTTATTGATCCAAATTCCCCAGTCTCTGTTATTGCTTTTGTCAGGTTCAACTAATATTGTGTTATCAAATTTGTAAGGATCGTTAGAAACTGAAGATTCATCTGTCACAACTGTTACAGGCATATCTAAAAAGTGATTGATTCGTTTTGCAGTAGCAACTGCCATTTTATAGTAATCAAACTTTGGCGAGTTGAATGCAAATAATATTGCCCCTCTACTCATCTCTTGTTCTCTATTTCTTTATAATCGTTATACCATGCTAGCATAATAGATGTACGGGTTTCTTTAAGTTTGGTTAAAAGAGTGATTCTATTAACGTTAACTGGATTATTAAAATTGTCAATTAAAATCATCTCCTCATCATCTGAAGAATTTAAAAAATTAATTGTTTCCGGGTCGGCTTTCCAAAGCCCACCTTGATCGGCTAGTATTAGTTTTCCATCGTATTTGTCTTTTAATTGCGCTTTGGCAGTATTGAGATTGAAGCGGGCTTTAGCCTCGCTGATTAAGGTTTTGGTATCCATCTATAACTCCTGACTTAAGAGTATTTAGATAGATACCAATCTATTGAAAAATTAAGATACTGAAACTGAACCAGCCAATGAGATTGTACCCCATGTATTGGCTAAATTAGTAACTTCTGGTGGACGAACTGTTAATACTGTTGTTGAACCTGTACCAACTGTTAAGCCGTTTGGAATTTCATCCCAAACTGTAGTGATTGTAATAACGTTACCAACGTCACCATTACTACCAACTGTACCATTTGTCTTAACAAAGATGTTGATGTTAGTTGATAGATAACCTGCTGGGCCGGTTGATGCTGTTTGATAGTAAACATTAGCATTACTTGTTGTTAGTGCATAGTAACCGCTGTTAGCACTGATAGTTGGTGAATTTCCACCACCACCTATACGTGTGACACCGCTATATGGTGTTCCAGCAATAGTTACTGTACCTGATGTAGGAGCAGACAATACAACTGTACCAACATTAGAACACAAGTTATTTAATAATAAATTGATACCGGCAGTATTATTAGCATGTGATACAGTCATTGCTAATTGACCACCTGAATTAAAGAAGTAACGTGCCGCATCTCCGTTTGCAAAAGTAACTGTTTGCGTAAAGGTTGCAATACTTGTCCAAGTGGCACCGGCTACTACAGTATTTGATGTAGTAGAGCTTTGCGTTGCCGCATTCAATCTACTTGTATAAATGGTTGTTAGATTAGTAGGAATAGCAGAAAGATATGTAATTGTTCCACCTGTTGCTGGGGCAGTTACGCTGGTGATAGAAGTACCCTGATGTGTGGCTGCATTTGCAGTTCTATTTACTAAATTAGCCCAACTTGATGCTAAAATAGTATCACCGGTTGCAACGTTTGCTAATGCAGGTTGACCATAACCAGCTGTGGTACCACCGGTAGCCCAAACAGTATTCAATGTTCCTGATGCTGTAGCCGGGTTTCCTCCAACTAAAGCATTGTAATCTGCGGCTGCAATTGTTTGATATTGTGCGTAACTCATTGTTTATCCTTAATTTATTTTAACGAAGGCTTCTACGGCCCCTATTTCATCTGTCAGTTTATCTTCCAATGAACGACCGATAGTGTTGAATGCAGTTGCCTCACCCTTTTGTGCGGCACGTGCCATACCATTGCCTGCGCTTACTAAACGCTGGCCTTTTTTAACTTTACCTATAACCTTAACTTGAACTCGTCCACCAACTGCAATTGCAGGATGGGTGTCATCATTACCTGCCATAGCGTTCATCAAGTAACCCGCAGTTGACGATACAACACCAAATACATCTTCTGATAATTCGTATTGCACCGCAGTAATTTCTTTGTCTCCGCCCATCTCAACAACAGTACCTGCATCATAGAAAGCATCAGCTTCAAAGCGTTCTGCCAAGTCAGCATAAGTTGACTGTAGTCGTGATCCTGCACTTAGTGTGAAATTACCTGTCATTGTACCGGCTGTTGTATTTGATCCAGTTGTTAATGTTGTTAATGTAACAGTTGTTGCAAGAATTGCGCCGTTGTATACTGGTAGAAGTGCTTGTACATTACTATTTGAGTAAGTGCCTCCAAAATTGATATTGGCGCCATTGGCATAATAATAACCATCTGTTCTAATACCTAAGGGACTACCTACTCCGCCTACCACTAAGTTACCACCAGTAACCCACATACTTGTACCAGCAATGCTATTAGCAGTACCTGCACCGTTCTGAGTTAATACACCTGTTAATGTTACTGCGGTTGACTGTGATCCTGCATTGATAGATTGAGTAAACAATGAACCAATATTACCAGTACCAATGTTTGCTGTACCTGAACTAATATTTGCTGTAGAACTTACAGAAATATTTGTAAAAATTCCATTTGCGCCTTGAACATTATTAACAGCAGTAACATTATTTGCTGATAAATTACCGGTAACTTGAACTGAACCAAAAGTAGTTGTGGAGTTTGCTGAACTTACAGCTAATGACACCCACGCATTTGCGTTTGATAATCCATCTGTAGGGCAAACATACAATGTGTTTGCATTAGTGTTATACCATAATTGACCAGTTAACGGATTAGCTGGTGGTGTTGTATCTGCAAAATTTTCTAGTTGGTGAACAAAGTTTGTGTCTAGTGTTTGACCATAACCAGCAAAGTTTCTTCCAGGAAGTCCTACGGAAGTGCTAGTGGTATTTATGGTACCGTCAGCGATGGTCGTTAGAACAGTTCCATCACTTTTTACAATTGTATATGCCATTTATATTACTCCGGTGTTCTCTTTTATTTATCTTATATCGTCACTAAGTTCGTTAGTGCTTGGATTCTGACAGTATAATCTATCTGAATTTGTCTATTTAAACTCTTTTGGACTGGGTGAAAAATAACGTGCGTCAATAATCGTGTAATAACGTTTCCGTTACTATCAGTTCCATAGTTTGCTAATAAACCTAATTCGTCAAAAATATAGCTTGAATCAGTTTGTGTGCTATTATCAAATGCTGCCTGTCCTGACGGCTCGCCGTAGTCTAGTAAACATTGTACCAAAATGTCTGTATATACACGGCCTGTTGTGTGAGATACAGTCATTTTATTTCTTGTAGGGTCAAGATTAAAAACACTTGTATCATCTACGATTTTAGCGTAGGTTTGATTGTATAGTGCCGCATTCTGACCTGTTGTATTTGGGGGCAAATAAGTGATAACTCCGGTTTCGTCAACTGACGCACCACCATTACCAAATGCCATTTGATAGATTTCTCCGTAGCCACGACTACTTAATGTGTCAGCAATTGCTTCTGACATATTTTCATAATTAATGGCATTATGTTTATCCACGAACACTTCCCCGTTATTGGGATCGTAGACTTTCAAAAAGCCTTCAATTTTATATGTTAATTGTATTCCTGACATTAGTTATCGCCCCGTGTTTGAACCAAAACTTCTTTAGTGTTTGGATCTGTTATTTTTAGAAATGATGAAAAATAGAAACCGCCGGACTCATCGGGCTTTGGTCCAACTTCCGGTTTGTCTTCTATTCTATTTTCTTGATTATTATTCATTTACTTATTTATCTCTTATGGAACATCAGCATTTAAGAAATTAGCACTAAATGTCGTACTAATTTGTAATGGATCACCGTCTACTAGATTATAGTTGTACGAATTCCAAGTAAGTGCGTTATAAACAGTAGGTAGTTTATTAGATGACAATATACCATAAACTTCAGAATATTTAGGAATAAATGTCTGTTCTCCTGTTCCGTTAGCACCACGTTGCAATCCTGTCACTGTGTTTGTGTCAAAGTTTACTGTGGTAAATCCAATCTGCTCACCGTTAACATATATCAAATTACCCAATATGACTGTAATTGTTAACAACTCACCTCCAGAAACCCCACCAGTTATTTTAAGTATCGGAGCTGTTGCCTCAACTGCAATATAATAATCTGCAGGGTCAACAGTCTGAGTAGTGTCATTGTTGTATACAATTACCTGACAAATTGCCTGTTTGTCACCCTCAAGACCAATGCTTATAATTCCGTCAATCTCAGCAGGAGCAGTTTCATTTTGAATGATAGTTTCTGTAATCATAGTCACATCTTCTACATAGATAGTATCGTCAGTATCTTGTAGGGTTTCAGTCAACCAAGTTCTTGTTAATGAGTTTGCTCTGTATACAGACGGTACTCCGGTCTTGTTAACATTTTGTAGATATACTGCTTGATTAGGTGTTGCTGTTGGTATCATACTTGTAATAATTACAACATCACCTGGCTCAACTGTTGATAGTATACTTAAATTATTATCAGGATTTAATCTCAATGCACTTGATGGAATACGATAACCATTTATAGTTACCCATAGTCTATCAACATTGCCTTGTTCCCACTGTGATACGTTCATTGAACCAGTGTCATTAGTCAATGCAAATACATCACCATCACGAACCGCAGTGACTCTAAAGGTTGTTGCAGAAGGTTTATCATATACATAATAAATTGCAGTAGCAGTTCCTGTACCTGTACCAACTCCTGTTGCAACAAAGTTAGTTCCTACATTATTATTCAATGCACCTATTAGTGTGAAGTCAGTAGTACCTTGACTATTGATTTGATATGTATTGCCTTCTGTAAAACTGCCAGCAGTAACTTCAGATTCCAATCCTCCCAATAAGTCAGAACCAGTAAAGATAATTGGTGTTCCTAATATTAATTCAAGTGAACTAGATACTGTTATTCTGTCATTAGATGCAGTTGTGGCAGTAGCAAGAGTAGTTGTAATTGTGAATGTCTTATCTAACCAAACATATCCACCACCAGTCCAAGTTGATACTATTGTTACTGGATCGTTAATTGCATTTGCTGTAGGATCATATGCACTATTGTATAACGCAATTTGAGTTGCACTTATAATTTTAGCATAATATGTATTATTGTTTAGTTGTACAGATCCTAACGTTCCGTCAATTCTAACAATATCATTTTCTGCTAAATTATGCGGTACACCAGTTGTAATAGACACAGCAGGATTTCCACTAACTTCAGCTAGAATTGCGCCTGAAGTAGTAACTTGAACCATTACAGGTCCGCTAGGTGTTTCTGATATAGTAAAATCAAATCCATTAACTACTGTTTTAATAAAATACACTGTTCCGTCACACAATATATTACCATATGGTGTTGCAGGATTAGAACGCTTAAACATAATTGGTTGTCCAGGAGAGAATCCTATAGTGGAAGAACAAGTAACCACATTAGTAGTAATCGTTGTGCTGGTTATACCAACTGTAATTGGAGCGGTAATAAGATTGTCTACTCCTGATATTGGCGCTACTGTTGGTGGATTAGTAATGCCAATCATTGAGCCAAAATCAGTAGTCAATTGTATCGCCGAGCCGCCCGGTGTTTCTGATACTGCAAATTCAGTCGAGCTAATAATATTTACTACATAATAAGTTTGGTTAGCAACGATGCCACCAAATGTTGTACCAGTAAATGTGATAGCGTCATTAATATTCAATGAATTTGTGTTACCTGAACTTAAAGTTAAGTAGTCAGGTCCTGGACTATACAATCCGGTGCCGGCTGTTCCAGTTCCGGTGCCTACACCAGTTGCTGTAAACATAGTTCCTACATTGTTGTCAACTGATCCTATCAATGTAAAGTTTGTTGTACCAACTGTCAATATTTCATAGGTAGCACCTATAGTAAACGATCCAGCAGTAGTTATTACTCCGCCATCAAAACCAATTGCCGCAGTGCCTGTTCCAGTACCCGCACCACTAGCAGTAAACAAACTTTCAAGTGAAGTACCTGTTCCTGATCCTATTCCTGTAGCTACAAAAATGTTGTTTAAAGCAGTGCCTGTACCTGTACCAACGCCTGTTGCAACAAATTCCAGACCAATTGTATTTGACGATGCACCTATTAATGTAAAATCAGTAGTACCGATTGAATTTATAATATATACATTTCCAATAACAAACGAGCCAGCAGCCACTTGAGTGGCGCCGATCAATGTAAAGTCAGTAGTACCTAATCCATCAATAGTATATGAAGTGCCTATAACGAACGAGCCGGCATTTATTTGAGTTGAACCAATTAGGGTGAAGTCCGTCGTTCCAACTTTAGTAATAACATACTCACTACCTACTAAGAATTGTCCGGCGGTTATATTTGCATCATATCCCGGTGTATGAGTTGTACTACCTATGAAGAATGAATTAGTAGTTGATCCAGAGAAAGTTCCACCATACGTAGTATGTAGATATTGTCTATCAGTTAAGTTATAGCTTGTAACTGCAACAGTATCGCCTGCACTTGTTCCAAAGTTTAAGCTTAATGTTTCAGTATTGAAATCAATAGTATAGTCAGATGTTTCTACTAAACGTCTACCATTGTGTTCAACAATAGCATTTTTGGCATTATCGCCACCTACATAATTAGATAACGTAAACTCAGTAACAGCAGTTGTAAGTTCGAATAACTCTACTTCTGGGACTGTGTATCCATACTGAACTGGCGCGGTCTCACCAAAAACAGATAATACAACAAAGTCATTTGCTTGAGTATATTGATTAGCGAAAACAATCTTTGCTGTTATACCCTCATCTGCAATAGCTATTGCATAGTCATTTGTAACGCATAATGCTATACCAGTTGCATTAGCTAATGTTACATTTGTTCCACTTGATGTTAATGATACAGTAAACTCATTACCAACAATAGAAGTAATATAATATTGTTGCTGTGCTATTAGTCCAGACGAAACGAATGATCCAGTATCTATCGCATCACTGAACACAATTGTGTCACCTACCTCATAATGATCGGTACTATTAACAACAATAGTATTTGTTCCACTATTTGTTTCTGAAACAATACCCTGTTCGCCTAATACTAAATTAGTGCCGTTGTGAATAAGTATAGGATCCGTCCAAACTAATCCATTTGTTGATTGGATGTTTACAAGCATTATTCCAGTAGCAGATGTAACATCAAATGTAGGGCCTGCTATACCACCTGACACAGATGCAGATATAGTTATTTTGTTAGTTATGTAACTTATTGTCTTTATCCAATATGTAGTACCGGATACTATTCCACCAAACACTGCACCTTGGAATGTTATAGGTGCATTTACCGCAAAATAATCTACTGACTCGCATACGATGCCATTATCAATCGCATCCGTTTCGATTGCGTTAACTGATTTTGGATCAGTATTTGGTCGTATTACTCCGGAGCCATTAAATCTATCAGCAGAATAATTACAGTTCAATGGCATCTCAACAAAACCAGTCGAGATATTATCAACGAACGGTATAGTTTGCGAATTGGCTTTAACTAGTTGATTACCATTGCCTACTTCGTATACATCTAGTCGTAGTGTATGGTCTACTGCTAATGCTGTTCCGATAGTAACTACTTTATTCACCCAGTCAACAGTAAAATCATAAATTCTTATACTAGTATTTGTTGCAGTTGTAATATCAAACAATGATATATTTGCCGGGTTCTCTACAACACCTTCAAATGAGAACTCTGTTTGACCAGAGTCTGGTACTATTTCAGTAGAGACAACATTGTAACCAGCATGTCCGTATATTGACGTATCCCAATCAGTGCCAGGTCTTGTTGTGACAATCATTGTTAAATTATCAGATACTACCCCAGGAACTAATTCTTCTGGACCATAACCTGCAGTGAATGCATCTCCTTGTACATCGTATACAGTAGGTGCAGTTTCAAACACAGATGAACTAATCCAAGTATTTCCATTATTTGTACTTGTAATGATAGCGTTATCATCACCTACTACTATCCATTCACCATCAATACTGTTATATGTTATACCATTTAAATCTTTTGTTGTACCTGACGTTTTAATCGTCCAAGTATATCCATCAGATGATGTTTTAATAGTACCTGTATTACCCACAGCCATAAACAATGAGTTAGCATACAACACATCATTTAATGTAGGACCTGTTGGGTAGATGTACATAAATGTAGTTGAAGGTGGATTAGTTGCATTCAATGTAATTGGAGATCCACCTGATGTAGTGCTTACTTTAAGTTGTGTAGAAGAAGTAACATCAACTACATAGTAAGTTGTACCGGATGAAATCACATTAAATGACTGAGTAAATCTTACTGTATTACCTACTTGGAATCCAGTAGTACTGCCAACGTTAATAACGTTAGTGCTTGCGTTTACACTAATAATGTTAGATTCATTTAGTCCAAACCAATTAGTGCCGTTCAATGATGTATATATTACACCATCCTCACCAACAGCAACAATCATTGAACTGCTTGATGTAACACCGTTAAATCCTTTGTATGATACAATAGGAAGTGTAGTCCAAACGTATCCATCAGAACTGATTTTAATAACACTTGTTCCTTGTGTAGATCCGGATATTATCTCTTGACCATTACCAACAGATATAAAACCTACATAGCTAGGTATGTTTACATACGTTACACTGTTTAAATTATTTACTAATCCATTAGTAAATGTGTCTACTTGTGCCCATGAGAACGTATCAGTTGATAATACAATGTTTTCTCCTACTGCAATCCAAATAGCATTTCCATAAGCAACACTTGATAGTGAAGTAGATTCTACAGATAATAAAGTAGAATCGTAATTATTTATAGAATAGGGTGTAGCATCATAGGGTGTGAAGGCTCCGCCGGCAGTAGTAAACACTATACCATCAGTACTTGTGTAAATAGGTGTAGTTGCACTTTCACAAACTATTACGAACAATCCATTAGCATAGATTATGTCAGAAGCATTAACTGGAATATTTACTAATTTGTTTATTGCCCAACTTGATGCATCTACGCTTAACAGTGATGCAGAATATTCAGGTGTATTTGCGGCTGCAACATATGTTGTACCGTTCCAAGAAATAGCAACAGTATCTACACTTGTTGGGTAGAATGGTTGGTCTTGCAATATAGTATCTAATGTATATTGATCTTCCGGAGCAAATGCATTATCTAAATATGTACTATTTGGATAAGTAATGCCTTCAATCAATTGTGTTAAATCTACACCAGGCATATTAACTGTAGGGTCATAGTAACCAATGATACGATCCAACTCGTTGAGTTTTCTACTACCACTATTTAATAATTCCCATTTACCTATAATGAATTCATTATCATTGTTACTGATAATACATTGCCATACTTGGTTGTTATACTTAACAATACTTTGATTGAAGTAGAATGGCTCTGGTAAAAAAACATAATCACCCAATGTGTATTCTGTTTCTAATACTAGACCATTTACCGGGACATTTAATAAAGGATTAGCATATACTTCACATTGTGTTGCAGAAATTACTTTTAAGTAATATTGACGTACTATACCTGCAGGAGTACCAGAACCAATTACACTTGTAACGTTTCCGTCTGATTCTACTGGTAATAAGAAATCATAATTTGGATTAGTGTTAGCGACTATTACATCAATTCCACTAACAGTTAATACCAAATCATTTAATGGACTTGTTCCACCTAAATCAGTTCCAGAAATAGTGATAGTGTTATCAAACGTGTATCCTGAACCCGGATTTACTATATCAATGGTATATCCACCTAATTTCTTACCAACATTGAATGTTGGCGAAGATATTGGATCTTGCGTAAAGACTGTTTCTAGTATTTCATCCGTTAATCCGATTGCAGGATCACCTAATGTGTCTGTCAATGTGATATAAGGGTTATCCGCTGTTAATGTCATCTGACCATTGTCAGTAGTTAATACAAGGTCACTGCCTCCTATTGTATCAGTAATAGTAAACGTGTCGCCACCTAAATCATAGCTATTGATAAAATATGTTACTAATGCAACTACATTACCAAATACCGCACCAGAGAATGATATTGGCATGCCAATATAGAATCCGGTTGTTAGTGTGCCTGAGGCTAATGTATATTCATTAGTAGATGAAGATGAGCTTGCCACTTCAACAGCTAATGCACCGTTAGATACTACATAGTATGTGTCACCTGCAGTTAATCCGCCGATGCTTTCAGACAATACAAACGGTAAGTTGTTGTATATGTTTGTTAATCCACCGCTTAGATATCTCAAATATAAATAATCACCGTTGCTTGTAGCGGCTACTGTATCTCTTGTTACTAAATTACCATTAGTTCCTGATACACCAGTACCTACACTAGCTACAGTTGGGTAGAACGTAAACAATTGACCAGTAACTTGTCCTGGGCTTACTGGTAGTCCAACGTTCATTGTCATTGAACCTGTTGCAGTTGTTAGTTGTACCGCAGTAGTTTGGCTAGTTAATGTGCAACTACCTGTTGCAGTACTCAATGTTGTGACCGGTCCGTTGATAGTAGATGACAATGTAATTTGTGTACCATTGTAAATGCTTGCAACATAATAAATTTGACCTGCAACAAGACCACCAAACATAGTTCCAGTAAAGATTATCGGGTCATTCACACTTAATTCTAACGTAGAACCAACTGTTACTAAGTTAGTTGTTACAGTAGTGTTAGTTGCTGTTAATATTAAAGGATCATTTGTTGTTGATATAGTAAATGTTTCACTATCTATAACAGTTATGATATAGTAAGTTTCATTTTCAATGATACCACCAAATACATTTCCAACAAAGTATACAGGTAGACCAACATAGAAGCCACTAGTTCCCGCAGTACCTGTTGGTAGTGTTGGAGTTGTAATGAAGTTGGTTGTTAATTCTGTTGCTGTTACATCTAATATACCAGGATATGCAATTGTAACAATAGCTGTGTTAGTTACTTCACCGGCGTAGCAAGACAAGCCGGCTGCGGTAACGGTGTAGTCAGTTAATGGCAGTACTGAACCACTAACTGTAGTTGATATTGAGAAGTCACTCTCATTTATAACTTCAGCTACATAGTAGGTAGTATTATTTGTAATTACTGGACCTACTGCGCCAACAAATTTAACTGGCATTCCAACATAGAAACCAATTGTTGATCCGGAAGCATTTGGTTGGGTACTGTCGTAAGTTAATCTCACTGCATCATTTGCGGCTACTGTTTCACCTACTTGACGGATAAATGATGACCATGTAAGCACTTGGTCATTTGTAATATCTTGTATTTCAAATGTTGCACCTTGTGCGCTTGCCAAAATATCATTAACCGGTGGCTGAGTTTGTTCTAATGTAATAGCAGAACTTGCAATTCTTGTGCTGTTATTAAATAAACCAGCATAAAAGCTACCATAAAAATTGTCAGGTGCCCACTCAGTTACTTGAGAATCATATGTAGTTCTATCAAATCGTAATGTAATGATATTTTCTCTAGTTGGTAAAGAAGTTGAAACACAACTTGCTCTGGCACTTACTGCAATATTATTATTACTTCCGGTTCCAGTATTAGTTAGTACGACTCTATCATGGTCTTGTAATGCATTTGCGTAACTAGTATACAATGCAACAACATAGAAAGGAGTATTTTCTAATACTGCTAGATAATAATATTGACCATCATCTAATCCACCCACCGCAGTGGTATCAGTACCTACATAGTATTGTATTAAATCACCTGTTTGTACAAATTGAGTTTGTAATGTAATTGTGTTTGTTAGTACATCAACATCGGTACTAGCAAATGTTACAATCTCACTCGGATCAATTCGAATTTCTGGCAATACTTGATAACCTTCACCTGGATCGATTACATCAATTCGTAGAATCGTATCTAAGTTCATCACAGGTTGTAATATAGCCGCACGTCTTGGTGCTGGATATATAGTTGTATCAATATATGCAGTGACCTTTGGTGGTTCAGCATAACCTCTACCGCCATTTAATAACAACACAGGAGGTAAGTCAATGATAATTTGTTCACCGGGGAGATGATTTGTTATGGTAGTACCGTTAACTCCACGAGTCAATCCACTCAATGTGCTATATGCTCTATCAACACTACTGTATGCAATTTCCTCTTCACCTATTAATATAACACCTGTAGTTGGGAAGCCGTATACATTATCAACAACCATTGATATGCTATTCAATGTCAAATATGATAATAATAAAGTGATTGGATAATCATTTACCCCGGTGATGCTTAAGCCTTGATTATTGAACCAATTGATATATGGTTGAGTTTGCCAGATAGGGTCAGTTGGCAAGTATTGATTGATACTACTTGGATTAGCGTATACTAATTCAGGAGTGATATACTGTTGAAACTGTGTGTTATATTGTGCAGGTAAATCAAAATCAGTTATCTCACCTTCGTACACATTAGTGCCAGTGTATTTAAATAAGAAGTCTTTGATTACCACATGATAAGGTTTAGCTTCATTTAAATAACCTGCTAAGAATTCTTGGTTATCACTTTGGAATACTTCTAATGGTAATAATTCACGTATGGTATGTGCAACATCTATGAATGACGTTTTGTTTAACCATGGTAAATAATTTTGACTCTCAATTGTTTCACTAACAATATAATTGAACATCAAAATTAATGATTTATTTCTAAACAATAATAAATTGCTAGGTAATTCTTCATTTACTGCACGAATAATACTACGTGTTTCTTCACTTGGGAAGGTATCAAAAGGTGTCGTGTCAAAAAAGTTATCACCAAATCCTATTCGTGCTTCTGCATAATCCCATAATGAACTACTAAACTGTATTGTACCATTTTGCAATCCAATACGGACCCACTCAATGCCATCATACACATATGTTTCTTGTAATCCGTCACCATTCTTATTAACAGTAACAATTAGTCCAAGTTGAGCATTGATTGGAGCTAAATCATAATATGATTCCACTAACATAGCAGACTTAGTATTATCATTATATCCAGGTGCCCACCAGTTAATTAATTCCCAGTAATCTTGTGTGTTGTAGAATAATTCTGGTGCACCAGGCCAATTTGGGTTATCAACTGTAGAAGGATTGATTGCACCTTCTGTGAATAAGAATTTCAAACTGCTTGTTTCAGCTAATGGATATTGTGCTAATACTGTGTTATAGAATTGCAAATAGTTTTCTAATGCTTTAAATCTATTGTAGAAGAAACTTTGACGAGGACGTACTAATATACCACTCTGTACTGGTTTTGGTAAGAACGGATCAGGAACAACAGCGCCGGTTTGATTGACACCACTGAAACTCTCAAGCATTCTGTTATACAATGATTCCGGTACTACTGTATCTCCTATGCCAGGTAGTCCTGGTAAGAAATCATCAGCATAATTAGAACGTATTAAACTGTACACACTATGCGAAACATCGTCATTTGTTCCTGTAGCAAAGCCAATATGCAATGCAGTATCAGTCGCATTGATATTACTACCGCAATTATATAAACCAAATACATTTGGTTGTATTGCTGCCATATATGAAATACCTGTAGACAATGGGGTAGCTATATATGATTCACATATAGTATCTGATAATGTTTTTCCTATTTGGTTAAACACAATGTTTGTATTTCTTACCCAATAGTAATATACAGGTACAAGAGCTCCTGTGCTATTCAATCTATATTCAATTGCATAGTCATCAATACTACGAGGTGTGCCTGGTCCTTGATATACGATTGGTTCAACGTCACTGGTAACCCAACTATATACTTTAACGTCACTGCCTGGGAATACTCTACCCCACCATTTACTATTATAAACAACATCATCACTTTGATGATAGTTTACAAATCGTGTAGTGCTTGTATCGAACCATAACTTACCTAATTGTCCCGGACCCCATACGGTAGAACCTTTATTCGTTGCATCAGGACTATTGTAATTTGCAGGATCAGTGTTAGATACTATGTCTAAATTCTCACGTACTGCGCCCAATAATTTACCTTGCAACGGATCAATATAATCTAAATTGTCTAATGTATTGTTAGTTGATACACTATATAACTGAACGTTTTGTATAGCATCAGTATCAACGATTGGTGCAGAATTACGATACACTATCCAATCAGATTCACCTGAACTATTGTTATAAATCACTACTTGACCATTATCATATCCAGGTCTAAAGTTAGGTGTACCAATGATAACGCTGTTATTATTAAAATCTAACGCTGTACCATAATATGGTTGGCTACCATAATCTTCATTCAGTGCATTAACGCTTTGAGCATATACATATGCACCAGAATTATTTACATTTTCATTGTAAACAGGCAAGTAATCGTACATATACACTGCGCCTGCATTAACAAAACTATCTATGAACTGTGTTGTATTGTTATCAAACAATGTATCATTGTCATAGTTTTCATCATCACTTGCATCAAACGTTGTTTCTGCATATCGTGCTGATGCCGGAGCACTTACTACAAATGAACCACTAGAGTTAAATTTAATAGTAGAACCAAATTGTGTTCTACCTTGACTATGCGGGTCATTGATTAATTGTGTTTGTGTATATAACTGTATACCCAATTGGTCTAATACATCAGCATCTAAAACAGACACAGTTAACTTAGCATTGATAAACGCTAAATCTACACTGATAACTTGAATAGTTAAAATGTTATTTGAAGCAGATGCAGTAACGTTTGTGATGTTTGCAGAAGTAATAGCATTGGCAGCTGCCGTTGCATTTCCTGCAGGAATATTTACAGCATAACCATTTACTAATATTGTAGTAGCCGCAGTTACGTTGCACTCAGTAGTGCCGGTAACTATACCATAACTGCTACCTCCATATGTATAACGATAAACAGCACCTTCAGCATTTTGACTGTTAATTTCAAACGGTGCGCCAATCAATAATTCATTTGCATAAGTGTCTACATCTAAGCTATAACCAAAGTTTGTTCCAACTTCAGGATTAGCATCTACTGATGTGAATTCTTGTGTTAATACAAATTCAGAACCGCTTACAGTAATGATATCACCTGCAGTTAATGATTGGTAAACATTAATATTTGTTCCAACAACACCGTATTCATTATCATCAATCAATGTCCCATTAACGCTTACAAAGATTGGTTCAGTTTGTTGAACAGCGGACATTGAACCAGTGTCGGTAATTAATTGTAATGTTGAACCACCTCGTTCAGTAGATACAGTGAAAGTAGTTCCTGATGGTTTAGCCAATACATAATAAACTGTGTTTAATGATACTCCACCAAATACAGTTCCAGTAAACACGATAGGATAACCAACTGTTAGAACAGAACTGTCAGTACACGTAAAACGGTCAGTACCTGCGTTAGTATCAGTGACCGTCACTGGTGTTGTGATTGGTGTAAATATCAAACTAAACGTTTGTGGGGCAAACGGTGAGCTTGTAAATGGTGCCTCAAACGTTTGTACTAACCTTTCAAAAGAGTAAGCAGTACCTAAATCAGCAACAACGGTATCATTTTCTGGCGCACTAACAGCTACAATATTACCATAATAGTTTGTGGCAATAGAATAACCAAAACTATCACCTGCACTTAATCCGGCAACTGTAATCGTGTCAGATAATTCATATAAAGTAGTTAAATCAGATTTACGATAGACATAAACTAAATTCTGTTCATATGCAGAGATGTATAGCCAATTTTGGTCACCAGATAATGCGATTGAAGAACCCCAGTTGGTTACAGAATCGTCATCAGGTGATTCAATTACTTGTACTTCTTGCAATTCGTTAAGTAAATTGTTAATTACTAAATCGTAAATATAAACTTTTCTGTCAGTATAGGCTGCACCAGTTGGTTGTGATATTACAAATAAATTATCTGAATATGCAATCGTAGAACCAAAAGATATACCCTCAGTAATTGTTTGAACAATACTATAAGAATCAAAAACCGAGCTATAAGAATAACGATATGCAACACCGGTCTCTGCGTCACTAATCAAATAACCTAAATTACTTGTTTGTGCAACTGCACTACCATATGTTAATGAATTAGTTTTTAATAATTCATCTTCATATACATAGTTTAAACTCTTACGATATACAGCCCAAGAGCCATCATCATTTTCATCAACCCAAACTTTGTTCTTTACAAATTCACTGTCAAGTAAAGGCAAGTTATTAATATCACTTGGTGTAGCTACACGTTGAGATGAGAATTTCATCGCAACACCTTCACCGGTGATTGTTGTCAATGCCGATGATAAACTTAATAGAATAGTTACTCTAAATGGATCTACTACTGTTGCAACAATTCTGTAACCATCAATATTACTATTAAAATTAATAATAGCAAATGGTTGATATTTTGTTAAATTGTGCGGTGTTGCAAACTGTAGTGTGACAGTTCCATTTAAGTTATTGATTGCACCCACTACTTGTCCGGCACTTGTTGGAGTATATACTTGCCAAGTGCTATTATAATCAGCTAACCATACGTATTCATTTACATATAAATGTGATAGAGGAGTTGTTGCAGTATTCAATCCATTATAATAGTACGATGAGATTTTAACATCATTAAAGTTAGTATAACCTGCATCCGGGAACACTCTATTTGGTGTATCTGACGGTAATGTGGGTAATACATTTGGATTATTTATAGGTCTTCCATAATTAAAAACTGAATATAACGGTACTTCTTGTTCTACACCATCAGTATACACACCGGTAGTAAGTCCAACAATAGATGGATTACCTGTTAATTGATTTTGATTTAATCTAAAATCAACAAAGTTATTGTTTAATACACCACCAAACTCGCCGGTCTTAATAGCCCAGTTTTCATACACATCATAATCAATACCACCTTGTGGTAAGTTTAATCCTTTAAAACTATTTGCCGCAATTCGTGTACCTTTTTCTTTGATAAGATTTTTATAAACATTAACCTGTGTTATGTCTGTCAAATCAGCTAATGCTAAGTAATCACGTGGTCTATATCCAATCAATGACCAACTTAGTAGGTCACTATCTTGGTCTAAATTAGTTTTGTTTGTATCATAAAACAATGTTGCTTCATATGAACGTGTTGAACTGTTAGGCAGTAACCCTTTCTGAATCTCATTATAATCAGTTTCTTTCCAATACTGTTCTTCAAATATTTCCTTTGCATTTAATACTTTTAATGCAAACCAATATTTGTTTTTATACTTAACAATACTGCCTCTTGTATACTTTTGATTAGTACTCCATTCTTCAATATTATTTTGGTTAAGAATAAAGCCTTGTGCATCAATAGTACCATTCCAATCAGCAGACTTTGTGCCTCTGGTTAAGATACGATTTTGTCTTAAGCCAGTTACTAAATTATACAATACGTCATTGAACACAGTAACATTATCAAACACAATACCGTGTTCAAAGTTACTAATGTTAAACTGACCATACGCAACAGTATCACCTTCATTTAATGGTGTTGCACTAAAGAACGTACTATCACGTGTTACTGATAATTCATTACTTTGTATTGGGTAGAAGTTTTGATTTAAAATAAAGTTTTGTCTTTGTAGTGTTAGAGGTTGAACTATATGACTATCTTTATTAATAGTAATCAAATTAGCGGCTGGATTTAAGTTAATTAAACTTCCTGTTTCCCAACCACTCTGTGCCCAGTATAATAATTCCGTAACCATTTGACGCCAGTTAACATCTATACCAGATTCTATTTGGTCAAATAATACACCTTGTGTTAATAAATATCTTCCATAGTTAGCTATAAATTGACTTAGTGATTGTAAGTCAAGAAACTCAGTTCCGTATGGTACAATATTAGTTTTGTTTTCAGTATAGTCATTTGCTAGTTGAACTGATATATTACCCACTGTAACTTTATTGTAGTTTCCATTAATCTTAGGAGTTACCGTAGTGAAGTATGCGGTATCTTGTGAGTTACCAAATACTTTCCAACCAGCGTTTGTGCTTTGCACAACAACGCCGCTATAAATTACAGTGGTTATAGGTACATTATCATACAATACTACACTATAACTTTCGTCTGGAATTAGTAATGATGCATTTCTACTGTTTGGTGTTCCCTTTTCAACATAGAAACCAAGCAAACTCTTATCACTAAATCCTGCCAATCTATAAATCAATCTTACATCTAAATTATCAAATAAGTCTGTAATATTTTGTGTGGCATTAATACCAACTTGCTTTTCATAATCAACTATCCAGTTTATATAACTTGTTTTTGCCGTTCCATTACCATATATGGCAACATCACTAATCACTAAGTGACTGCGATTATTAACTAGATATTGATTAAACTCCGTACTAAATTTGTAGTTGTCTACATCAAAACCCAAGTTAAAGAATTTTGCAGGTTTAGTAAGAGCAAGAATCTTCATTAAGTCGAAAGGCCAACTACTGCTTCTGCGGTATGAGAATTCAACTGGGCCTACATCTCCTACAGCCCATTCATTTCTAAATGTTCTGAAATTATAGTTACCCATCACTGCATCAAACGGGGATAATAAATTACCTGCACCATCTACTGGTATTACACTTAATAATTCTTCTCTAATAAATTCAGGCAAGACAATTGGATCACCGTTATTCCAGTTGATGCCCGCAGCCATATCTCCCCATAATACCAAGTTATCACTTGTGTATGGTGCGGCGCCGTATCTATCAGTCCACCAAGTTGGTTGATTTGTAAAGCCAATCATTTCCCAAGGTGTGGTGTTTGGAGTACTTGTATCATAGAAGTACTCATATATACCTCTCCAGAATCCTTGTGGAATTGGTTGTCCATTAATTCTATTACCGGACTGGGTGTAATTATAACTAAACTGGTCATTGGGTTGATAAAATTGTTTCTTATATTCAATGCGATTCTGCCCAACCCAATTTAAGAAATACTGACTGTATATTTGTAAGACTTCATCATATGAGTAGTTGGTTGTTCTAAAGAATCCCGGAATAACATCATATTCAGTAATAGGAACTATGTCTGTTAATTTAAGATTATTATAAACACGTGATTCAAATTCCAATAGTGCTTGGTCTCTAAAGTCAACTAAATTTCCATCAATATATTCTCCATATAATTTAGTATATGAACCATCATGTCCTTGAATAAAATATGTAGGTTGAGAATAATTACTATCTAATACAACTCCGGGAATAAATGAGGGGTATAATCCTAATTTAGTAGGAGTGTTTGGTACATAACTTCCAAAAGTCTGATTGTATTCTTTAATTGTTACAATGTCTCCAGCAGATAAGTCTTTTGTAATAGTCAATGATGGAGTATCTGTACTTACTGTATAATCCTGATTAACAATCAATTGTTGTGTTGATGTAAAGTTATCTACTGTTGTAGTCAAATAAACTAATACGCCATAATAATTTGCGGTATCAAAATTATAAATTCTTGTTAAAGGGTAGATACTTGTATCTAATGAGTTAGCAAAAGTATATGTATTAGTAGCATATGCCGCTTTACTTGGCAACATATCACTCCAGAAAAAAGGTTCTGATTCTGTTTTGTTTTGGGTAATTTGATCCAATGCATCATCTAAAATAGTTGCAGGAGTCTGATATATGTTATATTCAGTTCTATCTATAGTATAAACCAATAACGACCTAAAAGTAATATACTGCTGACTGTTATACTGCAAAGAATTAATAAGATTATTATTTTGTGACCTTAACAACGATCCAGGTAATGCTAAACTTGCACTATTTTGAATAATCTTATTTCCCCAAGGCACAAGATTACCTAAGTCACGATAATTGTTTGAGCCAAAAACGTCGCCGGTTGTGTTTGGGTTGTTATAGAAAATACTTTGATATTGACCGCGAATGTCACCTACGTTAACAACAGATACATCATCATTGAACGGATTGTTTTGTAAGTTGATAGGTATTTGATAGTATGCAGTTGGACTTACCTGATCGCTTAATAATGTGATTTCAACTACTGTATCAATCAGTGGATTAGGTACAGTGAAATTTACAACTGTAGTATTATCTGTAATGGTAAAAGTATAAGTTGATGTATCTTGTAATACGTTATTAACGTAAACTTGAATATTAGGCCATACTGTATTTGTTGAGGCAGCTATATCACAAGTATAGGTTGTAGTTGCTTCAGATGCAACATAGTTAAAAGAAAATATTTGATACTGACGACTTTCTGCAACAGCGGTTTGCCATCCTAATTGTCTAACAACAGTTGTTCCAGATGTGTAATTATATACATAACCTGTATTAACTTTTTGTGTAATTGGATTAGTACCACTTACATAATTAAATGTTTCACTGTTTAATGGTACGTCAAAACTGATATCACCTACGTTATTAACTGCACTATAACGTAGTGGGAATCCTAGTACAATATCTTTAATTCCAGAACCAATTCCATAACTGAATAATTTATTGCCAGCAAATGATGTACCTACATATACATCGGTGTTGCCAAAACTAATGCCATCATTATCAAATATATCAAAGTATGGTGCTTGATTAACTGTTGTTTTTTGTTGTGCTATTAACCATTCAATACCATCAAAGTAAAAATCTTTACCTTCATTATTATATCCCTTAAATGCAAAGGTGCATTCCAACGGTAATACTAATCCGTCACTTGCTTCAGTAAGAGTAATTACCGGCGTGCCTGTACCTTGTATATCAGAAAATCTTACAACATATATTTTGTTTCTAACATTTTCATTTGTATCGGCAGAAAAAACAATTCTTGCACCATCATATAATGAATAATTATCATTTGATAAATCATTTGCTACCAATGATGAACCTGTAGTGGCAGGAATCGTTGTAGAAGTATCCCAAGTCACAGTAAGTGTTAAGGTTGACGTACCTGTAATAGTAGTAATTTGAGTATTTCTAGGTAAGACATTTGTAGTATCACTTATGTATTGCCCAACCTGAAATGTGCCGGTAACATCTGATGCGGCAATAGTAATTGTCGTACTTGTTCCAGTAACACCTGCAATAGTTGCAGTATAAGCAGTATATGTTTCAACGTCTGGCCAATAATTTTCTTGACCGGCTACAAGTGTAAATGCATCAGTTGTTCTATCATCAAAGAAATCAATTGGATCTTTGCCAACGACACCATTATTAAATAACCTTAAATTAGGATAAAACTCAATGATTGGGCGTTTAGCTTTATTGTCCTGTGTTGCATATATTGTTGCAATCGCAGGATTATTATTATAGGTAGCAGTTGCATTGATAACATCAATGTGGAACCAACGGTTGCTTCTTGACCAAGCATTTTTATCTATACTGTTTCGTGCAATCGTAATATAATCTTGATACACAGGGATGTATAGTGTGCTATCATAGTTACCTATATCATATGGCAATGAATCAAATGGGGTGTATGCACCTTCAGTAAAAGGTTCCGGTGTAATAAGGTCTGCTACGTTTAATAATTCAATTGCTGTACCAACACCTTCTACATAATATTCACCATCTTTATAGCTTGTAGGAAAAATATCACCACTGAAACTTACTTTAAGACCATTAGTAAACACTACACCATTTGGACTTGTATATTGTTGTTGACCTAATATTTCAGTAATATCTATTTGATTAGTTGAATTGCTTTCAATCAATCTAATGATACCAACCTTGTTAGCACTTGTGCCGTCTTGGTAATACAATGTATCTAATATAGCACTTAGATATGGTACAAGATTAATAGATCCACTAGTGTTGCGGAAAAAGTTTCGTGCTTTCCATTCTGTGCCATAGTTTGCAGTAATCTTTTCATTTGTTGGAATGTTACTTGCAGGAACTAATCTTAATACAGGATCAGATGGGTCACCTACATAAGTTATTGTGTAGAATGTAGCAGATACATCCGTATAAAAGCCACCTTCAAAATTATTGAAATCAGCACTAGTGCCAGGTGGTGTGTAGCTCGCACCACCATCTTCATCAAATAATGTAGTATCATAAAACTTAGAAGTAAATCCTTGTTCATCAACAACTCCGGTATTGTAAAACATAACAGTAAGACCTTCAAGTCCTGTCACGCCATCAATGTTGCCTACATCACTTAACAACTGACCATTGATTTGGTCGAACGGTGTAGTAGACACAACGTCTACTAAATTATTACCCGGGAAGTTATATTCATCTTGTGCATTTTTATATGGTACTGTAAATATAACGACACCGGTAGTCGTGCCATTATTTTCAACACCCAATACATCACGTGTTTGTAAATTAAGTTGTTGTGGATCATATCCAGTAATACCCGGTTTACCTTGAATCCAAAATTCAGTAGGCTGATTTACAGTAAACGTATATGTGCCACCACGAATCAATGTTAATGTGGGATTGGTTGTGCCGGCTGGATTAACGTCACTCGATATATTATAACCATTAGGTAGACTTCTAACTGTGTAGTCTGTGGCAGTATAAACAATATCTGTGGAAATATTAACAGATGGTGCACCTGTTGGCAACCAATAATATTGATTAAAGTTAATTATTTTATCTAAGTTAGTAAAGCTATCCCAAGAATAAAATTCACTGTTGAATAATCTATCATTGTTATCTGTTAATGCACCTTCTAATTTTAATGCATCTATGATACCGGGATAACTGATAAAATCTTTAGCAGTATTTGTATTTGTTTTGGTAAAAACAACTCCAGGATCTAATTGATAATCTCTGCGAACTTTTGTAGGTTCTACTACGTAATTATCTTTAGCGTTAATACCATAACCAAATTTACTACCAATATAACCCTCAATCCTCATCGTATTGGGTTGGTCAACGATTTGATCCAGTGTTGCCCCCAAGAATTGACTATTAGTAGGTGTTTGGAATATCTCTGGTAAAAAATTTAGTGTTCTAATTCGTGCTGCCATTATAACTCTCTAGTTGTTATATACTTATCTTATTTGTAATTGCACTGGTGTTAAAGCCGCAATCACAACTACATCACTTGCAGTTGCACCATTCACAAAAATTTCATAAGGTGCTGATTTGATTTCATACAAATCTCCAAAGCTCATAGTTGGATCGTTTGGTACAAGTACAACTGAACTTACAAGGTCTCCCAGTTGTGCGTGTAAATATGCTCCTAATTCACTAAAATAAAATGTGTCTCCAAAGCTCCAGTTATTAATATTAAAATAACTATTCATTGCAGATAATACTGCGCTACGTATTTCACTATCACTTGCGTTAGTTGATGGTGACTTGATTACCTTAACTGTTCCTTGCAATTGTGCAGGGGCTTTTGTTCCAAACAAAGGAAGGAAGCGAACACTATTTGGTATGACACTATCGGTTAACATTTTATAATCATCTAAATTACCATATGCTTGCTGTAATTCATTAATGGTAGGGACATCTGGTTTAGGTACTGTACCGGTAGTATCTTGTATCCAATTTGTGTAGGCTGTATAGTATGCCTGTGTTACCAAATATAAATCAATAATGTTTGTAGTAGCAGGATCAATACGTGTTGTATTGTTACTGTTATGCCTATACTGATATAATATTGCTTGTCTTCCAGGCTGCATACTATATTGCGGTTGTTCAACTACTAGATAATAAGGAGTTGTTACACTTGTATCTTGTACAGTAGTATAAAATACATTTTCGCTGAATGCATAGAATACTTGGCCTAATGGATATTCATATTTAATTACTTCAATATTTGTTAATGTTGGGTACTGGTATATTATATCACTCGTAGCAATTAATTGGTAACGTGATAAATTAACAGCATCTTCAATTAATTCAAAGAATGTGTAGATACCTGTATTACTAGAACCAGTTACATAACCAGTTACTGTTTGGAAGAAGTCAGGGTCAACAACAATTTCATTGTTGTTTATATCTATACTTGCTACTTCAACTTCAAAATCATTTACATAGCCATCACTCTCAACAGTTTGTCCAATTACATTCATTTGTACTGGTCTTGCTAATGGTGCATTACTATTTGGTTGTGTATTTGAAGGTAGTACTTTAACAAAATCAGCTAATATTTTACCAGTAAATGGGTCATATACTAATTTACCACTCTCATACCAGAAGCGTGTATCTGCGACACTACCAAAATAATATCTTAATGACTTATACTCAATTTGATATCTGTTATTACCAACACTGTTAAAGTTTACAAACCAACCAGTAGCGTTATATGCATCAATACTCCAACGGTCTTGTGTAATCAATAATGCGTTGTTAAATAACAAACTGAAACTTTGATTTAATTCCATTCTGATAACACATTCATTAATAACTGCTGTAGGAAGAGTGTTACCAAATGATGGTATAACCTGTGTGATAATTGCTCCAGTTGGAATATATCCGTTTAGTGTAACTGGACCTGAGCCGTTGCTGAAATTACCTTCACCATTATTATAACCATCACCAATAACATTTAATACAGTAGTCCAAAAGTATGTGGTATCGCTTGCACTTGCAATACCATAAACTAATCGATTGTTATCATCAAAGTATGCACCGTTTGGTGCAGTAACTTTAATTAATGCGCTTTTAGTTACATACTTCATATTATGTGTGTTGTATGTTCCAGTAGCAATAGGAGTATTTGCTGAACCATCAATGTTATAAAAATAACCAGTGATGCTATTTGCGTCAGTTGTGCTTGTGTTCCAATATACAGTGCCATCACCTGAAGCATTGTTAATATTATAGCGTGGATAATTTTGTAGATAATATTGTCTTGCTCTATTGTCAGCTAACGCTAATGCTAAGTTATCAGTTAAGAACTTAATAATATCGCCAGTGTTAGTTATAGTCAATAACAAATTACCGTTATCGCTATTTTGATATAATCCACCATCACTTGCAAATGAATTCGTGCTGGAGTATTTTCCTGTAGGATCAAGTAGGTCTAAGTTTTTAGACACGCCAATAGAACTGCGATTAATAGCGGCACTTTTAATAATTGAACTGTATAATGTATATGGGAAATTTGTATAATCTTCACCATTAACCATTCTGTTCTGTGTATAATATCGAGCAGGAGCACGTAGTTTAATGTTTGCTAATGATTCTCTGGCTTGCGCTGTTGAAGCTGGTGTTTGTAATGCTAATCCTATAGTGAGTGCTTCTGTTCGTCCTGCTCTGCTAATATACTGTATTGTTACTTGAATTCCTTGCATTTCAGTTTGGTCAATAGTATATGTCAATGCATTACCTGCACGTACATATGCTCTAAATGTTCCAACTGGTGCTTCGGAAAATACTCCATCACCGAAAGTATAACTAACTTGGTCATTGAATCTGGAAACAACTGAGAATACTTTCTTATAACTAGTTTCCGTTTGTAAATTAGCATTAGCGTAAACACTATCTACTAATCTCCATAATGTTCTACCACCATTGCTAGCATTTATTTGATATAACCATGTATCTGTGTTATTAATACCCTGAATATCAATATCAACTACCTGATTACTAATCTGTTGAGCTAAATTGAAATCGTAAGTCTGTAATGTTCCTTGTTTAAAATAAAAGAAGAAACCTGTATTTGGACTACCGTAACCTAATCTATCGTTACGATACATCATATTCATCTTGCCGCTTGGTGCCGGCGGTATCTCATAAACATAATCTTCATCTAAACTAGTGGCACTAACTAATTCAAAATTCATATTGATAGTATCTACTGTACTTGTAAATGGTACAATAGGTAAACTAGCAGGTGGAATATTAATACTATATTCATCAGTCTTAACTCCTAACAAATCAGCACTATTTCCAGGACGACCTACTCGTTGACTATTAATTAATGTGGCATTTACAACTGTATTGAACTGCTCTAACCAGTTAGCATTTGCAGGATCATTCCAAAGAATTGTTTGATTACTTAGATTAACACCATTAATGTCGGTGATATTCTCAGTTGTACTAATATTAGTTACTTTTAAATAACCCTGTCCTGCATTATTACGCTTTGGGTTATAGCTTACTAAGTTGGCTAGTTTAACAACACTGTCTCTACGTTCGGCAGTATCAATGAAGTTTTCACGTGTATTTAAATCGTTGCGGAAAGCAAGACCTTGACCCATAAACGCAATAACGTCAAGTAAAGCAATAAATTCGCTAGACTCAATGTAATCGTTAAACGTTTCAGGATAATACACTCGCAGATAATCTATAAAACTCTTACGCAGAGTTTCATAATCATAGCTTTTAAAATCTGCTTCTCGGAAGGTTTGGTAAATGGCCTGCCAATTTTGCACACCAAATATTGCTGATTGTCTTGAACTTGTAGCCATAGTTATTCTCTTTTAAGTATTTATCTTAAAGGAAACCACTGTTTTGTTATTGAATCGTTGCTGTATTAGTTAAATTATTGAAGAATACATTCAATATTTCAGCATTGTTAAAGGGTGCGATAGCTAATTCTACTTCAAGTAATATGCCATTTTCCTGAGAATAACTTTTTACAGTATTAATTATCAATCTAGGATCACCATTGGCAATTCTACGAATTTCATTTTCAAGTCTAAATTGAGTCTGTGGATCATTGGGCTCAAAAACAAAGCTCCAAATAGTAGAACCATATCCAGGATTACCAACTTTTTGTCCTTGTTGAATATTCAATGCATTTATAAAGTCTCTTACCACTAAAGCTTCATCTACTAAACGATACTTTTTACCCGGGATAGTTGGTTGTAATACACCACCTGTACCACCATCTATACCGGTACTAGCATTAGTTGTCTTTGGTTCATTCGCCCCGATTGTTGAAAATCCTATATATGTTGGCATATTTTTATCCTATAATGTATTTAGATAAGTTTATTAGCATCGGAAGCTAATTCAGTCGATTTCTTTAATAACGCTAACATTTTTACTTGTTGTGCAATATATTCTTGTTTTGCAGTTTCAATTCCCGGATCTCCTGCAGGCAAATCTTCTGTCGCTTTGCGTAGAGCCAATGTTGCCGTAGATACTACCTCCTTTTGTACATCAATTTCAGCCGTTATATCATTAAGTTGTTTTAATTTTTCTTGTAATTTATTTACTGCCACAGTACCTGAAGTTTCCCCTGTCGTTGCAGGATTGCCGGCGTAGTTTGGTGTAGGTATTTTACTGCTACCAAATAAATTCTCTAGTTGACTTGCTAAAGCAGGGCGAGTATTATCAGTTCTAGTACCTATATTTGGTAATGTTATTGGCACTGACCCACCCGAACTTAATGATGCTATTGAACTATTCAATTTAGCAGCCAATGCAGGACTTAGTCCAATACTCGCTAATGCTTGTAATGATGCGCCGGGTAATTTTAGTTGATTGATTAAACTACTTGCACCACCTGGTAATGAGCCTATATTTACAGCCGCATTAACTTGTCCCAAAGCGGCTGTTATTCCAGCAGTTCCAGGTATTAGATTTACCGCACCTTTAGCATTATCTATAATATTTGATACAGCACTTTGTGCTCCCGGTAATCCACTTAGTCCAGTCGATGCACTTGCTGGTAATGTTGCTTTAGCCGCATTTACTGCATTTTCTGCGGCTGATGCTAAATTAGTAGAAGCTCCTAAACCAGTAGTAACTGCTGTTGTAACACTTGCTAGTCCATTAGTAGCTGATGAGGCTGCTCCTGAGGCAATACTTGCGGCATCTATTCCTGAGTTTGCAGCCGCAGATTTTAGTACTCCTGCAACATCGCTAGCTTCTGTACCAGACGCTTGTACATCTGCTGTAGCCTTATCAGCAATTTGTTTTAAGTTTTGCGGAACGCCTGCCTTGAGAGTTGGAAATCCTTTAGTAATTGCGGCAAACGCACTACCAGCAACACCTTTAGCACTATCTAATAACCCACTTAGTCCGCCACCTAGTTTTGTTAAACCACCTAATGATGTTGCAATAGAACCTAATCCACCTGTTACAACTGAAGTTAAGTTGGCTGCAAAATTACCAGAAGATATTGCACCAGTTACACTACCTAACATTGTGTTGACTGCTCCACCTGCCTTACCCACTATTCCAGAAACTCCGCCGACACCTAATGCACCTGATGCTGTTTTTAAATAATTAACAGTACTAGCTAAACCAACACTGGCAGTAGCAGTAACTAGTCCGGCAATTTGACCAGATGCTTCTTTGCCTGTTATAACGCCTGCTTGTGTAAGTTGTGTTTGTGCTTGTTGGAAGTTACTAACTTGTGTTTGAACCTGTGCTGTAGGATTATTAATATAAGTTGCGATGTTTTCTGCTCCCGGCTTTCCTGTAAAAATAGCCGAAGGCATCGCCTGTTCAATTGTTTTACCTGAACTAATTAATGCATTTACTAATGTGGCTGATCCAGGTTTAATTACACCAGCCGCTTCAAGTTGTTGCGTAGATTGTGCCATTTTACCTATTACAGCAGTACCGTCTACCACTCCTGCTCCTAGTTTAACTGCGGCAGCGGCTTTTCCAGTCTGTGCCGCTGTTGCAACAGCACCAACCATACCGGTTGTAGTATTTGTATCTAGTGCTTTACTGATTGCCCCAGTCACTGGAACAGTTGATGCTACACTAGGTGCAACCGGTGCACTAGGTGTACTTGGTACAGAAGCATTAGTGGCTGCAACAGCCGCTGAGGGTGCGCTTGGGAAGTTTGCACTAGCATTGTTATCTACTTTTACATCAACACCTTGATTTGCACTAGCCCAAGGACTATGTGCAGGTGCTCTACTTACAATGCTTACTAATGCTCCCGGTGCTGCCGCCCAACCTTTTGTAGCATCGTATAGTGTATCAGTGTGTGCCACTCTAGTTAGTGGTTTGACTACCTGAGGAACTGTACCTGATGAACCTGTGTTCAAGTTAATCTTACTACCATTGATATATGTTGTATTCTGACTTGCAAAACTTGCTTCACCACCTGATTTAAAACTCATTTGGTAATCAGTTTTTAATGTGTATTTACCTAATGTATAAGTTGAGAAATCTGTGCCCGCTTTGATTTCCATCTTTTTGTCAGTCTCAATATTAATATTCTCTGCTGAGATTTTTAAATCTTTTTTAGCATTTATATTAATATTGTTATCAGCGTGTAGATTTAAATCACCCTGTGTTCGTATGTTAACTGAGTTAGTAGCGTACATATCAATTGTACCTTCTTTACCTAACTCTATCCAACTTTGTCCGTTAGCGTGAATAATGAACAAACATTGTCCGTCATCACTCATTAATATCTGATGACCTAAGCTACTACGTAATCTTACTAATTGGTCTCTACCTAATAGATCACCATCATCCATTACAATACTGTGACCAACTCTACGTGAAGTTATTTTTAAACTACTTTGTTGTCCTGTTCCAGTTGCGGCATCTGCAATCGTTTCATCTGTAAATCCACCTTCATATATAGGTCTACCTGGTGTATTAACTCCCCAACCAACACGACTAGGACTTTCACGTTGACTACTGGTTCCTATAGTACCACGTATTGTATCTCTTATTAGACCTTGTTGATTTAATACGCCTGCAAGATAACTGTTAACTGGTTTAGGTTCATTATAAAAAGCAGGACTATTATTGATTGCATCGTTATTAGTATTGATATTAGTTACTGGAAGTTTCTTTGCACCACCGTAACTATTTGCTTCACTAGGATTTAATACAGCAGTTTCAGTTGATCCGTTAGCTGGCACCATGTATAATGCTTCTGGCTCAGGTACACAACCAATCCAATAACCATAGTTAGGATCACCATTAATAAAAATACATATAACAGTTGTGCCTATATCCGGTGGACTATTCCACACACCATAACTAATTGGATTTTGCAAATATGTGCCATACCCTGTCTTGTCACCTGTACCCTCAGTCAAGCCATAGAATGAAGTCATATAGTTGACGGTTACCCAACTATTGGCATCATCTGGATCTGTACCGCCCATATCACTTAGGTATACACGTAATCTACCCGAACGTATAGGGTCGATGTTATCTTTTACTATTCCAAATACAGGTACAGGACTAACTACTGCACCACCTGCACCTAGTTTATTTGCGCTTGTTGCGCCTTTGGGTTTAAAGATATTATTTGCCATTATGCGCCTTCACCCGGTCTTGCACCAGTAAGTAATGTTGTGTTTTCTGTTTCTCTACCTGCATCCGGACTTTGAGAATTAGCAATACCGGATTGTGTTTGACCTGCATTTTGAACGCTATCGTCATTTGCTACACCTTGATTTGTGCTTTCTGTTGTAGTTGTAGTTGGAGTATCGGCATAGTCATATGATAAATTTTCTGGCTGTTGAATTGCCGCTTGAACAGCGACTGCCTCAGCTACACCAGTTGCGTCATCTTGCGTAAACCCAGTTGATGCCGATGTGCTACTTCCACTACTTGGTGTTGATCCATTTCCTCCTTCGCTTGTGCTAGTGCGTACATCTGAACTTGATAAATCAATTCTTCTAGGATCATTTGCCGCAAATGTTGCCCTTGCATTGGCAGCAGTTTCAGTAGTTAATGCTACGCCCGTTCTTGCGGCTGTAGCATCTGTTACATTTGCTCTTCCACCAAGTGCCGCCGCCGGTGTTCCTACTACGCCCGGGAAATCATTGATGGTACAATTTAATACTTGCTCAAACTTGCCACCTCTAAAATTATGTTCTATATCAAGAACCATAAAGCTAACACCCTTAACCTTATTAGCTACTGCGGCAGGATAGTTCCAAAAGTATATAGATTCGTTGATGTTTAATAAACCGTCACTATTTGTGTAATCCACTGCTTCTTTAAAATCTATCTCAATAAAAACTTGTCCACCGTTAGGATTAATAGTAAACCCATCACTACCGTAAAACTGATTATAAACTTGATTAACACTTGCCGGTGTTTCTTGCACCAGATAATCAGGATCACCTAATATAGTAACTTTGGCTTTAGTATATGAACCTGGATCAAACAGACTAGTCATATATGCGTTTTGTGCTTCCATACCCACATCTTGTCTTCCCTGTGTATCTTGGTTTTGTTTTTTATTAGGAAATGTAGGTATGTTTGCCCCTCCGCCTTGACTTGCTGGATCGCCATTAGGTGTTAGTGCCACATTCATAAATGTATTATCCATAGTCTGTTCATATGATATAACTTCACTGTTCTTGCCAGTAAACCAATATTCATATCGTTTGTGCGGACCATAATACTTACTAGATTTTGTGTATGGTGAGGATGCAGCCGGAGTTTCATATGGTTGTATTACATATGTAATTTCATATGCAAAATCACCTACTTTAGTATCAAAACCTAATGCTTTAACTTCAGTGCTTAAATTATACCATTTAACAGGAGGTATATCTTTTTTTGTAACAACTTCTGGACTGTTCGTGTCAGGGTCAGGTTCTTCACTAGCAACAAATATAACTTTAAGCGCATCTTCCATATATGAACTTTGCTTAATAATATTATTAATAGCTTGAGGAATAGGTGTACCTTTATCAATTTGAATTAATCTTTTAGTAGTGTCAGGTACCGATTTAACGCTTGTCCCTTCAGTTACTTCATTTGAGTTATCTGCCCTACTCATTGGTTGTTTTTTTCTATCAGGATCTGCTTTGCTAACAAGACTTGCATTTTGTATAAGACTAGTATCACCTATAAATCTAACTTTATACACATTTGGTATTTCAACTGAACCTTGTGTTTTTAGTGTTTGTTGATTTTCATTTAATGTTTTTAGTAAACTAGTAATACCATCACCTTCACCATCTAATGCTTCTTTAACCGTTCCAGCAACAATTGGTACTTTATTATCTGCTGTTCCTCTAGCAATACCCATTCCTACGTTAGTAGCTATAACGTTAGCTGTTATATTATAAGTTGTAGCACCACCATTAATTTTAAACTTCATTGCAGTTATAACAATGTCATAAAATCTTTCATATACACCACTAGCATCAGGACTAGTATTAAGTGTATCACTAGCAAATACTTCACTTGCATTTGCAATGTTTCCATTTTTGTCATAACCTTGAAAACGTATACCTAAAACAAAAAACTGTCTGCTTGCGTTAGCCGATTTATCGTAGTTTTTTAATTTACTATTTTTTCTTAATGCATCACTTGCTCTTTTTAGTTTAGTGATAAACGAAAAGCCATACGGTTCATAAATGTTAAATGTAAGTCCAGTAACATTAGATGCAGTTTGAGTATTTTTTCCATTGATAGCTGATTTAATTTTTAAATCGTCTATATAATAATCCAATTCAAATCCAGGTGCTCGTTTACTTGTTTTGTTATTGATGCCACCAGATTGTGCAATTAAGAATGCACCACCGTTCGTTGATTGACCACTAGCATCAGTCTGACTTAGTGCATTAATATTTTTTCTACCTGATAATTGAAAAGCATCATATGCATCGGGGGTAATCATATACAAACTTAATTGATATGTGTAACTACTAAAATTTCCTAAGGGGTTTTGTAATCTGCTACCAGGTTTAGGTGACTTGCCTACCCCTTTATCTACTACACTATTTCCTGCAGGCTTTTGAGCTTGGCCGGCTTGAGTTTGACCTGCAAAACTTTCATTAAGAGTTTCCATCTCATTACTACCAGTTGCAGTAGCATTGCTTTCCATTGCGGCAACTCTAGCGGCATAATCAATATCATAAGTTATATCACCGTCTGACGGAGTACCACCTAAATTATTAGTTGCCATATTATATACCTAATACTTGTTTTAGTGTTGACGCTTCTGGTAAATAGATGCTAGTGCCGGTAGTAAAATCAAAAAACGGATCTGATAATGCATTAGGGTTTCTGCTAGCAAAGACCCACCATAACTTAGGATTAGCATATAAGTCATATGCTAACATATCCGGACGTAAATTATAGGTTGTTGTTATTTCCCAATATCTATCACTACCTAATTTAGGTATAGGTCTATCAACTAGTGTATCTAAAAATCTACCATTCACTACACCGGTAGCGTAATACGGACTTGATGCAGGATATAAACTATTACTAGGCATTACCAGATACCTCCACCTGATCGTTTGCTTCCGCGTAACAATTGACCGGTAGCGTATTCTTTGAGACTGAACTTGTTACTGATATCATTTCTAGTAACGATCGGAATACAAGTGATTTGTAATTGTAATTTTGTAGGTACATAGGTTGCTTCAGAGTTAATTAGTGAATTTTGTGTTGAAAAGTTTGGTGGCCTTGGATTCAATCCATTATTTGCCCTTCTAAATACACTTGCAACAAAAGTATTTACTATTGTATTTTGTTGTGCTACATTTACTCCGGGTTGATTTGTCTGACTACCTGCACGTATATAATCTACTTCAGTTGGAGTATTATATGTAAAATTAGTAACAACTAATGGATGAGCATCAAACGTGTAAGCACCAAAGCCACTCAAATAACATAACGGGGGAGGTACACCATTATTGGGGTTCTGATCCTGACCATAGAACATCTTAGTTACACTACGGAAAAAATGTATTACAGCTAATAAGTAGTTTGCTTCTGTTGTATCTTGTGCTGTAAAATCAGCCGTGATTGAAACGGTATCTACACTACTACCCTTATACTGATAAACTTTATAGTTGCTATGAACTAAATCACTTGGATCATAACCTGCACTATATGTTACTGATATGCCAGGTGTATATGGAAAGATTACCCCGTCTGTTGCTTGTAGTGGTGCTAATATTCCCGCTTGTCCTTTTGGCACATTATACAAATAATTTGAATTTGGTGCTAGACTTAATCTTGCTCGCCAATCTGGTTTCTGTTGAAAATTAGCTGTATCTTGTTTTGTAGCAGTACTACGTGTATTGTTTACTGCTGTTGATATACCTTGTCCACTGCCACCGGCTGTTGGATCAAATACACTTTCAGTAACCTCTTGTCTAGGATCAAATACACTTTCAGTAACCTCTTGTCTAGGATCAAATACGTTTTCTGTTATAGAGTTGGGTGATGTTACTGTTTGTCCTTCTTCACCAATATTTGTGTTGGGGTCACTGGCAAGACTTATTGTTTGTTGGGCTTGAGGTATTTCTTGATTTTGTGCTTCTTCACCAATATTTGTATTAGGATCTGATGCGACTAATAGGTTGTTCAACTCATTCTGAAGCTGAATTAGTGTATTTCTTGCTGTTGCTAACTGTCTTTCTATATCAGCAATTACAGCAGGATCAGGTTGTGGAGAACCGGAAGCCGCATCTAATTGAAGTTCTAATGATGCTATTTCAGCTTGGGTTGATGCAATATCAGCGTCTAGTTGAGCTTGTGATGCCATAATATGTTGTTATCCTTACACATATTTATCGCTAAATAAAAGTGCTGTTTTTACCCTTTCCCTCACAAAATCGTTGCTTTTCAGCAACAATAATGCTATAATCATTACAACATAATAACGGAGAAATATGTCCTTACCATCAAGAAAACCTGTCAACTATTTAAATAATAAAGACATTCTAAAAGAAATACACGAAAGCAAAAACGCATACTGCTACTTTACAGATCCAAGTTATCATCGCTATGATTTTATTGTAGATATGCCACAATCAAGTATTGAGGATAGTTTAGAATATGCTTTCAAGCCAGAAACTATACAGCAAGCAAAAGAAACTCGGGCACTACGATTAAGTTTAGAACAGGGTAGTAAGGATGCAGTTAGCCCAGATTCTATCCCCGTTACAGATTTAGTATTTCGTGTAATGAATTGGGATCACGTTCCGGTCGCACCAAAACAACCCCGCAAAACAGTTAAAAAGAAAACAGCAAAAGATATCTTTGAGTTTGAGGAACCAAATCCAGATGAGATTTTTGCCGACTTAGAAGATAATACAACCAAAGCTGAAGTGGATGACATGGTTCACGTTAAAGTTAACTTCCCACCATTCCAACATTATAAAATTGATGAAAATAATACATTCTATTGTGTGGGTAAAAGTCATTGGGAAGGTGATTTGGAAACAGGCAATTTCAATAAAGACCACGGCAAAATCACAAACAAGCTTGCCCGTATGTACATTATGATGTGTGAAAAATATGCAATGAAATACAATTGGCGTGGATACACATACAATGACGAAATGCGTAATAGTGCTATCTTACAATTAACTTATGTTGGTCTACGTTTCAATGAAGCTAAAAGTGCAAACCCATTCGCTTACTACACAGCCGCTATCACTAATAGTTTCTGCAGGGTATTGAATACAGAAAAACGTAATCAAAACATACGTGATGATATTTTAGAAATCAATGGTCTAAACCCAAGTTGGAGTAGACAGGGTTCGGGTGGAACTGTATCCACTGTGTACGAAGAATAATTTAACCAAAGCCGTTGCTATATGTGACGGCTTTATTATATAATAGACAAATGAGTAACCTTTTTAAAAAAGCCGCTGTGTTCACTGATATTCATTTTGGATTGAAGTCAAACAGCCTACAACACAACCAAGACTGTTCCGATTTCGTAGATTGGTTCATTAAAAAAGCAAAGAGTGAAGGGTGTGAAACTTGTTTCTTCTTGGGCGATTATAATCATCATCGTGCAAGTATTAACATTCACACATTACAATTTGGATTACAAGCATTGGAGAAACTAAGTGCTAACTTTGATACTGTATATTTTATACCAGGCAATCACGATCTTTATTATCGTGACCGTAGGGACATTCATAGTGTTGAGTGGGCTAAACATTTACCAAATGTTAAAATCATCAACAACTTCTTCCAAGAAGGAGATGTAGTTATTGCACCTTGGCTAGTACAAGATGATTACAAGAAATTACAAAAGATGAGTGGCAAATATATGTTTGGTCATTTTGAGTTGCCCAGATTCTATATGAACGCAATGGTTGAGATGCCCGATCACGGTGAAATTAATGAAAATCATATGACTGGCTTTGAAAAAGTATTCAGTGGTCACTTTCATAAACGTCAAGCACGTAAGAACATTTGGTATATTGGTAATGCTTTCCCACATAACTATGCTGATGCAGGTGATGATGCACGTGGTATGATGATATTAGAATGGGGCAATGAACCAGAGTTTTATACTTGGCCTAGACAACCTGTATTTCGTGTTCATAAATTAAGTAATATTTTAGAAAACCCTGAGGGATTGCTATTGATTGATAGTTATGTTAGAGTACATCTTGACATTGAAATCTCATATGAAGAAGCAAACTTCTTACGTGAGACATGGATACCAGAACATAAACTAAGAGAGATGGCACTAATTCCTATGAAGGTAGAAACAAATGAGAATGGTCAAACGGCGGACGGACTTAAGTTTGAATCCGTAGACCAAATTATTATTGACCAAATTAACAGTATTGAATCAAATAATTTTGATAAGAAGATTCTTTTGGACATTTACAACAATCTATGATTACATTACAAGACATTACATTACGAAATTTTTTATCTATCGGTGCAGTAACACAAGCAGTAGACTTTGACAAGAAAGACTTAACACTTATTCTAGGTGAGAATTTAGACTTAGGTGGTGACGGTGCTCGTAATGGCACAGGTAAAACTACATTGATTCAAGGATTATCCTATGCATTGTTTGGTACACCCATTAATAACATTCGTAAAGATAATTTAGTTAATCGTACAAATGGTAAGGGTATGCTAGTCACTCTTACTTTTAATGTTAATGGAACAAACTATAAAATAGAGCGTGGTCGTAAGCCAAACATTCTGAAATTTTACGTGAATGATATCCAAGATAAAGCTACTGAGGATCAACAAGGTGAGAACAAAGAAACGCAGGCATCAATTGAAAAAGTTATCAATATGTCAGCCGACATGTTCCGCCACATTGTTGTATTGAATACATACAGCGAACCGTTCTTAGCATTAAAGAATAATGAGCAGAAAGATATCATTGAACAACTAATGGGTATCACGTTGCTATCTGAGAAGGCTGAAGTCATTAAAGAAATGATTCGTAAAAGCAAAGATGATATTCAACAGGAAGAATTTCGTGTTAAAGCCATTGAAGAAGCTAACAAACGTGTCAAGGAACAAATTGACGCATTGAAGCGCAGACAAACATTGTGGTTGAAGAAACATGATGAAGATTTAACCAGTCTTGCACTACAGTACGATGAACTAAGCAAGATTAACATTGAAGCAGAGTTACAAGCACATAAAGATTTGAACGTTTGGACTAAGCAAAAAGAGGCACAAGACACATACAATGCGTTAGTTGCTCGTTCAACTGCTTGGCAACAAAAACATGACACAGATGTTTCAATAGCACATAAGGCTTACTCACTTAAAAATGAGTATGACATTGAAGCTGAACTTAAAACGTGGGGTGATTTAAAAGATTGGCTACGTGATGAGGCTGAACAAAAATCAATAGCAACAATAATTGATACCCTAACCAAAAGTATCACAAAAGAAAAAAAATTAATAGATAAACTGGTTCGGGAAGTTAAAGAACTTGAGGATCATAAGTGTTATGCTTGTGGGCAAGACTTCCATGATAATAAGCATTTAGAAGTTACATTAGAAAAGACTACAGTACTTGAGAATGCCCGTGCAGAGTTGGCTGAACTTGAAAGTCAAATGTCAATCAATCAGTCATTGGTTACTGATTTAGGGACAAAGCCTACTCCATCATACAAAACAGAAGCAGAAGCTATTCGTCACAGTGGTGATGTGTCTAATCTGAAGAAAGTATGGGAAGATAAGAAACAAGAATCTAATCCTTTTAGTGAACAATTAAATGAGTTAACTCCTAAGGATTCCTTAGGACTTCAACCTGTCACTCACTACGATACAGAAGCAGAAGCAATCAAACATTCAAGTGAGGTTGCTAACATTCTTAATCAAATTGATAACAAGTCACAAGAAACTGATCCATACAGTGAACAAGTAGTTGAGATGGAAACACAAGCACTACAAGCTATTGACTTTGAAGCTATCAATAGATTAACAAGAACAATGGAACATCAAAAGTTCTTGTTAGATTTGTTAACTAGCAAAGATAGTTTTGTTCGTAAGAAGATTATTGATCAGAACTTGAGTTATCTAAACGCACGATTGACACATTACTTAGATAAGATTGGTCTACCACATCAGGTTATCTTTAAGAATGACTTGCAGGTTGAGATTACAGAGTTAGGTCGTGAACTTGACTTTGATAACTTAAGTCGTGGTGAACGCAATAGATTGATTCTTGGTTTATCGTTTGCTTTCCGTGATGTATGGGAATCATTGTATAGCCCTATCAATACATTGTTCATTGACGAATTGATTGATTCAGGTCTTGACACGATGGGTGTTGAGAACAGTCTAGCAATTCTCAAAGATATGAGTCGTAGACGACAGAAAAGTATTTGGCTTGTTTCACATAGAGAAGAACTAGCAGGTCGTGTACCTAATGTATTGAAAGTTGTTAAAGAGAATGGCTTCACCAGTTATAACACAGCAGTAGATATAGAATAATGCCAGATATTTTTCGTTTTCAGAATGTAAAGATTGTACATTTAGAGCCTACTACTAATTGTAATGCGGCTTGTCCTCAATGCCTGCGTACTAGAACTGAATTTGAACCCAATGAATTAAGTTTAGAAGATGTAAAGTTATTGTTTACTCCAGATGTATTAATGCAATTAGAAAAAATATATATGTGCGGTAATTATGGTGACCCTGCAAGTGCCAGACAGACATTAGAGATGTATGAATATTTTAGGTCTGTTAATACTAATTTAACTTTAGGAATGAATACCAATGGTGGGATAAGATTTCCTGATTGGTGGACTAGACTAGCAAAGGTAATGAATAAACCAAATGATTATGTTGTGTTCAGTATAGATGGTTTAGAAGATACTAACCATTTATATCGTAGAAATGTTCGTTGGTCTAAAGTAATGGATAATGCAAAAGCATTTATTGATGCTGGTGGTAAAGCACACTGGGACATGTTAGTGTTTGAACATAACAAACATCAGGTAGATGAAGCACATAAACTAGCAAAAGATATGGGATTCAATTGGTTCCGTGCTAAAGTTAGCAGACGATTTAATCGTTTCCCCGTAGATGGAATTTCACAACCAATTGAGTTTAATGATACAAAAGTACTTGAAGGACATATAGAATGTTCTGCTATGAAAGAGAATAGTATTTTCGTAGACGCTTCAGGAAAAGTATTTCCTTGTTGCTGGCAAGTTGAAGGTAATTATCAACCAAATATTGTACAATGGTTTTATGACTTATCAGAAAATTGGAATAATAATCCTGATACAGTGTGTAAGAAATCTTGTTTAAAGAATAATACAGGTACTACATTTAGTAATCAATGGTATCGAGAAGTAGAAATAAAATAATTTATACAGTAATGTTATGATAAGTAATAGTATGCCAAGTCCACAAAAAGCAAAAGGTTCAGGTTTTGAACGAGAAATTGCTAAATATCTTTCAGAGAAGTACAGTGAATCATTCATTCGTGCTCCCGGCTCAGGTGCTTATATTGGTGGAAAGAATCAATCAAGAACTCAAATACTACATGAAGGTCAGATTAGAAGTTTTAAAGGGGATATAGTTCCTGGACAGACTTTTACTAAGATGAACGTAGAGTGTAAGTTCTATGCTGATTTTCCGTTTCATCTATTACTTTCAGGGGAATGCAAAGTAATAGATGGTTGGCTAGAACAACTCATGGATGTAGCTGATCCGGACGATTGTAACATTCTTTTTATGAAGTTCAATCGTAAAGGTCGTTATATTGCTGTACAAAGCAAACTAACATGGGTTACTGACAATTTCTTGTATTATACAAGTCCTAAATTAGGAGATTGGATAATTATGGAATTTGACAGCTTCTTCTTAAACAACAGTACATTATTAAAAGCATATTCAGGCTCAACAGACACCACGTCAAATCAAACTGTTACAAAAAACATCCTCACAATAGAAAATTAATTAAAATAAAAATGTGTCGTCCTGGTTGCAGGACCTCCTTGAGTTTGTACAGATTGTGCTGTGCTGACGGATCTGGAGTAAGCGTGTATAGCGATATATACGGAATACCGAGAAGGCAATCGACAAAGCGAACCTTCAACAAGTCTATGACAACTTTATTTCTGCGTCATAGAATGTGCGTTGCTGGATGAAACACAGAGTGTGCGTAAATTCAACTACAGTCCCATAAACTTTACAGAGCAACCGGTAGCATTTAATAGCATCAAATAGCTAATTAAGTGGGGAAGAAATAACAACGGATGACGGGCGTGCAAACAACCTTTACTATTGGTAGTGCTGAATAGCACTACCATGGCTTCAAAGCGGCAATATAGTCCTTATTAGATTAACAGTAAAATAGAATAGATAACCGTAAAATATAAGAACGAACGAAGTGAGTTCTTAGATGAACGAAGTTCATCTTTACAAGAGATGACCCGATGTGATAAATGAACAGTTACGGGTTTGATTAGAAGAATGGCATCTGTGATTTCTTAGTGACTTCCAGATTACTATCAATAATTTTCTTAATTTCATCTCTTTCATCAGAGGACATGTTTAATATATCTTCATATGTTACACCACCTCTCATGTACCAACTCATACTAAGAGCATTTTTCTTAATAGCGGCACACTCAAGTTCCATATCATCTATCAGCTTCTTTACACCCTCGTGGTCAAGGTGTAGAAGCTTTATCCGAAAAAATCAGATGTGTTCAGTGTAAATTGTTGACTATATTCATTTTGGCAATGTATACATTTAATTTTTAATGGTTTAATTTCAGTCTGTGCCTTTAATTCAGCATTATAGTCTCTGATAGAAACATATGTATCTCTATCACAATTCTTTAAAAAATCTAAAATATATTCACGTTCTTCTACATATGCGCTAGGAGTTCTTATATGAGTAATAGTCTGTGATAGTATTCTCATAGTTACATCAGTAATAAATTTTAGTGCCTCTTGAGTTCTACTTGCACGTATTGCCTCATTTTCTTCTTTTTCTAATGTTAGAAAAATACGTTGTGCTTCAAGTTGAGTAGTTCCAGCTTCATTCATTTCTTTGTAAGTCAATGGTCTAAACTTAATAGATAAGTCATTTATAGTTAATTCTTTTTCATAATCGGCTGCTTTAAGCTGACTTAGTATACCTACTAGATTTACAGCGTAGTCAGCTATTTCTTTACAACTTGGGCATTCAGATGAAATAGACATATCGTTTCCACCTGCCGCTGAACGAATAGCAATCAACACAGCATCTAAGTCAATACTATTAATAGCCCAAGGATCTTTAATATCCGGTATACAACTTTTAATAATATCAGCCATAGCAGTACCGTTATACAACGCATCCGGTGTTTTTGCACTAATCTCGTCAATTGCTGTCATGGGATATACAGGTAATTCACCAGACTCTGGAATAGTTACTACACCTGGTGGATACAACTTACCACCGCTAGGTAGTTTCAAATAAATTGAAGGTCTACGGAAATATTGCTTTAATGGGTTGTTTTGGATAGTCATTGTTGTCCTTGATATAAAATGGGTGTTTGCCTGATACTAAATACTACATAATATTTAGTGGGTAAAAAACATGGCAGAAAATTTAGATCCGGAATCGATTAGACAATTCAATGAATCAATGCGTGAGTTGAATAATGTCATGCCGGCACTTATTACCGGTTTAGGACAATTAACAGGAGTTGCATCAGGTTCTACTAAAGTTCAAGACGCACTAAACAAACACGCTAATGCTGTTAAAGGCATGACTGAGTTAGAACAATCTTATATTAACGCACAGAAGAAAAAAGCCGCCGCCGACGCTAACAGGGCTACCGCTGATGCCTCGGCTGTATCAGCACTAAAAGATTTTACTAGTGCGATGATGAATACATCCACTGAGTTTGGTAAGTTCAACGGGGCATTAGGTAATGCAGGTGATGCCGCATTAGCTTTAGGTAAAAACTTTGGCGCAGTTGGATTAATCATTGGTGGATTAATTAAAGGTGCAACCAAAGTAGCACAATTAGCTACAGTTCAAGCAGATAACGCCCTTAAGGTAACTGATGAATTTAACAAGATGGGTTCTGCTGGAGCCTTCACTGCTAAACAAATAGCAGAGATGAGCATCAGTATTGGCTTGAGTAATGAACAGTGGAATTTACTACCAAAAGCATTACGTAAAGCCGGCGATGGAATTGTTGGTTTGGGAACTACAACTGCTAAAGGACAAGAATCTTTTGCTAAGTTATTAGCTGTAACAAACAGCGAACGTGAAGCATTTCAGAGATTAGGTATAAGTCAAGAAGAATTAATGGGTAAGCAAGCTGAATACATTGCCTTGCAAGGTATGTCAGGTAAGTCACTAGTTACTCAAGCAAAAGATGCAGATAAATTACGTAAATCATCATTAGAATATACTGAAAACTTATTACGATTAAGTGCATTAACGGGCAAAGATGCTGATAAAATTGCAAAGGATCAGCAACTTGCTAAGATGCAATATGAAGAAGTTGTCAGAACTAGAGTTGAAGATGACAAGATTCGTCAATTAACACAAGAAGGTAGACTAGCAGAGGCTCAGGCATTAAAAGATGAGCAAAAAGCTAGGGAACAGTTTATCACAGATGCAACAGCACGATTTGGTGAAGAGACAGGTTTACAATTAGCAAAAGTAGCACGAACCGGTGCATACGATGAATCTACTAAAGGAATTGCACAATTAGGTATAGATGCAACTGAACTTGCGGCTAAACTTAAGAAAGCAAAACCAGGAGAAGAGGTTGCTGATTTATTCAATAACACTGCGGAAACTGTAAAAACAAAAGTAACTGAAAAATTAGGTAACTTTGAAACTAGTTTACAGTTTGGTGGAGAAGAATTAGGAAAAACATTAGGTCTAAACAAAGAACTAATATTAAATACAGGTCGTGTTGTTGAGAGAAACGAAAAAGAAGCTGAAGCTGCCGCTAAAAGAGGGATAGCTAAACCAAGTGAAGGTAAGACAGGTGAAACCACTGCAGAAGATCCTGCACAAAAAGCTAGAAACGCAGTAACAACTACAACTATTGAGTTTAACAAAGCATTAGAGAGAGGATTAGTTGCAGTCAATCCTTTATTGTCTGGATTTAATAGTTTAACAACAGCGGTAACTGCATTAACCGTAGCCGCATTAGCTGCCGCAGCCGCATTAGCAGCCATTGGCGCTAAAGGTGCAATAGGAAAAGTATTAGGTACATCTACTATGCCTGATAGTGACGGTGGTAAAGGTAAAGGTAAACCGAGTGTTCTTAAAAGACTTGGTGGAGGTGTAGCAGGTGCGGTAGCTGGATACACACTTGGTAAAGGTGCAGAATATGCTAATGAAAAAGGTTACGAGAAAACAGGTACGGCACTAGACGTAGCAAGTTCGGCAGCAACTGGTGCGGGTATGGGAGCCATGCTAGGACCTGTTGGAGCCGCAGTAGGCGGATTAGTAGGCACCGGTGTGGGTATATATCAAAATAGAGAAAAAATATTTAGTAGTAGTTCTGCGCCAGCGGCAACTCCAGTAGCAATGGGTAATGAAGGTAATAGAGGAGCAAAACCAACGCCACAACCACCGGAAGGTTCTGAAGATAAAACTGCGTCAGCAAAAGCAGTCGATCTAGGTAAAATACTAAAGTTTGGAACTGGCTCCGGAAGTAAAGAGAATTTTGAAGGATTAGATTCTACTTTTAAAGATGCAGTAATTGCAGCCGCTACTGAATATAATGCGGTTACTGGCAATATGATAATGATTAATAGTGCAAAAAGAGCATCAGAGGATCAGCAAAGACTATATGACGAAACAGTAGCAGCCGGCAGACCTGGACGAGGCCCTACTGGAATGGCTGTAGGTAAACCCGGCCGTAGTCTTCACGAAAAAGGTCAAGCAGTTGATATTCAAAACTATAAAGATCCAATTGCTGTTGCCGCATTTAATAAACAAGGGTTATCACAAAAAGTTCCAGGTGACCCGGTTCACTTTCAAGCTAGAAACGGAGCTATGGTTAGTGGGCCGTCTTCTGGATACCCAGTAGAAGCGACATTTCATGGACCTGAAATAGTAGCACCGTTGGATCCTGACTCTATCCTTACTAAGTTATCTAAAACTTCAGTGTCAGATATGGCAAAAGAATTTAATACATCTACTAATAATTCAACTACAGAAAATATAATTTCTTCAAATGCTGAAATGATTGAGTTGATGAAAATGTTCGTAGAAAAAATGGATAACTTCATTGATGCCCAATCCGATAGCAATAGCATACAAAGTGAATTATTACAGTATTCAAAAGCTTAACTAAATACTGAATAGACCTATATTATGACATACAAAAAACACTTTACTAGAGTTAATCAATCGGGACAGATGAGCCCATTAGGTGGCGGTAGTGTCACTGGCGCTTGGAATGGTCCTGGACAAAATTCAGCTACCAACTATAGCAATCAAGACTTTGGTTACAAAAACTATGGTAGTCGTTTACCAGAAGTATATACGGGTCACCCAAATCGTATTGAACGTTATAATCAATATGAAATGATGGATGTAGACGCTGAAATTAATGCTTGTTTAGATATTATTTCAGAATTCAGTACACAAAAGAATGAACATAATAAGACACCATTCAGTTTAGAATGGCGTGAAGAACCCACTCCACACGAAGTAGATTTATTAAAAACTCAACTACAACAATGGTGTAAGTTGAATGAAATGGAAACACGTATCTTTAAAATCTTTAGGAACTGTTTAAAGTACGGGGATCAGGTTTTTGTTCGTGACCCAGAAAACTTTAAATTATACTGGGTTGATATGACCAAAGTTATTAAAGTTATTGTTAACGAAAGTGAAGGTAAAAAGCCTGAACAATATGTTATCAAAGACTTAAACATTAACTTAGAAAACTTAGTTGTAGCACAGAAAACAAATACAGACTTTGCCGCTAATCCAGCAACTGGATTAGGTGGTACAGGTGGTGGCGGAACTGGCGGAGGTGGTGGATATACTGTTCCAAGTATGCCTTATAATACAACTGGTAGTCGTTTCAGTTTAGGATTTAATGAAGCCGCTATTGATTCTAAACACGTTGTTCATTTAAGTTTAACAGAAGGTTTGGATCGTTTTTGGCCTTTTGGACAAAGTATTTTAGAGAACATTTTTAAAGTTTATAAGCAAAAAGAACTATTAGAAGACGCGGTTCTTATCTATCGTGTACAACGAGCACCTGAACGTAGAGTGTTTAAGATTGACGTTGGTAATATGCCAAGTCATATGGCTATGGCATTCGTTGAACGTATTAAGAATGAAATTCATCAAAGACGTATCCCAAGCACACACGGTGGTGGCAGTATGGTTGATGCAACATACAATCCATTAAGTATGAACGAAGATTACTTCTTCCCAGTTACTGCTGATGGTCGTGGTTCAAGTGTTGATTTACTACCCGGTGGACAGAATTTGGGTGAGATTGATGACTTGCGTTATTTCAATAATAGATTAGCACGTGGACTACGTGTTCCAAGTAGTTATTTACCTACTGGTCCTGATGACAATGTTACTCCTATGAGTGATGGTCGTGTTGGTACCGCTATGATTCAAGAGTTCCGTTTCAATCAATATTGCGAACGATTACAGAATTATATGGTTAGAAAACTTGATGAAGAATTCAAGTTATTCTTACGCTGGAGAGGATTGAATATTGACAGTGGATTGTTTAACTTAACATTTAATCCACCACAAAACTTTGCAGCCTATCGTCAAAGTGAACTAGATACAGCACGTATGGGTTCATTTACAGCAGTTGAAGCTTATCCATATATCAGTAAACGTTTTGCTATGGAACGCTTCTTGGGACTAACTGAAGAAGAAATCGCTAAAAACGAAAAAATGTGGCGTGAAGAAAATGACAAAGAGATTAACATTGAACCACAAGGTAGTGATTTACGTGGAATTGGTGTATCGGTTGGGGATATTGAAACTGATATGCAAACAGGTGAAGATGCTACTGCCGCAGAAGAAATGCCAATGGATCCATCACTAGCGGCAGCCGGTCAAGTACCAGTACCAGGACAAGCTCAACCAGGACAGAATATGCCAGCGCCAGGTGGCACGGGCATGTAATTAGATAAGTTTCCAACCACCGCAGTGTTTATATTTACCGCTGAATACTTTACTTAGATTACCTAAATTTAAATTATATTTTTTTGCTAAATTATATCTAGTAGAGAATTCAAGTTGATTAGTTTGTATATTTTCAAATTTATATATAGTTGGATCATATCTAGAATTTTTTGGTCCTCTTTTGTCACATTCTTTGTTATGATGATTAGTTAAATCATAACCATTCTTTTTAGTATAATGATTTTGTCCACTAACCTTTTCCTTCATATTACTTGATTGTGTTGTCCCGGTTCTAGTAGCCCCGCCGCTACCCTCTTCAGGTCTCATGTTAGCCCAATTTGGGTCATCAACTACATTCCATAAATTACTGTAATACAAACCCCAATATTTTACTTCATCATTAGTTTGACATTCTTTAATGATTTCAGTAGTGACATCATACCCATGTTTTTTGATATGTGAAACCCAATAGTCACCTGATCCTTTATATTTGAATGGATCTTTTGTTGTTTTGCCTAAATACTGTAACTCGGTTATGTTGTGAGTTTTCTTATATAGATAAATATTCATACTGATTGCTCTTTTAAGCATTAGAGTAGTTGGGCCTGCCAGCCGCGAACTACACTTTTATTTATTCATTTCGGTGATAAATACATTATAGGAAATACCAAATGAAACTGTTTGAAATGTTCGATCCAGCTACAGCAGGTTATCAAGACGTAAGTGCTGATAACAGTCAACCAAAGTGGAGAGAAAGCCGTAAAACAAAGTTAACATTAAAACAGATTCGCAAATTACGTAAGATGAATGATGTACGTAATTATGAAAAAGTCAATTATCTTAAAAAGATACATCAACAATATGCACCCAAAGCAGAAGGTGCACCAACAGTTTAACGAGTAGTTTAAACAAAAACGTAAAAAAATAGCACTTATTGTGCTATTTTTTTTGATACCCACTAAATAACTCTACAAAGCCATTTACATTCAGGAGACAAACAATGGACAATAAAAAATTTGAACAACTTATTGATTTAATTATCAATGAGAATGAAGAACAAGCACGTGCATTATTTCACGATATCGTAGTTGAGAAAAGCCGCGAAATCTATGAGGGAATGATGGATGATGAAATGGGTGAAGGCATGGGCGGTCAAGTAGGTGATCTACTTGACGAGATCGATGTTGAAGAACAAGGTATGGCTGAAGGTGAAGATGACGACTTAGAGTTTGATTCTGATGAAGATGAAGTAATCGACATTGAAGCCGGTGAAGATGATATGGATGGTGAAGAAGATTTAGAAGACCGTGTTGTTGACCTAGAAGATAAATTAGACCAATTAATGGCTGAATTTGAAGATATCATGGCTGGTGATGACGATGAAGTTGAAGCTGACGATGACATGGCTGACGCTGAAGATGATATGTCTGATGCTGACGCTGACTTTGGTGCAGCCGATGATGAAGAAGATGCAATGATGGAAGCTATCACATTGAAGAAAGTTTCTGTTACTCACGGTGACAATGGTGTTCAAAATAAGAGCACAGTAGACGCTAACAGCGGTCAAGCTGGAATGGATTCTAGACCAGTTAAGTTCAGTGGTTCTAGTGAATCAGTTCCAACAGGACCAAAAGGCCCTAGTAATGCATACACTAAAGGTGAATCATCTGTAAAAGATGCTAACAAGTGGAAAAATGCACCAGCACAAAACAATGCAGACTTAACAGCCGCACCTAAGCCAGTCACTAAAGACGAAGCAGGTAAAGTTCGTAGTCCAGTAGCAGAGTCACGTAGAACTACTACTAAAAGACGCATTTAAGGAATCTGAGAGAAAATGGCTTATCTTAAAGAGCACTTGACATTTGACCGCGCAGGTATGGTGGTTGAGTCTGTCAGTGAAGGCGACAAGAAGAACCTTTATATGAAGGGAATCTTCATTCAGGGTGGGGTAAAGAACGCTAATGAGCGTGTTTACCCCGTATCTGAAATTGAAACTGCCGTCGGTACTCTTAACGAACAAATTACAAGTGGCTACTCAGTATTAGGTGAAGTAGATCACCCAGACGATTTAAAGATTAACTTAGACCGTGTATCACATATGATTACATCTATGTGGATGGACGGAGCTAATGGCTTCGGCAAATTAAAGATTTTACCAACTCCAATGGGTGAATTAGTTAAAACTATGTTGGAGAGTGGTGTGAAACTCGGCGTATCAAGTCGTGGAAGCGGAAACGTTGACGACATGAACGGCAAAGTAAGTGACTTTGAAATAGTCACCGTGGATATTGTTGCACAACCTAGCGCACCAAATGCGTATCCTAAAGCAATCTATGAAGGTATGATGAATATGCGTCATGGTCATAAATTGTTGGATATTGCAAAGGACGCAAGAGGCGACAAGAAAGTAGAGAAGTACTTGAAAGAGGAAGTAATGCGCCTTATCAAGGATCTCAAAATTAACAAAGGGGAATAAGCATGTTTGATGCTATCAAGCCATTACTTGACAGTGGACTAATCAATGAAGATATTGGGCAACAGTTAAATGAAGCCTGGGAATCTAAATTGAATGAAGCCCGCCAGCAAGTCCGTGCAGAATTACACGAAGAATTCGCACAACGTTATGAACATGACAGAAGCGTAATGGTAGAAGCCCTTGACAAGATGGTTACAGAAAGCCTATCAGAAGAAATTGAAGAATTTCACTCTGAGAAGCAAGCAATGAACGAAGACCGTGTGAAAGCACAAATGAAACTACGTGAATCTGCTACAAAATTCAATGATTTTATGGTTACTAAACTAGCCGAAGAAATCCGTGAACTACGTTCAGACCGTATGATCGCTAAAGAAAGTCAACAGAAGCTAGAACAATTTATTGTTCACGCACTAGCCCGTGAAATCAAAGAGTTCGCTCAAGATAAACAGGCAGTTGTTGAAGCTAAGGTTAAGTTAGTTGCTGAAGGTCGTAAACAATTAGAAGCATTGAAAGCACGTTTTGTTGCTGAATCTGCTAAGAAATTGTCTATCGCTGTAGCAGGACAGTTAAAGGGTGAATTAAGCCAGTTGAAAGAAGATATTAAAGTTGCTAAAGAAAATAACTTTGGTCGCAGAATTTTTGAAAGCTTTGCAGGTGAATTTTCAGTTACTCATTTAAATGATAAAGCTGAGACAAGAAAACTAATGCAAAAACTAGAAGATAAAGAACGTCAACTAGCTGAATCTATTACACAAATCAACAACACTAAAAAGTTAGTTGAATCAAAAGAACGTGAAGTTCGTATTATTAAAGAGTCTAATATTCGTGAGAAAACTATGACTGAGTTACTTTCTACTCTAAATGAGGAAAAAGCAACAGTAATGCAGGACTTACTAGAAAGTGTGCAAACAGGTAAACTGCAAGCTACTTTCGATAAGTATCTACCAGCCGTACTAAACACTGGCTCTACTAAGAAGGCTGTAAAGTCTAGCTTAACTGAGTCAAAGATGATTAGTGAAGTTACAGGGGATAAAGCTGCCAAACAAGAAGTTGATATGGAACAACGTGATAACGTTATAGATATCAAGCGTCTGGCAGGGCTTTAATTAAAAAGACATAGATTAGGAGAAATATAAATGTCAAAAGTTCTATTAGAAAGCCGTTGGGACGAGACCAAGGAAGCTCTGTTAGAAGGCTTAAAGGGCACTCGCCGCTCAACTATGGGTGTTATCTTAGAAAATACTAAGAAACAACTACTTGCTGAATCTTCAGCAGGAACAACTACTGCTGGTAACATCGCTACATTAAACCGTGTGATTCTTCCAGTTATCCGTCGTGTTATGCCAACTGTTATTGCTAACGAGTTGGTTGGCGTTCAGCCAATGACTGGCCCAGTAGGTCAGATCCATACACTACGTGTACGTTATGCACAAAACTTAGTGGACAACTCTGCCGCTCAGACTAGCGTTACTGCTGGTCAAGAAGCATTGAGCCCATTCACTATTGCTCAAGCATATTCACGTCAGCCATCTAATGATGCAACTGCAACAGGTTACACAGGTAACAACACTGCGGCTCTTGAAGGTAACGGAGGTCGTCAGATTTCTGTTCAAATCTTGCGTCAAGCCGTTGAAGCTAAGTCACGTAAGTTGCAAGCACGTTGGACATTTGAGGCAGCACAAGATGCACAGTCTCAACATGGTATTGACGTAGAAGCAGAAATCATGGCAGCTCTTGCACAAGAGATTACTGCTGAGATTGACCAAGAGATTCTATTGTCATTGCGTACATTAGCATCTACAGAGTATACATACAACCAAGCTACTGTATCAGGTACAGCTACTTACGTTGGTGACGAACACGCTGCCTTAGCTGTTCTTATCAACCGTGTTGCTAACTTGATTGCCCAACGTACACGTCGTGGCGCAGGTAACTGGGCTGTTGTTTCTAGCGCCGCATTGACAGTATTGCAATCTGCAACTACTTCAGCGTTTGCTCGTACAACAGAAGGTACTTTCGAAGCTCCAACTAACACTAAGTTCGTTGGTACATTGAACGGCGCTATGCGTGTGTTCGTTGACTCTTATGCTCCTGATACTACACCAGTATTAGTTGGCTATAAAGGTTCAAGCGAAACTGACGCGGCAGCATTCTATTGCCCATACATTCCATTGATGAGCAGTGGTGTTGTTCTAGATCCATCAACATTCGAACCAGTCGTATCATTTATGACACGTTATGGTTATATCGAATTAACTAACACTGCATCATCTTTCGGTAATGCGGCTGATTACGTTGGGGAAATAGCAGTACAAAATCTTACTTTTCAGTGAAATTGGGTACATCCGATTGTCTTTAGGGACAATCACCAATCAAAAGAGTGCTTCGGCACTCTTTTTTATGATATAATAGTGGAATGTCAAGTATTGGCATAAATACTATTATGTTCACAAATAAATTCTATTCCAAAGTATACTTCTCAACTATTGAGAAAGCAGTTCAACGAGGCTGGAAAAAAGCCCGAGGTAGAGAACGGCATCATATTATTCCTCAATCATTAGGAGGAAGTAATGATAAAAGTAATCTAGTATATTTGTCTTGTAGAGAACATTTTCTTTGTCATTGGCTATTAGTAAAAATGACTGAGGGTGAATACTATCATAAGATGGTGTATGCTCTAATGGGGATGAGGGCAGAAAATGAACACCAAGAAAGATATCAAACTATTTTTACTGCAAGAGTTTATGAAAAATATAGAATAGAACACGCGGAGTATCATTCTAAACTAATGAAGTCTAAGAACCTTGTTCCTTGGAATAAAGGTGGAGTAGAGATAACAGATGAACATAGAGAAAATCTAAGAAATGCCGCATTACAAAGAGCACCTAAGTCAGAAGAAACAATTACAAAATGGAAAGAAAGTAGAGCAGGTTATACACATAGTGAAGAAACTAGACAAAAACAAAGTTTAGCTTCAACGGGAAAACCTAAAGGTCCTATGAGTGAAGAAGAAAAGATTAAACGGTCAGTAAAACAAAAAGGTGTAGCAAAAGTTAAAACACACGGAGCTAATGTAGCCAACGCAGTATTAGGCAACATAAGTATCAACAAAGACAATACCGAGAAGAAAGTAAAGAAAGACACACTACACAGTTACTTAGATGATGGTTGGCAACTTGGTGGCAAAAAGCGTAAGATAGCATAAATACAATATCTCAACGGGATGGGAAGTTACAATCAAGCACTCTTCGGGGTGCTTTTTTGTTGGTGATAAATATCTAATGAACGAATTATTATATACCTTAATAGTTACACACATCACTATAGTATGTGTTACTCTATTCTTACATAGAGGTCAAGCACATAAAGCAATACAATTTAATCCTATACTCAGTCACTTTATGCGATTCTGGTTGTGGTTGACAACCGGTATGGTTACTAAACAATGGGTAGCAATACATCGCAAACATCATAGATATAGTGATGTTGAGGGAGATCCACATACACCTCACGTTTTTGGAATATACAATGTATTGTTCAAAGGAGCATTGTTATACCATACTGCTAGTAAAGATAAAACAATGGTAAATTCATATGGTGTAGGAACACCTGATGATTGGGTGGAACAAAATGTATACAGTAAGCATAGTCGTTTAGGAATTGTTTTGTTATTGCTTGTAAATTTACTTTGTTTTTCATGGTGGGGAATACTAATTTGGGCTATACAAATGATATGGATTCCATTCTGGGCAGCCGGCGTAATCAATGGCATAGGACATTGGATAGGGTATCGTAATGGAGAGACTAAAGACCATAGTCGTAATATCAGTCCTTGGGGAATAATAATAGGTGGAGAAGAACTACATAACAATCATCATTTAGAACCAGCAAATCCTAAGCTAAGTAGAAAATGGTTTGAGTTTGATATGGGTTATATGTGGTTATCAATCTTTAAATTTTTTAGGCTAGCTAAAATACGTACTATATAAACGTATGATTGTACTTGCTCCAATATCAGTAGGTGAACTGATTGACAAAATTACCATACTAAAAATTAAATCAAAGCTTATCAAAGATAAAGATAAGTTGGTTAACATTGAAAAAGAACTTCAATCATTAGAAGAACTTAAAGATGAGTTAAACTTAGATTTGAATAATGTAGATCCACTGCAACAACAACTATACAAAGTCAATGTAGAGCTTTGGCATATTGAAAACTACAAACGCCAATCTGAAAAAGAACAATTATTTGATGATGCGTTTATTAATGCCGCAAGACAAGTCTATCTTAAAAACGATTTGCGTTCCAGTCTTAAAAAACAAATCAACAAACTTGTAGGTAGCACGATTGTTGAGGAAAAAAGCTATTAAATAGTATAATCAGTGTCGCTTGTAATATCCAAAATACTTTTACGTTTTTCTTTTAGTTTTTTCTGATGTAATCTATTACAGTTGGCACACAATGTTTTTAGATTGCGTTTATCTTTATTCTTCTTGTTATCATCTTTATAGATAACATCAAGTTGGCATTTGTCTTCTGGTACAAAGCCACACTTCTCACACTTATCTTTCTTGTGTAGTAAGTAACCAAACTTACTGTTATATGCACCCTTAGCACAATCAACACAGTACTTGTGCCACTTGGTAAAGCCGTGTTTACTCACACCATTGGGTTTTGCCAATGATACATTGCAATTTATACATAGGGGTCTGTTTGGCTGTCTTATAAGCATCAACTATTTAATAAAAAGCACACCTGGGTGTTTTTTTCTATGGTATTCATTCAGATTTATTGATAAATAATATATCACATAAATTTAGGATGAACAATGGCATTTGAACCTTTTGGTTTAGTTGGTGGATTATCAGTAGGCATACCACCAATAGTAGTTATAGATGATAACGGCATAGCCACCCTAAACGGTTTAACAGTCACCGGTATAACAAATTTAGGCCCAACTGGTAATATTATTATTACCGGTGGCGAGAACGGATACTTCTTACAAACAGATGGTGAAGGCAGATTAACTTGGGCACCCGGTGGCAATGGCGGTGGTGGTAACGGTAGTCCAGGTGGCTCTAATACACAGGTTCAATATAACAACGCTGGCAACTTTGGCGGTGATGCTGGATTTACCTATGACAGTATAAACAATATTTTATCTGTATCAGGTAACATTGTATCTAATAATTTCATTGGCACCGGTAACATAACTATTGCTAGAATTACCGCATCCGGTAATATTACAGCAAATTATTTAATAGGTAACGGTAGTCAGTTAACTGGTATCTCAGCTACAACTGCTAATTTTGCCAACTATGCCGGTAATGTAACTGTAAGTAGTCAACCAAATATTACCAGTGTTGGTACATTAACTAGTTTAAGTGTTGCAGGAAATGTTACAGCAGGTAATGCTAATTTAGGAAACAGTGCTGTTGCAAACTTCTTTACAGGTAGATTTTACGGAAATGCAAATACAGCAGGGACAGTTACAACAAATGCTCAACCAAACATTACATCAGTTGGTACATTAGCCAATTTAAGTGTTACTGGAAATATAACAGCAGGTAATACTAATTTAGGAAACAGTGCAACAGCTAATTTCTATTTTGGTAATGGTGCATTCTTAACTGGTGTAGGTAATGCAAATTACAGTCCATTAGCAAACTTTGCAAACTATGCCGGTAATGTAACTGTAAGCAGTCAACCAAATATTACAAGTGTTGGTACACTACTTAACGTAGATACTTCGGGTAATGTTACAGCAACAGCCAATATTATTGGTGCTAATGTTACTGCAAATCAATTCTTCAATGCACTAAATGCTAATATAACAGGGTCTACTAATTTATCAGGTATAGTTACTGTAACTAATACAGGTACTATTACTTCTCTTGGTAACGTAAACTTTACGGCTGCACCAAATGTTACATTAGGTACTGTAGCTAATTTACATATCAGTGGCGGTGTTGCCGGATATTTCTTACGCACGGACGGTGCAGGAAATTTAAGTTGGAGTGCAGGTGGAGGTGGCGGGAATGGTACACCAGGTGGTAATACAACTGAGATTCAATTTAATGATAATGGTGTATTTGGCGCAAGCGCAAACCTCACGTTTAATCCATTCAGTTATGTATTAGCGGTACCTACTATTAACACAACCACTGTTTCTATTTCAAACGTATTAACAGTCAACACTACTGCAAATTTATACACAACTAATATCACTGGAGTACTAACAGCATCAAGTAATATTAATGCAACAATGTCTCCAAATATAAATTTAGGTTCAGTATCTAATTTACATATTCAGGGTGGAACAAATGGTTATGTATTAGCAACTGATGGTGCAGGTAATTTAAGTTGGACAGCAGGTGGAGGTGGCGGTGGAAATGGAACACCTGGTGGTTCTAATACACAAGTACAATACAATGACCAGGGCGTGTTTAATGGTAGTTCTTTCTTTACATTTAATGAAAACACCAACAATGTTCAGGTCGCTGGTAATTTAATTGCGAATGCATTAACGTTGGGATCAGGTGTTTACGCTTTTTCTCGGTCTAATGTATTCTTTGCGATAACAAGTAGCAACGCAACACAAGAGTTGTATTCTATTGAAGCG